GTGGACACCTTTGTCATTCAACCGCTGACAGCATACTTGATTTGCCGCTGACAGAATACCAAAAACAGTTGGCAGCATACGGTGAACCGCTGACAGACTATCAATTACCGCTGACAGCATACATGAACATGACTTCAGACCAGTCGTGGCGCGGCTTACAGCGATCGGGGATCTTATTTGATCTATATAAGGATCTATCTATGGATCTCTTTATTAGGATCTATCCTGTGGATATGTGAATAATTAAAACAGGCATTTACTACCTTCGGCGCACCTGGTGGGTTATCGTTGCCTCGGCTAACAATCACAGAAAAATGACATATGGATCTAAAACGCACGCGCTGGGTTCGTCGTCTTGAAGACGGCTCCTACACTATCGAATCAAATTCCAACCTGAATAAGCAGAAGTTGCTTTGTGACATCTGCGGTATAGCGGCGAAGTGCCCGATCTACGAAACCAGAATTAAACTTGATAAGGCTGGTGTGAATTTTCATTTAAACAGTTGCATCAGGTACGTTCCATTACTCGCATTTCGTAAACCGATCATCGGATTGGATGCCCCCTACTTCAACACACTCCGTTCAGGTGTGACGTGGCGAGATCGTTTATCACCAGACAAGCTGATTTGCCTCGTATCCGCAGACACAGGAAAAATCATCCGTTTTGGGAAAGTAGACAAGGTTTACTCAGGCCCAGTAGACGAAATGTTGCGGAAACACAGCCGGTTTAATCATCTCTGTATGGGTGGTGAGAAAATCGAGAAGGTAGAAGAAGTGATCCGCAAATCCTACGGACACTTTCTGACCAAAGATAGCCTGCTCACCGCAATCTACATCAGACATGTAAAACGTGAGTTCGACCTCGAATACCACAGCGAAGAAGAGCTTAACCTTGTTGACCCACGTCCAAAAGCTGGCGTCATAAGCATAAACGCAGCGCGTAAAAAGCCCACTGACGCGCTGTAACCCTCCAGATCGTATATTGGCGTAGATAGAATCTACGCCTCCTCAAAATAGCTCTCATAGCGTTCTACAGTGATCCTGTCTTATTTTTAGTCATACAGACAAGCAAAGTTGCGCCACAACAAATAGGTATATACTTACTTATAAATTTTGTATATTAAGACGCTCGTTTCATTCCTAACATACCGTTATGCATAGTTGTTTACCTTCTCATTGCTCTTAAAATTTGTATCAAAATAACCACAAAGGAAAAACACATGACTTTGCCATACGGCGTCATTTCTGACTGCCACTACCACAAATGGGATGCGTTCTCCACGACGAACGCAGAGGGGCTTAACTCCAGACTTGAAATACAGTTGGAAGCAACGAAAGAAGCAGCCATCGCCATGAAGAAGGCCGGTTGTAAGTACATGTTGGTTGCCGGTGATACATTTCACGTCCGAGGAACTGTGTCCCCTTCTGTTTTGCATTACGTAACTGAAACGTACAAGTGGATTATCAACGAGCTTGATCTGACAGTAGTAATGCTGGCCGGTAATCACGATCTTGAAACCAACGATTCAGTATATAGCGCCAACGCAGCAGCATCGCTGAGTTCTATCGGCGTGGTAATCGTATGTGGCAAACGCCCACACTCAATAAAAATTGGTGATGTGACTGTCCACCTGATTAGCTGGCGTAACAATCATGCGGAGCTTATCAGCGATCTGAAAGCATTACGTAAGAGCGTAGAAGGTGATAATCATGACGTTGTTATCCATACATCCATTAACAAAGCCATTCCAACAATGCCTGACGTCGGTATCGATGCGCAGGAGTTAAAGGATATCGGCTTTCGTCTCGTGCTTAGTGGGCATTACCACAACCACAAAGAGGTCATTCCTGGAGTTATCAGTGTCGGTGCACTGACCCATCAAAATTGGGGAGATGTTGGATCTCTGGCTGGTTACATGATCGTAAACCCGGACGGCAGTTTCAGTCACTACGAAACCAGTGCGCCTAAATTCATTAACCTGGAAGATGATGTTGCTGATGACCAAATTCGCGGCAACTACGTGCGTTTCCGCGCCGTAATTGAGAACGATGAAGAAGGCATTAAGTACCAGAACATCCTCAAAACAATGGGCGCAAAAGGTGTCGTGTGCAACTTCATCCGTAAGTCATCAATGATGGAAGGGACAGCCAGCACAACTGAAACCAGCAAAATCGATAGCCTGGGAGAGTCGGTATCTGCTTATTGCAAGATTGTCCACGATACTGACGGCGGATTTGATCTGAGCAAGTTGGATATTTTGTGTCAGGAAATCCTCACCGAAGCGGAGAGTTCGGAGGCTGTGTGAGACAAAGTCGTTATGGGAGCTTTCGAGACTTTGCCATCACGATGAAAAGACTTGAACGAGGCCAGACGGTGATGTTTCACAAGCCCTACCCGCCACAAGGAAATCCCGTAGCGTTTTATCTTGGAAGGTTAACCAGAAAAGGCGTATTGAGGCGCAGATCCTTCCCGGCGCATACGGAGTTCAGATTGAAAGAAGGTCAAAAGCTAACACACGGTATCAAAGGTGTTATATGAAGTTTTTAAAGCTCCAGGTTGAGAATTTTATGGCTATCGCCAGCGCGGAGGTCGAGTTAGATCAGCGTGGTTTAGTGCTCATTCAGGGTGTTAATAGTGATGATAGTTCCGCATCAAGTAATGGCTCTGGAAAGTCAACGCTAATGAATAGCCTGATGTGGTGTCTTTATGGCGAAACAGCTCATGGTGTGAAGGGTGACGATGTGTTGTCTACCGACCATGAAAAGAACTGTCGTGTTGCAGTAACCATCGAGGATGAAGGCAAGAGATATGCGATCATTCGTCACCGTAAACACAAAGAGTTCAAAAATCGGCTTATCGTTCGTGGTGAAGACGGCGATATGACGAAAGGCAAAGATGCGCTGACGCAAGAGTTCGTCGAGCGTCTGATCGGTGCATCTAAAGAGGTTTTCATGGCTTCCATCTATGCGAGCCAAGAAGCTATGCCAGATTTACCTGGAATGTCCGACAAAAACCTCAAAACCATCGTAGAAGAAGCCGCTGGCGTTGACAGACTGACACGCGCCTACGCTATTGCTCGTGAGCGAGCTAATGCAGCTGCCGCACGTATGGATGTGGTTAAAACCAAATTGGAGTCGACAATCTCGACCATTGAGGCAACACAGTCAGAAATTGAGTCCGCGAAAGCCTCCTCTGAATCATGGGAACAAGAGCGTTCTAAACGTTATGACGATGCCCTGGCTGGGCTGGCAAGTGCCGAAGTTGAGTTAACGGAAGTTGAACTTGAGATCCGCACTCTTCCCGAACAGATCCGTGATACCGAGAAGGCAATCGAAAGTGAGCGCAAAAAGTTAGCCTCAAAAGAAGAACATGACGCCAAGTTGCTCAAAGTTCGTGGTGCGATAACTGATATTCGGGCAAGCATCAAAGCTACAGAAAATAGTCAGGCTGATGCAATGAACCGCGCGCGTAATTTTAAGACCAAAGCAGAAGAGGTTGGTACTAAAGTGGGATCACCATGCCCTACTTGTGGCAAAGCCTACTGCGAAGAAGATCTATCAACGGTGAAGGAGAATTTCATTGAACAAGCACGTCAGGAAATTGGTCAGGCGAAGACACTTGCAGAGGCAATGGCTAAACACAAAACGAATCTTGAGAAAGCGTTAAGCATTGAGTCTGCCCTTGTTAAAACGACACCTGATGTAACGGCTATCATTGCCCGGATTGAAGAGCTTACGAAACAACTCTCATCTTTGCGTCATCGTGAGAAGGAGATTGTTGCTATTGAGTCTCTTGTGACTCGTGCTCGTACTGAGGTCGATCGTATATCAAAAGAGATTAATCCGTTTATTGCTCTTATCGCCAGACACGAAGATAACCTGGTATCCAGTAAGTCTACCTTCAAGTCCTTAAAAGATGAGTTGAAGGCTATTCAGGAACAAACGTTGCTATTGGAAAAAGCTCGTCAGGTCTACTCTCCTGCCGGGGTGCGTTCTCATATTTTGACGTCTGTTACGCCTTTCCTGAATACACGCACTGCCGAGTATCTCAATACGTTGTCTGACGGGAATATTACTGCTGAGTGGTCGACGATGGATGTCACCAAAAAAGGTGAGTATCGCGACAAATTCAACATTAGTGTGCAGAAGAAAGGTTCAAGTAAGTCGTTCCAGACCCTCTCTGGTGGTGAGAAGCGGAAGGTTCGCATTGCGTGTTCTTTGGCATTGCAGGATCTGGTTAGTAACCGGGCGAGTAAAAACATCGATTTGTTTATCGGCGACGAAATTGACGATGCACTCGATACAGCCGGTCTTGAACGCCTCATGGGTATTCTGGAGTCCAAAGCTCGCGAGCGAGGTACTGTGCTGATTATCTCCCATAAAGAGATGAAGTCATGGTTCCGGGAAACTATTACGCTGGAAGTTAAAGAGGGGCGCAGCTATGTCGTTTAAATTAAGCCGCTCGCAGTTTTTGCAGGTATTTGCAGTGATGCAGTCGATAAAACTGATCAATGGGCATACTTCCAATGGTGCGGCTCCACGTATTCTGTGGGGCAGCAACAATATTGACGGAGTACAATTTGCCGCGTTGCTTGGTCTAATATCCGAGACGCCATTGATGCAAAGTTTGAAATCACTACCACCTGGATGTATTGCGCCGATCCTGATTAATCCTTTTGTTGAGGGGGGATATCTTCCCAACGTCGGGCCTGGGTTTATTGCATCCCATGAAAATGAAGATCTTAACATTAATAGCGAAGGGTTCTTTGGGGGAATGGGTGCGCATCACTGTATGGCTTTCACCAACCTTATTCGACTTGCCAATAAGCGGGTGGATAGTTTGGCATCGCCAGGTGATGCTTTTACTGGTTTCCTTATCCAAAGGAGGGATAAAAAGTACAGTGCGGACAAACTACAGTTTGTTGGTAAGTATGGAGAAATGGTAGAAATCGAACTTCAGCTCCCGCATGTTTTAGCAAACGATAGTGCAGACAGTCGGAGGCTGTTGGGCATCATGCGTCATTTCATAGCAAGTGGCGTTAAACATGCCGTAGATAAACGTGTCACGCAGGAAAATGAGTATTCAGACTTTGCAAACTCTCCCCAACCAACGTTGCAAACGGCAATAGTAACCAATTCGTTGGAGGCGAGATTATTGGAAAACCCTATATGGGGAACATGGTAAGGAGACTATATGAGTAAAAAAATCAGCGTAGTTGGTGTTGATCCCTCAATGAGCAACTTTGGGCTTGCTGTGGGCACTTTAGACCTTGAAACGGACGAACTTGAGATTCACGACCTTACTCTTGTTGAGACTAAAGCGGGGAGTAACAAAAAGACCGTTCGTGTGAACAGTGACGATCTGCGCCGAGCCAGTGAAATATGGCGTGTTGCGAAGCCAATCATTGATAAGGCAAATATGGTTTTTTGTGAGCTACCGGTTGGGAGCCAAAACTCTCGTTCGCAGACGTCTTACGGTATTTGTATCGGTGTACTTGCGTGTGTGGATAAGCCATTGATCCAGGTTACTCCAAACGAAATCAAGCATTTTGTCGGCAATAAACTTACTACATCGAAAGAAGAGATTATCCAGTGGGCTACGAAAAAACACTCTAAAGCACCGTGGCTGCGTCGTAAGCAATCTGGACAGGATGTTCTCGTGAACAAAAACGAACATTTGGCTGATGCGGTGGCTGCCATCCATACCGGTATGCAAACAGATCAGTTCCGCCAGGTGCGCGATGTTCTTAAGTCTCTCATTTGATTTCATTGGTAGGTAAGTGCTTATCTATTAACATGGGCCACTATATTTAGTGGCCCTCTTTATTTGGTGATACATGATAAGCATCGTAAAACGTAACGGCCAAACAGAGCCGTTATCCGAAGAAAAATACAACCGCGTCGTAATGTATGGCGTAGAAGGCATTCGTGGTGTAAGCGCATCCGCTGTAGCAATGGGAGCTGCGGCCAGCATTTTTGATGGGATGACCACCAGCCAGTTGCATGAGGCTTTGGTTAAATCTGCCGCTGATTTGATCTCACCAGAAGCACCAAATTACTCACAGGTGGCTGCCCGCCTGAACATTTTTAAAATCCGCAAAGATGCCTTCGGTCGTTACGACTATCCGAACTTCTACCAACACATTGTCAAGAACGTTAACAAGGGCGTTTATGACAAGGATTTGCTGACACATTATTCGTTTGAAGAGATCGAAGAACTCGGTAATTACATTAAGCCGAAACGTGACGATCTTTTTGGCTATGCAGCTACGGTGCAGTTGCAAAGCAAATACCTCGTTCAAAACCGTGTTACTGGTGAGATTCATGAGGGGCCGCAACATATCTATATGCTGGTAGGCATGTGTCTGTTCCAGAATTGGGAAGACGACTGCGCTGGCAAAACACGTATGGAGATGGTCAAAGGTTTCTATGACGTTACAAGTACGTTCAAACTGTCTCTGCCCACACCAATCATGGCCGGCGTCCGTACTCCAACCCGTCAGTTCTCCAGTTGTGTGCTGATTGAGTCTGGCGATAGTCTGAAAGGGATTAGTGCAGCTTCAGCCGCAATTATCGACTACGTTTCACGTCGTGCTGGAATTGGTATTGGTTTTGGCCGTATCCGTGCGCTGGGCAGCGAGATCCGCAATGGTGAAGCCACCCATACCGGAGTTATTCCATTCCTGAAGCATTTCCAGACGGCTGTTAAATCTTGTTCGCAAGGTGGTGTTCGTGGTGGCGCAGCAACAGCGTTTTACCCGATCTGGCATCTTGAAGTTGAAAGTCTGCTGGTGGTGAAAAATAACCGTGGTATTGATGAAAACCGCGTTCGCCATCTTGATTACGGCGTCATGAGTAACCGTCTAATGTACCGTCGACTCGTCAGAAGCGAGAACATCACTCTGTTCAGCCCGCATGATGTGCCTGATATGTACGAAGCCTTCTTCACAGACCAGGAGCTGTTTGAAAAGCTGTACCATAAATACGAAGCCGATGATTCAATTCGCAAGAAGTCAGTACCTGCCATTGAGCTGTTCTCATCTCTGATGCAGGAACGAGCGTCCACGGGCCGAATTTATATTGCGAACGTCGATCATATTAATGAGCATGGCGCTTTCATTCCTGCTCTTGCACCTGTCCGCCAGTCAAACCTGTGTATGGAGATCACCCTACCTACCCGTCCACTGGCATTTACCGACGACCCGAACGGTGAGATCGCGCTATGCACTTTATCCGCTTTTAACCTCGGAGCCATCCGTTCACTGGAGTCTCTTAAAGAGGTGGCGTTCTATGCCGTTGCTGCACTGGATTCGTTACTGGATTATCAAGACTATCCGATGGAGGCAGCCGAAGTGCCTGCCAAAGCTCGTCGTAGCCTGGGGATCGGTGTAACCAACTTTGCTTATTACCTGGCAAAGAATGGCATTCGTTATTCTGATACCGCTGGTAATAAACTGGTGCATGAAACGTTCGAAGCTATCCAGTATTACCTTCTTGATGCCAGCTGCCAACTTGCTGAAGCAAAAGGTGAGTGTGACTGGTTTGAGCAGACCAAGTACGCAATTGGTCAGTTGCCGATCGACCATTACCGTTCTTCATTAGACGAAAGTGGCGAAACCAACTTTGAGTTAAAGATGCCGTGGGAAGAACTGCGTGAACGTATTGCAAAATACGGTCTTCGCAACTCCACACTGACGGCACAAATGCCATGCGAGACTTCCAGCCAGATCACTAATTCCACAAACGGCATCGAACCGCCTCGTGGACCGGTGTCGGTGAAATCTTCTAAGGACGGCATCGTTAAGATGGTCGTGCCTGAGATTGAAAAACTGAAGGAACAGTATGAATACCTGTGGGATATGCCGGACAACCGCGGCTATCTGACAAAGGTGGCGATCATCCAGAAGTTCTTTGACCAGGCTATTTCGGCCAATACCAACTATGACCCTTCTCGCTTTGAAGGCGATAAAGTCCCAATGATGACGCTACTGTCAGATTTGCTTCTCGCCTACAAGATGGGAGTTAAAACGCTTTACTACCACAACACCAGAGATGGGGCAGGAAAGCGTGATGACGACGAACCGCAGAATCCACTGACGCAAGCTGTAGCCGTCGAGCCAGAAGATGAGTGCGACGGAGCCTGCAAAATCTGACATATGGTGGGGTGTATCCCCACCTTCTCTTTGATTTGTAAGCCTTGTTTAAACAAATAGGATAACAACTTGTTTAAACACATCAAAAAGCAAAAGGAAAAACACATGTCATATTCAACGTTCCGTTTGGGTGCTAATGATGCAACCAAAGAGCCTATGTTCCTCGGACAATCTGTCAACGTGGCACGTTACGATCAGCAAAAATACCGTGATTTTGAAAAGTTGATTGAACGTCAATTGTCTTTCTTCTGGCGGCCGGAAGAAGTTGATATTTCGAGCGATCGTATCGACTTCAACACGAAGCTGCGGGACCACGAACGTCACATTTTTCTGAGCAATCTCCGTTATCAAACGTTACTCGATTCAGTTCAGGGACGTAGCCCAAATGCAACGCTGCTGCCGCTTATCTCTATTCCTGAACTGGAAACGTGGGTTGAAACATGGTCTTTCTCTGAGACTATCCATAGCCGCAGCTACACCCACATTATTCGTGGCATGGTGGACGATCCGAGCATTGTTTTTGACGGTATTGTTACGGATGAAGAAATCATCAACCGAGCGATCAGTATCTCTGCTGAATATGACAGGCTTTATGGGATGACCTGCGAGCGCCAGTCGTTAGGCGAGAAGGAATTTGAGCGTCTGTACGTAAATGAATATGGCTGGGAGCCATATCCTTTGCACCGTCAGCTTTTCCGCACGTTGGTGTCCATTAATGCGCTTGAGGCGATCCGTTTCTATGTAAGTTTTGCATGTACGTTTGCCTTTGGCGAACGGAAGTTGCTTGAGGGTAACACCAAAATTATGCGCTTTATTGCCCGTGATGAAGCTCTGCATTGCGAAGGAACTGAACGCATGATCCGCTTCATGCGTACCGGTCGCGAAGGTTTATTGTGGAAAGAGATTGCTGCTGATGAAGAAAACGTCATTTACGACACCATGAAATCAGTCGCCGAACAAGAAATGAACTGGGCCGAGTATCTCTTCAAAGACGGTTCGATGATTGGTTTAAACGCGGATATTTTGAAGACCTATGTAAAATACCGCACCAATCTGGCTATGAATCGTCTTGGCCTGAAGGCTTTATTTCCAGAGGTTACCACCGATCCGCTGGTCTGGATGAACAAGTGGTTGTTAACCGACACACTGCAAATTGCACCACAAGAGGCAGAGCAAAGCACATATCTGGTAGGTCAGATCGATTCTACCGTGGACAAGGCTTCTCTAAGCCAGTTTGCAGACCTGTGAACCGATACAAAGCATTATGTAACCTGGCAACGCTGGGCCACAATGGATCACAAGAATTAAGAAGGAACAAAACTAGCATGAACTTTACCAAACTGACTGACCACCTGAAACTTGCCACCGATCGTCTCATTGGATTTAAGCCAGAACCATATGAGTTGCATGAAGGTCATGGTGTAGCTACTGAAAGTATTTACAAGATGGTCGATCAGTTTCATGAACTCTTCCAGCATCCGAGACGCGTTATGCCGACACCAGAGCTGCTTCGTCTCCGTGCAAGCCTGATTCATGAAGAAGCTGTAGTGGAAGGTATTCCAGCTGCAATGAATGGGGATATTGAGCAACTGCTGGATGCAATGGCCGACTTTTTATACGTTGGTGTTGGTACGATGGTCGCCATCAAAGGTGGTATTTCTACCGGCATGACCTATTACACGCAGGAACAGAGCATTGATCGCTTTATGCAGACAATTTTTGTGCCCGGTAACACTGTTTTCGATGATATGGCAATGCCATTTCAGGAAGCTCGTGAGGCGTCATGTATGCTCGAAGAGCTGGCAGATAAACTTGAGAACAAGACTGTTAAGGATTCTGAGCTGATTCAGGAACTGCGCCGTGTCATGAACAAAATCTATGTGGCGTGCATGATGACCTATCGACTGGCTGATTTCCTCGGTATCAATGTAGTCGAGCTGGTTGGCGAAATTCATCGGTCTAACATGACAAAATTATGGCCTGCTGATGTAGAGGAACGTCGCCAGGCTGTGGCCAACTGCAAATACGACTCTTCAGACCTGGGATTTCGCCATGCTGATGGCACCGATAAGATGATCGGTTTTCGAATTTCCGATGGAAAGATTCTGAAGTCTCCAACCTATAGTGATGTCGATTTATCCTCCTTTGTTGAGCAAGCTAAAGCCTCAGCAATGTACGGAATGATCAAAAAATAATTGTAGGTGATTATCTACTAATGTATATTTGATTTGCGTATAAAACTCTGGAACGACTATTCTTTTTGGTGGCCTATGGCCACCATTTTTTATCTATCTGGTCTTGTTTTATCAATGAATGTAAACTCACGTGATAAATAATTGATTACTTATCTTCGTGAGGTTTTATGTCACTCCTTTTGAATCGTGAGCATACGAACGGTCAGGTAACAAACGCATCGTATGCAAAAGTTATTGAGACGGTGCTTAAAAGCGGCGTGCAGACTGATGATCGCACAGGCACTGGTACTTTAAGCACCTGCTACGTTCCCTCTTACTACATGCTTACTGGTGGGACTGTGCCGCTTATTTCTGGAAAGGCGGTAAATCTTAAGCCACTGCTTGTCGAACTTGAGTGGTATCTGAAAGGCACGGGCAACATCCAATTTCTTAAGGATAACGGCGTTAAGATTTGGGATGCATGGGCCGATGAGAATGGCGATTTGGGGCCGGTTTACGGTAAGCAGTGGCGTCGATGGGAAGATACCCGCATCGTGAGCCATAGTGAATATCTGAGCAAGATCGCTACTTTCCGTGAACGCGGGTACAAAGTCGAGGGATACCTGGGTATCAGTGAAGATCGCGTAGTGCTGTCCCGTGAAATCGATCAGCTACAGCGTATTGTCGACACACTGCGCACGAACCCTACCGATCGTCGCATCATGCTTAACGCATGGAACGTAGGCGAGCTTGAGGATATGAAACTGCCACCTTGCCACTTTGTCTTCTCTTTGTGGAGTCGTGAGCTTGATTTTGAAACCCGTTTAACGATGGCAACTGACATTGGTCTTCAACACAGTCGCTTCGGTTATGAGTCTATCTACACCAAGATGCTATACGATCTGGAGATGGACGGCAGTGTTACTGAAACTGAACTGGATGAACTTGGAATCCCCAAACGCATCCTCAACTCCTGCCTCGTACAGCGTAGCGTAGACACTTTTGTTGGTATGCCATTCAATATTGCTGGCTATGGCATTCTCACTCATTTTCTCGCGAAGATTACGGGTCACATGGCCGGTGCATTTGTGCATTTTGGCTTTGACGTGCATTTGTACAACAACCACATGGAAGGTGTGTGTGAGCTAATGAAACGACAGGCTCCAGAGCATTCAGATCCGGTCGTTATTTTCCCTCATGAATGGTCTGAGCTGGATGATTTCAAATGGGACGATATTCTGATTCTTGGCTATGACCCTCTACCGTGGATCAAGGTTCCAGTGGCGGTGTGATATGGCAAGAGGTATGTATGTCTTATGCGAAATTGAAGGTGTGCTGGCAAATACCAGCCATCGTAAATCTGTACCTGACACGGATGCAGGCCAGCTCATTGCCGGTGATGAACTCATTTTCCCCACCAGCCGTATGTTGCGTGGTTTTGCTCGCTCAGGGGCTGAAGTGGTGCTTATCAGTAGCCGCTCTGAAACTCTTGAAGCGCCCACTAAACGATGGCTGAAAGATTTTGGCGTTGATTACGACTGGCTTCATCTCGTACCGAATGGCACCAGTTATGAGAAGCATATTAAGCGCACATTAGCGGAGCATAAAGGCGATCTGCTTATCGCTGCGCTGGTGCACGATCCTCGACTCCGTGCCGCTTTAGCTGACTCTCATCATAGACCGGTCATCTATGAGGTGAGCAAATGAAGATGATAGCTGCTGTTGGCCGTAACTATGAGATCGGCATAGCGAACGAACTGCCCTGGCGTTGTTCTACCGATCTGAAGCTATTTAAGAGACTCACCAAAAACGCCACTGTCGTTATGGGGCGTAAAACGATGGAAAGTCTCAAACGCCCTCTTCCAGAGCGTCATAACCTCGTTTTGACGCGCTCTCATGGCTTTGTACCAAATGGATTCTACCCTGCTGGTGTGGATGATGTGTTGCGATTACCAGAGCCTGTGTGGGTGATTGGCGGGGAACAAATTTACTCGCTATTCATGCCGCATGTTGAAGAGATTTGGCTCTCCCACATCGGCGTTGATGTGCCAAACGCCGATGCATTCTTCCCGGCAAGCATGATGCGTAATTTAGGCTTTGTGCCTGTTGAAACAGTTTTTACCCAACGAGCCAGCGAGGAAGAGCCTGGCTTTTCGCAGATCGTATACAGAAGGTCGTAATGGATTACCGGATTGGGATCACTGGTGCTCAGGGCAGTGGGAAAACAACCCTGGCAAAATATATCGACAAACATTACGGAATCCCTTACGTGGATGCTGGTGTCGGAAGTTTGATGAGCCGACTCGGTGTTCGAGTAGGTGAGTCTATGCCTCTATATGAGCGGCTTCAGATTCAAATGGAAATCGCAAAGCATATAGAGCTACTTACGCGTGGTGTTGAAGGCTTTGTTATCGATCGCACACCTGCTGATGTTATGGCCTACACGTTGGATTTGGTCGGCCATACCAATGAAGATCGATGTATTGAGTTAGCCCTCGATATCGAAAAGTTTTGCCACAAAACTGCTATTTCAAACTTTAACGCCATTGCTGGCCTACGCCCGGGAGTCGCTCTCTCAGAGCGAGATTACTTGCGATCACAACGAGCATCATTAGACCGTCTGTATGTCGCTCGTATTGATGCGTTGATGTGCGGGGAACTGACAAAAATTCACCTGCATCCGCAAAGGGGGGATCTGCAAACCTTCGTCGTTTCCAACCGATATCGCACGGTTGAAGCAAGAGCCAGATCAGTGATGAGAATGCTAGATAACGCTGTAGAAAAGATAGAAAACCGGTTCTGTGGTCGAGTGACCGTTCATTAGAAATTGTTCGCCTCTTCGACATTGCGACAATAAAACTCTCAAAATGGGTTAAGGATAAAAAATGTTTAGTGAAATGTTGCTTGAAGATGAACTGGATCGGAAAACAACAGAGGCTTTGATTCGTGTAGCGGACGAACATTCCCGGTCGCTTATGAGCGATCGAGAGGCTCGTCTGGCTATTCGTGCCATATTCGAAACTGCGCAGGGGCTTGTTGGCGCACAAGTAGGTGAAGCCATTAACATCGCCATGTCTCAGTTCAGTGAAGACAGTAAAAAGCCTCTGTTTCCTATGCATTTGATGCTGGCTGGTGGCACGGTGCTTTATATCTCTGTTTGTCTGGATAGCAACCAAATCAATATTCTCAACACTGCGTCAGGTAAGTGGAAAGATCCGATTGTCTGTGAAACCAGTGAAGAAACTTTGAAAAAAGCGGCTCAATTTGTACGTAGCGCACTACTTAAGGGCGCTAAGAAGTTGTAAGGAGTTCTGATGACAACGATTGTTGCAGGCATCGATATCGAGTCTACGGGACTGGATTTCCTTGCTGGTCATAAAATTATTGAAATCGCAATTACCCGCTATGAACTGGAGACACAGAGACATATTGATAGTCTGGAGATGCGTTTTAACCCTCGCAGAAACATAGATCCGAAAGCTCAAGCCGTTCATGGCATTTCATTAGAACAGCTCGCAGCTGAACCTTTGTTGTCAAATCATGCTAGCGAAATTGGCGCTTATATGGAGGCATGTAGTGCGTGGGTTGCTCATAACGGCGAAGCGTTTGATATACCATTTATTAGACACGAGTTTTCAGGGTATGGAGTAAGACTGCCAGACGTTCCCGTTATAGATACTATGTTATCGGGATTGTGGGCCACAGAAGACGGTAAACGTCCTCGCCTTGAAGAATTGGCCTTCTCTCTTGGCTTTATATACGATCATGCCAAAGCACATAGTGCCTTATATGACACAAACTTAATGATGCAATGCTTCTTTAAGGCACGTAATAAATACGGATTTTTTAAATTACCCTCTGAAATTGTGTAAAACAAAAGCCTGCTTTAAAGAGAGTTTGAAGCAGGCTTTCTTTTAAAGAACAGTCGCCTTTCAATCATTTCCTGCCTGTATTTAATACTTTTCCGCCTGATAGGTTTAGTCAAAATGTAGCCATCGAAACGCAAATGCAACTAAACAGAAGGAGACTTACATGAGTTCGGTTGAAAATGTAATGACAAATGATGATCTGGATGAGCTGACAGCCATGTTGCAATCACTTGATGAACCAGTAAAAAAAGCTGCACAGGTTGAAAATACTGATGATATTGACGATCTGCTTCTCGGCCTCGATGCTGGCGTAGCCATGAGTTCTGATGATGTTGCCGAAGAACTGTTCAATGAAGAAAAAGCAGGTGATTTCAGCTCTGCTTTAAATGAGTTGGAGTTAGCGCATGAGCCTATAAACGTAATTAACGCTGAAAGTGGTGAAGCTGCCGAAAATGAGCCAGAACAGTTGGGGATCATTGAGGTTGAAGATTGTGTTGAGGTTAATGATGAATTAAAAGTTCAACAGTCAAATGATAGCAATACAAATAAAAAAACTCGTGCTGCAAGAGGTCCTAGTTTTACTTTAAGTGATAAAGATGATTCGTTTTTCAATAAAGCAGGCTTAGAAAAAGATATTTTCTTAGACGCTTACGAAAACGCGCCTGTCAAAGCGAAGGATAAGATATTAAACCTTCTTAATTGGTTTAGCGGAGGTCCAGATATTAGTGTTTACACGGTAATTTCCATGAGACACCTTCTTACAGAAAAGAAGGCTACAAGTAATAGTATTAAGATTGCTTTAATGAGCAATCCAGAAAAACCGTATCCGCTTAACACTGCGTCAACTCAGGCTGGGCAAATGATGGCTGTATTTCCAGCTACAGGAATTGCCGTTAGAGACGGTGGAAATCTAACATTGAACGAAGAATCACCGATCGTTAAGAAGTTTGTCGCGGAGTACACTATTGGATGACGTTCCCCTACTGAAAATAAAGCCCATAGAGAGCTTTATAGTGCTGGGTAAGATAACCCATACCCAGCACCAAAAAAACGCGCCAGAGAGCTTCTTGTTCGCATTTCTGGCGCGTTTTATTTGATTGCCATACATAAAATCAAATGCAAAAATAGGTATTTACTTACCTATCGAGAAAGAAGATGATTGCAGCCGAAAAAATCAAACAGCGAAAGCGCGACAACTCTCTTCGTGACCTCTGGAGAACACCTGATTGGCTGTTTTCTGCCATTCAACGTTATCTTGGAGTGACATTTGATGTTGACGTTGCCTGCAACAAGGACAACGCAAAGCTGCCTAATTTCATAGGCATTGAGCGTGATGCTTTGAAATCTGAATGGGGACAGCCAGGTACAATTGCCTTCCTCAATCCACCCTACTCCAAAATCTCCCCCTGGATTGATGCTGCTATACGTGAGCAGGCTCGCGGAGTTACTACAGTGATGCTAATTCCTCAATCCCTCGATACAAAGTGGTATGAGCGTGCAACAGAGTATGCGAATGAGACGATTATTCTGTCTGGTGGCCGCGTAGCGTTTGTCGAGCCTGACGTCAATTTGGGTCAGGTAGAAGTAAACATCAACCCCGGTGGCAGTATGCTCGTTGTTTTTCGAGGATTCTGTCAGGACGCTGGGCACTCTATAAGCAAGATCCCTTTGGACGTCATGAAAAGTCTGGGAGGGTATGATCCTGCGAATGTGATCAGGAAAAAAAGACCATCAAAGAAGGCTGCTTAGTTTGTTCTGGCGTCTGTAATTAGCCTGCTTCTGTATATATATAAATAACTACATATTAATTATTAATATACGGAAGCAGGCTGTTTTGTATCAGAGACTCCAGACCTGAACATCACTACAGAATCCACTAGACCCCCTTCCCAGACGCTTTAAAATCGATTTTATGAACCACTTTAAGGAAACCAACATGTCATACCCGACTAATGTCGTTGCGCTCGTAGACAGCGATTTTCTGGCCCAGGCTCGTGAAATGATGAAAGATCGTGAGCAGGCTTTCAACTTGTACGAGTGGGCAATTAAGTGCTTGCATCTTGGGGAGCATCGCGAACTTGTTGAACAGCTTTTAGGTGAGTTGATCAACGAGGTGTTTGCCTTGAATGTTCAACTACATGGTCGAGAAAATAATCAATCGAAATGATAGATAAGTACAAACTATTCATAAGATGAATTGTAAGTGCTAAGATCTGATAGTTTCCAGTCGTAGACTGGAGACTCGACCTGATGGGTGGGGGTAAGCGTCACTGGCGTCAGGTTTAAAAAAGCTCACTACCAGCGTAGAACCGGTGCCGTTTAGGTGTCGGGGAAGGGGGAACCAAAGTGAGCGGAGACAAGGGTCACTTTATGATTGTCGAGTCTGGGGTGTTTCGAGAGGTTGAATCCAGTACTCCCCTTCATAAAGTGTGGGAAGATCTCGGTTCTGGGGTGCTGTCATCCATAACTTCCCAAGTCTAAGCTGGCAGTAGACTTAGACCATAGCTTTTCAGGTTATGAAACGACCAGGTTGGTGAGGAATTTTATACTCACCTCCCTGGGAGAGTATTACCTGAAAAGACAACCTCTCACTTCGTTCGAGGTGAACTTCACTCACTTCGTTCGTTCAGTTCAGGTTTATAAAAACCTGTTCTGGGAAGTAATTTGTTTATTTTAATAATTATTAACACGCACGCGTGTGCGCACGCGCGAGGAAAAATCGGCGCGGCGCTTGATTCAGGAGTTTATATGACAACGAAGACACCAGCCCGACCGCAAGCAAAAACTCGCAAAAAAGACAAAAACAAAAATTCTCCCCGCACCAATCCCACAACGCCTGTCGTAGAGTTCAATCCCCAGCTTAAAACCGTGAAAATCTTTAGTGATGGCTCTTGCCTTAAAAATCCGGGTGGCCCGGGCGGTTACGGTATCGTTCTCCAGTATCGTGGCGAGGAACGCGAGTTCTCAGATGGTTTTCATAGCACCACCAATAACCGCATGGAGATGATGGGGGCACTTATCGGGCTGGAGCGTTTGAAATATCCATGCAACGTTATTTTGCACTCTGATAGCCAGTATCTGAAAAACGGCATGACACAGTGGATGAAATGGTGGAAACGCAATGGATGGATGACTTCTGACAAAAAACCGGTAAAGAATGTTGATCTGTGGAAGCGTCTGGATGAGGCCGCAAGTCGACATAATGTTCGCTGGAAGTGGGTTAAAGGTCACGCCGGGCATCGTGAAAATGAAATATGTGATCGACTCGCGAAGATCGCAGCTTTTTCAGCAGCAGATATGCCTCACAAGAAAGATATTGGTTTTGTTTATAACAAACAGTAAGTAAGTGTTTACCTATCATTATAAATCATGTATCTTATCGGCGTCAGGATGACAATGTGTCGGTAAGACACAGTTCCAGGATGGAACGAGAAAGGCGGCTGGCGATTGCCAGCCGCAACTCTTTATGACACTGGATGGAGTCCACATGGCACGTCAAACCTATTTCACTTCTGTAACTAAACGTCCTCGTTCTTTACGTCAAATTTTGGCCGAATTATTTAGCGGTCGTGTTATGTCACGCCTTGATGAACTAGAGACTACCGTTCGGTTGCTGAATGAACGTTTAGATAATCAAGCGTCAGTTGTTGCGAACGTGTGGGCGATTGTTGCCTCTGGTTCTTCACGCGAAGCGAAAAATGCACGGCCTTTAGTGAAGGAGAAAAACAACAAGGACAGTTCGAATGGAAAATTTTCAAAGAAAGAGGCTGAAACCAATGGCCTACGTTCTCATTATAGTTTCACTGGCGACGGTAGCCGTTCCAGCCGGTCAGAGCCTTTTGATGCCGGATTCATCCATCACCACACCTCCGTCGACGACAATTACCACCACTCCAGTAGAGCGACCTGTCACTCTGGATGGGATGACGGTGGATGCGATACCTCAAGTTCATCCAGTTACTCAGGATCATGCTGTGACTAAGGCGGTTGTATGAACTGGTTTTCAAATCACTTTGGAAAAATTTGGCTGGCAATTCTTGCCCTCATGGCCGCCGGTTGGGTATCGAACATTATAAAACTTGTTTGCTCTGGCGATCTCCAGTTTCAGGCTGGCATGACCTTGGCTCGTGTAGTTGGGATTTTTATTTTTCCAGTCGGTTCGGTACTTGGTTATTTCTGACGGTTGTTAGTGCATATGCATTGACCGTCTTTGCGTAAGCAATTTATTTAACTAGAAAACAACTTGTTTTGACCAATAACAAAAGGAAAACACATGTTAGGTTTCTTCAAAAAGAAAACTCGTAAAGCAGTTATCGAAGTCAAAAAAATGGAGAACCGTGATGCGGTTGAAGCCACCGTGTGGGGTGGGTACATGATCTCCTATGCCAACGGTACATGCGATGCAAAAGAAATTTCCATTCTTGAGAAAACAATTGCAGCTCTGCCTGCATTTTCTCCTTTTGCTGGTGAGATAGCCCAGATGAGCGCCAATATCCGCGCTCAATACGAAGCCTCACCGCGCCGTGCTAATGCCCAGGCTTTACGTGAGCTGGCGGATGTGGCCGGGACTGATGATGCAGTAGATGTACTTTGTCTGTGCCTTGATATTGCCGACCAAGACGGCATTGATGAACCAGAAGAGCAGGCGCTGAAAAAGATCGCCCAGGCGCTTCAGTTGTCACTGGATGCTTATCTCTAATGCTTGAGAGATTCCGGCTTGTGACCGTCATTGCTCTTCTGGTGATGGCGGTGTTGGTGGATTTTACGGGAAAGATGATGTCTGTCATTTCTGATGGCGTCCTCATTGGTCTGGCGATCTACTTCGCTTATCCGCTAGTCCGTAAAGCAACGTGTTAATGACAAGGGTCAAATGGCCATTGTGTTTCGTTGACCGAAATAGAGAGTTTGCACCTTTACGTTTAGCTTGCTCCCCTTTTATGCCACATCACAATAAAGCCAATAAGAAAACAACTTGTTTAAGCATTAAGGAAAACATATGTGCGAGAAATGCAAAGCAATAGCTGATGAACAAAACGCCCTATTCGAAGAAATGGATGCTAATGAACTTGTCAAAATGTTAGCCATTCTTCGAGGAATAGAAGACGTTTCCATTTTTGAGAGAGTGGTTACAGCACTTAATTTTGAGTCCACCTTTGAAGAGCCAACTCAGGTTGTAGCTTTAGCACATCATTTCGGTGTTCATTATCTTGCTGAAAAACAGAGAGCTGATAAGTTGCAAGAGACTTTGGATATGGTGATCGAGACTCAAGGAACTCATGACAGTAACAAAAGTGAGACGATTATTGCCAGCAAAGATCGTGAAATTGCCGGGCTTAAATCCTCTCTAACGATGTTGATGTCAGCATTCAATCTGATGTCTTCTCAGGCGGGTTATAAAATGCCATCACTAAACAGCGACGATCCGATGGTAGTTCGTCAGCTTTTAGGAGCAATGGCTGACCAACTCGACGACACAAAGAGTCGCCTTGAAGACATGATGCGTGAGTTAAGCCATCGACATAACCTCGCAACACAGCCACACAAAGCCTTTCAAAGCTCTAATTGATCTGATATGGCCGCATGATCGGCCATATTATGTTGATAAAAACAAGGATGAAAAATGGCATACGGTACAGGGATCTACAATAATAAGGGAGTTAACGTTACCGGCTTCCTTACTCCTATTTTTTTTCTTGATCGATTTACAACCACGTCAGGCTCTAAGACTTACCCAAATCCACCACCTGGCAAATCATTACATGCTGTGTGCTCATTGATGCCTTTAAATAACGATAACCATGTAAATATACCTACACCAACTATCACTATTAACGGCAATACAGTAAGTTGGTCAAATTTATACAAGGGACTTGGATCTTATATATATACATATTGGGGATAACAATAATGTTCGGGATGTCAATTACTCAGTCAAATGGTAATGTGTGGATGAGTCCAGAATTTACACCGCAAAATTTGATTAATAGGGGGACAATGTCCACGTCTAAAGGTTCTGTTTTTAAGACTTCAATACCGTCGAACAAATCATGTTTTTTCTTTATAAAAAGCAGTAATAAGGCGAATATGATGTTCGTTCATGAATTTAGAGATGGGTATAATGTTCTCAGACTGAATCAGGTTGGAGGAAACCCCGGAACGATAACAGTTTATGCTTTTTCTGATATGGTGTTACCACATTCAGGATATGGTATTGCCATGTATAATAGCGCAGGTAAAATGGTATATCACGGTGAGATGATGCCCCTTGATGCAGAGATTATCACTATTACAAATCCTCAATTTACCATAAATATGGGATACCCGTGTGCGATAATGCCTGCAATGGTTGGAGTATATAACTATAGACGAACACCTTACGACAGACCTGTATACGTAACAATGACAGGCGCAACGGGAAACCAAATATATAATGGTGAATGGTATTCAAGTAATGTTACATGGAATGTAAAAAAACTATATACAAATAAAGTCCTGGTTATAAATACATCCAAGTATGATTAGTCAATGCCTTTATTTTAAGTATTGCCTGTTAATTTCTATTTAGCACCTTTTTATTTTTGAAATAATTGCATCATTAAACAAATCATTTCTTAATGGTGCAATTATGAATACAGCCCTTTCCATCATGGGCGATGCCAGCTCAAACACTGCTATCGACTATCGACTATCGACAGGAAATGAACGTCATCCACGAAATTGTGGCCGAGTGCGAGAAAGAGATCTCCTTCATGTATCAGGTACACGACTTCGTTTATGGCGATGAACGCCACAACATGATTAATCGCCTGCTTCGACTAAACCACCGACCAGATGAAGATCGCTCACGTTTGAATCGAGTCTGGCTGGATAACGTCGATCTGGAATGGGTGAAACAGAATATTTGGGCCGAGTACTGGAGGAAGGTTACGGATATGACTAACGTTCTGCTGATCATGCCAGCTTCCCGTCGCGACGAGTGGCGTGAGCTATTTATCGAGGGCAAGCAGGAAGTCATCAAAACTGACAGAACCGGCTATCAGATGAAGGTTAAAGAGTTCGTTGGTGTACCGGAGTTCAAAGCAGAAACGGTCATACCAACGATGCTTAATTTGCTGAATGACAGGCACAAATATCTCTCTGAGCGCGTGTATGGCTTGTTTAAGGCGCTGAGTCCTGCGCACAAGACAAATAAGACAAACGGTTTCAGCGAGCGTCTGATAATCGCTGACTGCATTTCTGATTTCTGGCGTGACAGCGTTAGCGTGAACTATCGCAAAGAGGACTACATCGACGATCTGCGTGTCTTGCTTCATTTCTTCGCGCACAAAGAATTTATTACCATCAACCGCACTGCTGAGGTGCTATCAGCTGCGTATCGGGCAAACGACTGCCAGACCGGTGACTGGATGAACGTCGATGGAAATCTGATGCGCGTGAAGATGTTCAAGAACGGCAACGTTCACTTTGAAATACATCCTGACGTGGCCTGGAAGTTGAATGAGGTGCTGGCTTACAGTATGCCTGCTGCAATCCCCGCGCCATGCCGAACTGCGCCAAAAACACGGGCACCAAAGCAGTTCGGGTTAATCCAGAAGACGATCTCCGTGCCGGTTCGCACTGCGCTTCGTGACGGGCGATTGAGCAAAGACAAAGGCGTATGGTACTTCTCTGATTCAGCTCTCCAGAAGTCGCAGGTGGAAGAGCTTGAGCGCACACTGAGCTTCATTGGCGGCGTGCAGGAGAAAAAGCACTGGCAGTTCCCGTATGAGATCGGCCATACGCTAAATACGATTGTGGCTACCGGTTTAATACCGGATACAAAATCACACCAGTTCTACCCTACCCCACGCTTGATTGCTGAGTACGTTGCCAGAGCCACTGAATTGAAGCCTGGTGAGAAGCTGTTGGAGCCTCAAGCCGGACGTGGGGATCTTCTGGCCTATATTAACGCCGATCTGGAAGATGTTACCTGCATAGAAATCGCACCTCTCTTCGCTGATATCCTGCGTGGAAAAGGGTATACGAACACGATTTGCTGCGACTTCATAAAGTGGTCTGAGGACAACGCAGGTTATCAGTTCGACAAAATCGTTATGAACCCGCCGTACTCGCTTGGTCGTCATAGAGAGCACACGCTGGCTGCGCTGGGGCATCTGAAAGTCGGCGGGCGTCTTGTAGCAGTATTGCCGGGCACTGCGCCAATACTGGACTGGATGACGATGGATAATTACGTTTATGCCAGAGGGAAGTCGTTTACCAACGAGTTTGAAGACACAGGGATCACAGTCAGCGTATACGTTTTCAAACGCGTTAAATGATAGGTAAATACTTACTTAATTTGTGTAAGAATGTAATAACTAAACGATAAGAGAAAAACATATGAACAACCTCCAGTTAGAGCATTTTAACGTCACAGGCCATTCTGATTTTCCTTTCAAGTTTACATTGAAAGGTTATGCAGAGGATGCGGTAGGCCAGATCATTATTGATAAAGGCATCGTTAAGTTTGAGGGGGATTTTGATGAATCCGCGAAAACATTCATAGACTTCATTGCCAAACGTTGGAGCGAGCAATGGAAAGACCTGGAAAAGCGCGCTAATGAGTTTGATCGGTTCATGGATACAATGGATACAGCAAAAGAGGCTCTGGCTGCCGGGACTCCGTTAGATCTGGAGTCACTTTTCAACAGCACAATGGCCTCTGAGATGTTCGCCACCATGTTCGCGGGTGAGTTCGTCCGCAGCGGTGCCAAAAACTACCTTGAGCTGGATTACAACGTCCCTGCAATTGGCGATTTCGTCGTTACCATCCAACGCGAAGAAGGTAAGACGCCAGGTGAACGCGTCGCAGAACTTGAGGCTGTTGTGGATCAGCGTAACGGAGAGTGTGACCGTTTGATCAACGAGCTTCATGCACTTCGGGAAGAAAGAATATGCGCGGGTAGCAATACACGTAATGCTGCGGATATCTACTTCCAGTTAGTTGAGGAATGCCAGATTCCACCAGGTGGCTCTCTTGTCGATTACGTCAGACATTTAATGGCGGAAGTTAACTCCAGCCATAAAGATGGTGAGGTGCGCTGATGTTTGGCATTGACGCACAGCGTATAGCCGCTTTTGCAAAAAGCCCTCTTGATAATCCCTTGTCTCGTAGTGAGCAAATGGAGCTGGCAAGGCTTTTTCTTCACATTCAAAAACAGGCAGACATTTTCAATAACATGTCTAATCAACCTATTCTGGATGGTCACATCCAGATGGTCATTAACAGTCATGAGAAAGGCTGGGCTGCAATCGTCCCCTGCACAATTACATACAGGTTGGCGAAAGAGGTTCAAGAGTTTCGTAAAGCCAGTGTCGAATCGGAGTCTACCAAAGCCGCAATAAACACTCTTATTCGCATGGGGTTCACATGGACCGGTGGAGCCTACTGGCAAGCACCTCACCCCATTTTATACGGCAATTAGACGCTACAAATCCTTCGGCATGAATAAATAAAGGCCATAAGTTGTGGCCTTAAATAAATTGTTTTCTACATTTTCTTATTTGTGAAAATAAACCAGCACTTGGTAGTGCTTATGTAACAGCAAAGAAGAGAAAAACACATGAGTAACAAAATCGAAAACCCCGTAGTTCTCATTCACAAGCGTGAGAACCACGACTCCTATGAGGTGGCGATCACCAATGGGAGTCACGATTATTACGATGGTCTGCTAATGGCCTCAGTGTCGCCTGATGAGGCAGACAACTCTTTTGCCGTCTTCGCTATGGTTGGTTACTACATGGCTGCCGAAATTGAGAAGTTGCGGGCGCAGAGAGACGCATTAGCGGCGGAGAATGCAGCCCTGAAAGAATCTGAGCGAGCATTCGATGCGATGTGTGCCGAGGAACACGGAGATAATTGGGTTAGCGAATTAACGGAGACTCCAGCCACCGATGCTTTTCTGGCTGAAGTACGTGCGCAGGGGGTGGATGCTGCTATAGAAGCTGCAAAAAATCTGGTGGCCCAAGAATATGAGTATAAGGATTTCAAAGCGGCGCAGAGTGATTGCTGTATGCACCCTGGTTCAGACCTGGTAGGGAAGGTTGAAATGACTGAGTGGTTAGTTGACTTTGCTGCCCAGCTTCGCAAAGGAGGCAACCAGTGAGTAATTCAGCACGACTACAGCTTGGTTTTTCACCGCTATCAAAAACTATCATGCTGGCAAAAATGCGCGATGTTGAAGGTGGACGTATGCGCGTTGGCAATGATCCAGGTCGTGATGTTACCAATGAGGCTGCTCAATTGGTGTGGCAACTGGTCATGGCTGAAGGTGGTGAGATAGTGTGGGAGCTGGATGATGGTTCTCGCATGGTGTTGAAGGCAGAAAAGCAGGAGGCAGCCAGTGAGCGAAATTAATTACCAGGCACTGCGTGAGGTGGCGGAACGTGCAATTCCAGCAATGGAACGCCTGTTAATGTTGCCAGCTGATGATGACTTGTTAAGTGAACAGGAACTTAAAGATAGCGGTGTTGATATTGATGCCCTCAACGCCTTCAAATTTCTGGCCGGACCAGAAACCGTGCTGGCACTACTGGATGAGATCAACGCATTAGAGGAAACGCGTATCAACGATGTTTGCCGTATTGCGGAACTAACAAAACAACTGGAGTTGGCAAAATCAAAACTCAACGAGCAGCGTGAGTATTACGAGGGCGTTATCTCGGATGGAAGTAAGCGCATAGCAGAGTTAGAAAGTGATTCTCAGGCACAAAAGTTAGTTGAAGCAATCATTGTTGCGATAGAAAACGAACAGGAACGTCTTTTTGATGAAGATTACCTAATGGATTCGAAAGAATGCATTGACGTAATTCGTGAAGAAGTAAAGCGATGGAATGATTCCCGCGCCGCTGGCATTCGCATCAAAGGAGAGTGAGATGACCACATCGCATTCTGCAATTACCCAGAAAAAAGCCTTCCACATACTCGAACGATTAGAGGCGCTTGCTACGGAGGAGGAGATATCCCCGGAGAAACTGGTTGAGTTCAGCCGTGTGATATTGCGTCGCAAGAACGATATGGAGCGGCTGACATCTGGCGCTCCATCCTTATCAGTCAGGCGAACACTTTGTTGCAGCTTCTGCAACAAATCCCAGTACGCCGTCAAAAAGTTAATTGCTGGGGACGCCGTTTTCATCTGCGACGAGTGTGTGGATGTGTGCAACAGAATTATCCGGGGAGAGAAAGAGGGATCAGCATGAAATTTTCCAAATTTTCTGAGTTGGTGAATCGTATTTTGTCCAACAACCACAGCCATCGTCGCGATATGGATGTAACGATCGTTGTTCATTCGCCTGGTCGCATCGGTTCAACACCATCAGTTGAGGTTCAGTCAATTCAGGCGGGTTTTGATTGGGATGCCGGGAAAGTGATGATTTTTCCAGCACAGCCACTGACCACGCTAACACCGGAGCAGGTTGCTGATATCACTGATAGTGTGCGCAAAGGTCAGTCTTGGCACGCGTATCAGGAATACAAGAAGCATAAAGAGCAGTTGGAAAAATTGTCGATGGAGTTGGAAGCCGCTAAACAGCGGGAAAAAGATCTGTTTATGGAAAATGTTCGACTTAAGTCAGGTATAGCCGGTCTGATACACCTCGGTATTCGATATGCGGATGTTGAGGTCATGAAAATTGCTGGAGATGCCCAGCTTTCTACTCCATGCACTGACAGCATCATAAACAGCATTGCAGCAGGCATTCGCATCAAAGGAGAGTGATATGGCAACTTTAACAAAAAAAGAACGGGCATGGTTGAACGAATTACAGGACGTTCTTGATCGCTGCCCATCACCGAAAAAAATTGGTTTTTACACCATTGGCGATAAAAGCATTTACCTGTATGACCTGCGCCGCATGGATGAAATCATGGAGGCTCTTGATAATCGTTCGTCGATGGATTGGTGTGTTGCTGTCCATGATATGAATGCCGGATTTGATGAAAGGATTTTGTTCCCCTCATCAGTTGAAAGCACTGCGGGTTAAGGAGTAACACATGACCACTATTACCAAAGAGCGACTACTGACAATCAAACAGTGGCGCGAAACATACGGACCTGGTAGCAACGTTGTACTGCCAGCAGAAGAAGCGGAAGAACTGGCACGAATTGCTCTGGCATCGCTGGAAGCAAAACCAATAGGTGCATTCCACATTGCAGAACAGCAAGTTGACGGCACAAGTGACTACCTCAAGGATGGAGAATGGCCTATTGATAATGGAATTATTGAGGTCTACGCCGCTCCACCCGTTCCAGTAGTACCGGAAGAAAAACCAATGCCTAATCCTCTTAGCATGTACGCGGTTGATGCTGTTGCCGCTATTGCAGAGGTGAGAGGCTGGAATGCCTGCCGCGCTGCTATGCTTCAGGGAAAAGGAGAGTGATATGACCACTATAACCGATAAGAAACAGTATCCAGGCGAGCAATATCTTAATGAGCTGATCACCAACATAGAGTTTGCTGCAAGGGCACCAGTTGAAGTCGTGAGAGCGATGGCAGCAGAGCTACAGAAGCGGCGCGAAGCTGATAGTGCAGAACCTGCAAGTAATCATGAAGAGTTGCCGCTTGATTATCTCCAAGGTCAAAAAGATGGTCTTGAATGGGCTGCGCAGCTTGCAGAAGCAAATCACCCACAAACTGGCGACTGGCTTTACGATGACCCGCTGGATCTGGCTAAAGCTATCAGAAAAGGTCCTGACATTCCCGAGTTCGCTGGACCCCATCCGGTAACTCCGGATGGTTGGATAAGCTGTAGTGAGCGAATGCCTGAAAAGGGCCAGAACGTGCTTATTTCGGTGAATTTCGATAGCTCTCTGGTTGAACCGCTAATATGCTCCGCACGCTATACCGGAATCACCTTTCGGCGCGGAGATGTAACGATTAAGCCGGGTAATGGTATTGAGCAAGCAACTCACTGGATGCCGCTACCAGAACCTCCGCAGGAGTCGAAGAGTGAATAAAGCAGAGTTATTTCAGAAAATATCGGCTCTCGCGACTGAATGCCACGCTATAGCATCTGAGCTTGATGTTGGCGATGAACGAACCGAGATGTTCGAAATATACAGTGTGCTGCGCAATCTCTGTCGGCGTTGCTACGCCACTCAAGTAGGGCGAATGACTAACCCACTACTCTCATCCTGTGATGAGGATGACTCGGATGAGGATGACGAATGATGCATAAATCAGTAGCCGGTGAGTTTCAGAAGGAAGTCGATAATACTACCGTTCTATTGGACGATATTTTAAGCATTCTCGCGCTTCTTGAGACTGGCGATTGGTCAGAACATTGCACTAAAACGGAGTTAGGCGGTCGGCTTGAAAGAGAGATTACACGACTTATTGGTGATGCGCAGGAAGCTACAGTCACTAGTTATGAGTTAATAGCTGAAGCCTGGCGTTTGATGGATGGACAAGATCCTAAAACCAGCGATTGGCATAGCAAGGCTTCGAAGTATTTAAATTCCAATAGGGTAGAAAAAGTTGATGATGTTAAACCGAAGCCAGTAGACCACGGTTTCCGCGATAACTGCGAATGCTCTAGTTGCCAGACCACGGCCCGTATTTGTTCCGAATTGACAGATAAGTCCAGCCTAATCTACGAAGTTAATGTAGGCGGTAATACATGGGGCGAATGCACAAGAGCTGCATACGTAAGAGCAAAAGACAATGGGGAATTAACCAGAGTTGTTACCAATCACCCAAATAATGAGCTTAAAGATCACCAAATTCGAGAACTAGTGAATGAGTTGCGGGATATTGCGGTTACGTATCACGGAACGCAGCAATTGCGGGAGAAAATTGCCAGAGCAGTGAACAACTCGCTCAAAGGTGGACAATCCCAACCGAAACGTATACGAATTACACATATAGGTGAAAACGGAACAGAAATCCCCCAATTTTCTGTTGGGGACATCTTTGATGTACATGGAGAAGAGTTTGGCGAGCCTCACATCACTATGCCTAGTGGCCATGTTTATTGGCTAAGAGCTATGGAGAAATATGGTGATAAATGGGAAGTGTTATGAGAGATGCGAAGTTATGACTAAATTTGGAAAGCTGGAAGCTCATTTGCTAACTCGTAACTACCGCTATGATGTGCATCCATATAGACAGTGGATCGATGAAAGCGAAGGAGTTGTTACATTCCCTCTATACAGGTTTGATGGGATGTTGGCCGGGTATCAGACATACAGACCAGGCGCTCCTAAGCAGCATAGCAATCCGAAGATGGCCCGGTATTTCACACGAGCGCACGGCAGACAGCTACTATGGGGAACCTATCTTCCTTTAAAAGATGGACCGATATGGATAACTGAGTCGATTTTTAAAAGTGCAGCAGTGCACAACGCGGGCGGAAATTCGTGGGCGCTGTTAGGTTCGACTTTCTCAGCAGGATTACGTCGTCAACTGGCAATGCTGCCGTATGACTTTCGCGTAATAGGTGACAATGATGCGGCTGGTGAATCACTTGTGAAGTCTTTCGGAAAAGGTTTTGTGGCCCCGGATCTTGACGAGCTACAACCAAATGAAGTGTCTCATTTGATTTTTAGCCATAGCCAATAAGCATCCCTTCTCCATTAAGGCCACTAGTTGTGGCCTTAAACAATTTGTTTTCTACCTTTTCTTGTTCGAGAAAATAACGTTCCTTTGTCTGGTGCTATGTACCGATCAGTTGCACTGAGTGAGCTTCTTTCATGTATACTGTGTAAATGAACAGTATTGAGGGCAAAACGCTATGGGCTTCCCTTCTCCTGCGGCGGATTATGCTGAGAGCCGTATTTCTCTTGATCAGCAGATAATTAGACATCCTTCAGCGACCTACTTCATGAGAGCAGCTGATAGTCATCATCGTGAGGGAATATTACAGGGTGCATTGCTGGTGGTTGATTCCTCACTTACCCCGGTTGATGGTTCTCTGCTTGTATGCGCTCTGGATGGGGAATATCGCGTAAAAAGATACCGGAAGTCTCCACGTCAGCATCTGGAGGATTTAAGAACCGGTAAGAAGGAAGCATTGCCAAAGGATGACGATGGATGCACGGGCAGCAATGCCGTGTTTGGTGTGATCACTCACATTATCAACGACGCAAGAAGTGGCGAGTTTGATGATTGTCCTGTGATGTAGGAGAACTGATTAGGCGGTGCAATGCACCGCCTTTTTATCACACTGCGCGGAATGCGATTTCGCCAGGTATTACTTCACCTTGCCAATACATTTGGGCAGCAACGCGATCTGCGAGGTCACGATAAATAGCCGTAAATTCGCTATCTGGACGACTAATAACGGTTGGTGTTCCGTTATCCAGATCTTCACGAAGAGAGATATGAAGTGGCATTTGGCCTAACAACTGCGTGTTGTATTTCTCGGCCAGTTTCTGTGCTCCACCGGTGCCAAAAATTGGCTCGTGATGACCGCAGTTACTGCAAATATGCACACTCATGTTTTCAACGATACCCAGTACCGGCACTTCGACTTTTTCGAACATCACAATGCCTTTCTTCGCATCGATCAGCGCGATGTCTTGCGGCGTAGTTACCACAACCGCACCAGTTACAGGAATGTTCTGCGCCAGCGTCAATTGAATATCACCAGTGCCCGGTGGCATATCGAGAACGAGATAGTCCAGATCAGGCCACAGTGTTTCCTGCAACATCTGCATCAGCGCCTTGCTCGCCATCGGTCCACGCCACACCATTGCATTGTCATCGGTGACCAGATAACCAATAGAGTTGGTTGCCAGGCCATGAGACATGATAGGTGCCATGTGAGTACCGTCCGGTGAGGTTGGACGTTGGTTTTCCGCGCCCAGCATGGTTGGAATTGATGGACCATAGATATCGGCATCCAAAATACCAACTTTCGCACCTTCAGCAGCCAAAGCCAGTGCCAAGTTTACTGCTGTGGAGGATTTACCCACGCCGCCCTTGCCTGAGCTGACGGCGATAATGTTCTTAACGCCATTAATGCCTGGTTGGTTTTTGACGCGCTTAAGCGTGGCAATGTTGTACGACAGCTTCCAGTCAATAGCCTTTGCGCCAGTGATACGGAGCAGATCACCACTACATTGCTCTTTCAGGTCTTCAAAAGGCTTATTCCACACGAAAGGCATGATTAGTTCGACATGCAGTGTGTCATCCATCAACGCAACATGGTGTAACGCTTTAAGCGTAGTCAAGTTGTGTTTCAGGGTTGGGTGCTGAAAATTAGCCAGCGTACCGGCTACCATTGCTCTCAGGGCATCCGGCGATTTGGACTCGCTCATCCCGTCTCCTTTATTTTAATTTGCGCAATTGTCGCCTTGTAGTGTACTCCAGCTACGACATTTAATCATTTATGAGAAATGCTGTTATCACATGGCAGACATAAGGCCATTTTGTTACTATCAAGCCCCTTTTCACTACAAAGAAGTAATGCCTACTATGACCCAAGTCGCGAAGAAAATTCTGGTGACGTGCGCGCTGCCGTACGCTAACGGCTCAATCCACCTCGGCCATATGCTGGAGCACATCCAGGCTGATGTCTGGGTTCGTTACCAGCGAATGCGCGGCCACGAGGTTAATTTCATCTGTGCCGACGATGCCCACGGTACGCCAATCATGCTGAAAGCACAGCAGCTTGGTATCACACCGGAACAGATGATTGGCGAAATGAGTCAGGAACATCAGACTGATTTCGCAGGCTTTAACATCAGCTATGACAACTATCACTCGACGCACAGCGAAGAGAACCGTCAGTTGTCCGAGCTTATCTACTCTCGCCTGAAAGAAAACGGTTTTATTAAAAACCGCACCATCTCACAGCTGTACGATCCGGAAAAATGCATGTTCCTGCCGGACCGTTTTGTAAAAGGCACCTGCCCGAAATGTAAATCCCCGGATCAATACGGCGATAACTGCGAAGTCTGCGGCGCGACCTACAGCCCGACTGAACTGATCGAGCCGAAATCGGTGGTTTCTGGCGCTACGCCGGTAATGCGTGATTCTGAACACTTCTTCTTTGATCTGCCCTCTTTCAGCGAAATGTTGCAGGCATGGACCCGCAGCGGTGCGTTGCAGGAGCAGGTGGCAAATAAAATGCAGGAGTGGTTTGAATCTGGCCTGCAACAGTGGGATATCTCCCGCGACGCCCCTTACTTCGGTTTTGAAATTCCGAACGCGCCGGGCAAATATTTCTACGTCTGGCTGGACGCGCCGATTGGCTACATGGGTTCTTTCAAGAATCTGTGCGACAAGCGCGGCGACAGCGTAAGCTTCGACGAATACTGGAAGAAAGACTCCACCGCCGAGCTGTACCACTTCATCGGCAAAGATATCGTTTACTTCCACAGTCTGTTCTGGCCTGCCATGCTGGAAGGCAGCAACTTCCGCAAGCCGACCAACCTGTTTGTTCACGGCTATGTGACGGTGAACGGCGCGAAGATGTCCAAGTCTCGCGGCACCTTTATTAAAGCCAGCACCTGGCTGAATCATTTTGACGCTGACAGCCTGCGTTACTACTACACTGCGAAACTCTCTTCGCGCATTGATGATATCGATCTCAACCTGGAAGATTTCGTTCAGCGCGTGAATGCCGATATCGTGAACAAAGTGGTTAACCTGGCCTCCCGTAATGCAGGCTTTATCAACAAGCGTTTTGACGGCGTGCTGACAAGCGAACTGGCTGACCCGCAACTGTACAAAACCTTTACTGATGCCGCTGAAGTGATTGGCGAAGCATGGGAAAGCCGCGAATTTGGTAAAGCTATCCGTGAAATCATGGCATTGGCTGACCTGGCTAATCGCTATGTCGATGAACAGGCTCCGTGGGTGGTGGCGAAGCAGGAAGGTCGCGATGCAGATCTGCAGGCGATTTGCTCTATGGGCATTAACCTGTTCCGCGTGCTGATGACGTACCTGAAACCGGTACTGCCGAAACTGACTGAACGTGCAGAAGCATTCCTGAATACAGAACTGACCTGGGATGGTATCCAGCAACCGCTTCTGGGCCATAAAGTGAATCCGTTCAAGGCACTGTATAACCGTATCGATATGAAACAGGTGGAAGCACTGGTGGAAGCATCCAAAGAAGAAGTGAAAGCCACAGCTGCACCGGTAACTGGCCCACTGGCTGACGAACCGATTCAGGAAACCATCACCTTTGACGACTTCGCCAAAGTTGACCTGCGTGTGGCGCTGATTGAAAACGCGGAGTTTGTCGAAGGTTCTGACAAACTGCTTCGCCTGACGCTGGATCTCGGTGGTGAAAAGCGTAATGTCTTCTCAGGCATCCGTTCCGCTTATCCAGATCCACAGGCACTGATTGGTCGTCACACCATTATGGTGGCTAACCTGGCACCACGTAAAATGCGCTTCGGTATCTCTGAAGGCATGGTGATGGCTGCCGGTCCTGGCGGGAAAGATATCTTCCTGTTAAGCCCGGATGCTGGTGCTAAACCTGGCCACCAGGTTAAGTAATTAAACAACCTCTCTTCGCAATGCCCGGCAACACGCCGGGCATTTTCATATAGACACAATCCCTCCTGATTTACACAAGCCCTAAAACAATTTGTTTTCTACCTTTTGTTGATTGAGATAATAAGCCACATAAGAAAACAACTTGTTTTGGAGTAGTTGAAATGTTGAACATTACCCAAGCCTACCAGGTGGCATTGATCAGTTCATCTCATACATCAGAGGAAGATGCTCGCCGATTCATGATCGCAAGCAATGAGCTGGATTGGGTTTCACAAATTGAGTACGGTTGCATTGTCCACGCCGGGTTACAGGACGATGACTGGAAAGATGAGTTGCGTCGATATGGTATATCCGAGGGTGCGATTGCGAACATTCAGAAAGTACTTGATGTAGGCTTTAACTCTGTACATTTTGATTGTGGCGCACCGGTCGTTGAAGGGCTTGAGTGCTGGCAATGGTAATCCGGCAATCGCTTCATACTAGATAACGGAGAATTTATGCTTAAAGAAGACTCATATCTACTAAAGGCGCTTGAAATGAGTGGCGTTGAACCTACAGTGAAAAACGCTCACGATATCTACCTTCAGTTTTCGACAGAGCTGAAACAGCTCATAAATAAATATGGAGTGAACGACTCCAGCGTCAAAGCCATGATAGATGATGAATTAGACCATCTCATCTAATCAAACCGTTGATAATGGCGGTCACAATTTGATTCTTTTCTATAAGAACCCGTTGATCGCCACTACTACCCTCCCATACCAGCAATCACATCATTAAATATCAATAGGTTATGGTTGTTTATACCAATAAGAAAACAACTAAATAACAGATCAACGAAACATCAACGCTTTCTCCCGATTTGGTCTAAAAAATTGACGTTATCACACATCACTTCTTATACCCGTAATTCTACGCAGCAGATAGCGCCACAGCGTCCAAATTTCACCACAGACGACTCAACACACTACCAACAAAAACACACGCTCAAAATCGCTCCCGTTGCGTTACACAACCATATAAACAACTTATTTTCAGGCATAACAAAACAACCAAATAACACATATGCCATTACCCAAAACAACCAACCTCTTTATGGCAGGCTACCGAAAAGACCCACCTCTTCTCCCCAGGCTACCGGACAACCAACCTAACTTTCACAGGCAATCCGAAAACATTCATACGCGCGATACCCACGACACGCCATTACCCAAACAGCGAAGAAACACCTGAACCGCTGAAACCCTAACGAAGCCTGTAACCGCAAGGTTTCTCTCAATCCCAAAAGACACGAAACATAACAATCACGGGAAACGCCATTACCCAATACACGAATAACTACAAAAGCCTTCACACACTCCAGACAAACAACTCAAACACAATAACGAAAGCAATCGCCCACCTGCCATTACTCCATACACGGAGAAGAACAATCACCAAAACGACGAGAACACCCCCATAGAAGAACCACCGCAAAACTAACGAAACCACATACACCGACAGAGAAAACAACACACCCAATTCACCAACAGAAATAGTCGCCGTATAGAACATTCTGGAAGGAGTGAGCATTAACGCCTATAGAGAGGTTGAGACAGATAAAACACAACATGTATAGCGAAGAAGCCAGGTATGTATAAGTGGAGAGGGAAGGAGGGGGGTCGCCTCCTTTTTCGTATTTATTCAACTCCTGATTTTATCCCCCGTAACACCCCCTACGGTCAGCCTTCGGTCCATACAGGGAAAAGGTTGCATCCAGCTACAGAAACGGCTGGGTTGCCTTCGGGGGAACGGCTGGGGATTTTCAGGGAAACGGTCGAGTTGCCTGTGTGGATTTCGGGAAAAGGCTCGATGCCGGTTCTGGAACGGCGGCGTACCGGTATAGCGAGAGAGAGAGTTGCAGCTACCCACCTGTAATGTGCGGGAAGAAGAGAGGCGCTCACGTGCAGGCTGACTTGCTTACCGCTGGATTCCCTCTGAATGCCAGATACAGCGTAATTGTGCCAGACAGCCAGCGGGTCACAATCGATTTCAGTAGGTTTTCGGGGAGAGGATTATTCTACCCACCAGCCCCGCGGCGCGCGTAGAGCAGAATATCGTAAATACTGGCTCTCGTGTCGTTCCCGGATATTCACTGCCCAGCCTGGCTTTCCCGACATAAAATCCTTTTTCGCCTTTATCTTATTGCGATAATAACACCAACAAGTAAACAGCATATTTAGACGTTATAGAAACGAAGTGAGGATGAAGAGATGATTAAGATGCCTGTGACGGTTGAGGTGTGGGGCGTGGATTCCCTGGCTGAGTGTCTGGATGCAGTGGGGCCGGAGTTGTACCGCAAGTTGTGGTCGTTCGTCCCGGCAGAAGGGGAATCGCCCAAAGGGAAGGATATCTGGCACCTGCTGAGTGAAGATGAAAAGCGGGAGCTGGTGGGCGCGGTACACAGCGAGTTCCCGGACGACCAAGATTAAGAGTGAGGCCACCAGCACGGTGGCTTTTGTCGCTATTAACCTCGGGGCAGCGCAGCACCGTAACGATATACTTTGTGGCCGTTTTCTTACTGGTATTGTTTACGTAATTCAGAAAACAACATGTTTAAGGATTGCTTTATGTTTGCAAATATCGACATCAACCAAATTAAGAAATTGACTCAAAAAGAGTTTGACCAGTTTTATGAGCTGGAAGGTTGGTCTTCCACTCTGATTAATTCAAGATGGGTGCTGGAGCTGATGACTCGTGATGACGCACCTGCTTTGATGATTTGCGACATGGGTGAAGATGCTGACTTTATGGATATGAGCGAATTTTGTGTGGACACATACAACCGCAGCCAGAAGTACTACTTCACATGCGATAGCGAAAATGACGTGATTTCTAAGGTCTATCTTCACCTCGTCCAGCATTGGGACGTTCAGGACTTCCTTGCGATATTCGCGTAAGCCCAACCAAAGCCAGCATTGCTGGCTTAACTTCATCTGTAGCCGCAGGGAAGAACCTGCATATCGCTCATGCGCCTGATCAATATGCTTTGTAGCCGTTTTCTTACTGGTATTATTTACGCCATTGAGAAAACAAGTTGTTTACGGAGTTGTGATGAAAAAATCATTGGTTCTTGGTCTGGACAAAGACCAGAAGAGAAAAGAGAAGCCTGCACTGGTTGCTCAATTAACTTTGCTGGACATCGTTGCCAATGGAACCTCTATTCGTCTGTTCCGTGAAACAGCGGTGTCTTTCGATAAAAACACCTTTACTCGTTATGTAATGAATGTTCGTCGCCAGCGTGGAAAAGGCTGGATGGCATTTCAAAGAATGTGGCCGGAACATCAGCTCGAACTGGCTTTGATGGAAGTTAACCGCGTGGCCCAGCAAGAGATTCAGAGAGCATCAGTGATGGCAATAGCCTGATAATGTGCAAGTGGTAATTAGTCGACAGTACGACAGCCCCGCCATCCTTACGGGGTTTTTTGTATTGTAAGTACATACCTATGTCTATAAAATAGAAAAATAACCAAGACACTATGGAGAGTGATATGAGCGTTAAACGAGAAAACCTGACAGTTGATGTCTACTATGCTTCAGAAAGCGCCGAAGGTAAGAATGTAGCTAAAATCACCGTCGTTACGTACAACACCGAAACTGGAACTGAAGTTCAGGCAAGTACTATTGTGCGTAAAGGAGATACATCAGGCGGGGAATATGAGGCGCAATATCAGTCCATTTTTGATGCAACGGACCCGTTGTTGTTGAAAATTGAAAGTTACTTCCGTAAGGTGAATAAAGAGGTGTTTGAAACCATGATGAATATGGTTAACACCGTATTCGCTTCCAGTCTGAACACTAACACTACCTGGATTGGTCAGTATGGTCTGCGCATTACCTCCGGCATTCCTGCTGACACCTTAATCCCTGAAAGCGTATTCGCTTAATCCTCTTTGAATGGCGCGTAAACCGCGCCATTTTCTTATGCCCGATAACAATTTGTTTTCTGCCTTATCTGATTTGTGAAAATGCTTTCACTGAAAGCAACTTGATAAGGAAACCATCATGGGACTTGATATCTACATTGAGACGCAACCAAAAAACGATCTGAATAACGATGCATCCAGAAAGAAGGTTGCTTACTTCCGTAAGTTCAATGCTCTCTTTGGGTGGATGGAACGCAACGTAGGTGAAGTCAAAAATTGTGAGCTTTTAGAATTAACGATGAATGACATTTGTGCTCTGAAAGCTCATTTGATGCACATGAACGAAAGTAACTGCGAAGAGTACTTACCTACCTGTGAAGGTTTTTTCTTCGGCAGTCAGGAGTACGATGAAGGGTACTGGCATGACGTGGGGGAGTTGAAAAAACTTGTGGAAGAGCTGATTAAGAACCACGACTTTCACAATAACAGACTGACCTTCTGCGCCTGGTGGTAAATATGGGCGATTTCAAGAAACGCCTGAAGGAAAGAGCCGAGATAGTCAGAAAGCAAAACGCCTCTTCTGTCATCAGATACGCAAGGCAGTTTAGTCGCAACAACAAATCAGTTGAGGAAAAGATCCTTAGCGTAATCGGTCGATAATTATTAAGGCCACCACTGCTGGTGGCCTTAAATGACCATCCTGTTTCCCGCAGGCTAAAAACACCAACCTCTTACCTCCAGGCAACCGACAAACCCACCTGTTCCCGTCCGGCTACCGCAACTTTCCACTTTGACGCCTTATTCGTACAACGATAATTAACGCCAACAAGAAAACAATTTGTTATTTACGATAAGGAATTAATCATGAATTTTATCGCTACTGTAAACGCACCCGCACATGGCAATATCGCTGTAACGTTCTCTGACATTGAAAAACGAGTACTTGGTGCATGGCGCGACAATGAGACGGTAGAACTGTCAGCACAAGAAAAATGCATTATTGCACGCGACATCATTGGCAATCGTCGTTACTCGCGGGTATTTGAGAAAGCGTATGTGGTAAATTCTGGATTCGGAACGTTCGTCTTTCCGGTGCGCTCCGGGCGATTCTGCCAGTCCAAGCTGATTGAGTTCGCTACGCAGATTTCTGTCTGGATTAAAACTCAATCGTCGTTCAAATTTTCCGACGATGAAGCAGTATCGCAGGGGATGCGGATCGCCAACAATGCAATTAAATGCAAAAACATTACGTATACCGCTGGCGTTGATACATGGAAACTGTTTTGCGCTAACTTTATGCTGAATGTATACGCAAGCAACCGCATCCACATCCTTGATGGCGTGTAACTGAGAAGAGGGCCAGTAACGGCCCTTTCTCTATAGCCACCAGATGCCGCAGGGAAATTTTCAGAAACGGCGAGGAACGTATTCATGAACCGACGGGGAACGGCCAGGATTTTTTCGGGAAACGGCTGCATTCGCCTTTATGTAGAAAAAACATCGGGAAGCTGGTGGAATCCAACCAGCGGTTGTCGGACAGGTGAGCGGGGAAAATTATGATGACTTTCGTCGCCTGAGACATCCAGATTTCTTTCGTAGCGTAATCGCATACGTGATTAAGTGGTGTGATTATGTGAAAAATCACGCGCACATAATACGCGAGCGGATACGGAACAAAACAAAATGCCGATCCGCGCCGACAAATAAACGCGGATCACATAGCAAGACTAAAAGCCAATGATTAACTATGCGCTATAGCGCAATATAACGCGTTTTAAGCGCGTTAATGTGTTAAGTAATGGGTATGTACTGGCAAGGATATAAAAGCGCGTCTATGGCGTTATTTTGGCGCTTATTTTTATGTTGTTGGAGTGAGTCAAAGACAATAAAAAACGCGCCATCATTGGCGCGTTATGGTGGGAGTATTGGAAACGAAAAAAGCGCCCACTATGGGCGCTATTGTTTTTATTTTTCTAAGCGAATATTAAAACCAGCGTTTAAAAATTCTTGAAGCATTAAAGTAACATCTGCTTCATTGATTCCTGCGCGCGCTCTATGTTCTACGTCATTGATGTTTATTTTAAACGTTGTTTCATCAACCACTTCAGAACTTAGAGCATATCCAGCTAAACCAGCAATATCATAAACAAGAGTATGATTATTGATATTTACGCCAGAGATGAAAATAACCATGATTAAGCTCCTTAAAAAAATTAAATAGAATTATGAAGTTTTCCGATTAATGCGCTTAAACGTAAGTATTCACGTTTACGCTTGCAATCTCGTTTGCTGTTAAGCAAATCAGAAAACGTAAAATTTAATTGGTCGCGTTGCGCGATTAAATCATTGATTAATTCTAGTTTATAAGCGCGATACTTTGCGCGATATTCCGCGCGGATCTTGTCATAGCTGACCATTTTTTTAAAGCTCCTTTAAAGCGCCCATAGTGGGCGCTTGATTCCATTAATTACGCTTTGAAAGCGTCAGCTAGATAATTGTAGAAATCATTCTTGATAAAGCGATATTGCTGTGTACCAGCTTTGGCGCTTCCCATTCCTTTGACTTTCTCAACAAGTCCGAGACGTTCGCAAAGATTGATTAGCTGGTTAGCTTGAGTATAGCCAGCGTCCAATTTAATTTCACACGCTTTTTTAGCTTCATTCATTAAATCGAAAACAGCGCCATTCGTGAACGTGTCGATCTCGTCGTTAATCATATCGATTAAAGCGAATACACGAGATCCAGACATATCAGCGACGGAATAAACACATTTTCCAGCTTTAATTGATTTAACCAGATAAACCAGTTTTTCCAGTGAATAACTATTAGTCATAGCGTCACGAAAAAATACTTCTGGCGCTTGTTTGCTTGCTTTAATCGCATAGTAGAAAACAGAGCATAATTTTTCGTCTTCTACAGCGTTTACGACGTTGTTGATGAAGTAAGCAAGTTTAGTGGTCGCAGCTTGCATATTTGCTTTGTCTGCTTTAGTGTGCGTACCATTTTTATAATGTTCGTTATATGTTTGAGTTGCCAGATCTGCTTTTTCGCGCAGTTCGTCGGATACAATAGATGCAGCTTCAATGATGGACTTTTTAGAAATGATAATGTTAGCCATGATTTTATTCCTTAGTATAAATATTAAAATTTAACTCAAGAAAGAAAGTGTTTTGCACTCGTTCCTGATGCGTTCAATTATCGATACGCGAAAAAAGATTGCAAGTGTTTTTTTAAGTTTTTTTGCAGGGATGAAAGTCCTAGAAATAAATGTTAGATCGTCGAGGGTGTTCCCTAAATAAATAATCGATTCCGGCTTTAGACCTTATATATTTATACGGGGTAGAATTGAAAGAGTATAAAATGAATGGCATGTAAAATAATAACCGGACTTAGCCGGTTATTACCCTTATAGAAATTAAAACGGAAGGATTCGTTCAACCCAATCGAAGAAAATAAGTATTTTTCTACCGTCTTCCAACTTAAGTGTGACTAGACAGGCGTCAACGCCATCTGACGTTCCCTCAATTTCGCGACCGTCTGCCATGTAGACCCTTATAGATTTGCCGTTTTGGTAAGCCTGACGACATATCTTAAAAAAGTCACGACGTGATGGCTGATTAACCATCTGTTCATTGTTTAGCGTTAGTCGACCTGTGAATGAAGTGTCAACCTCTTCTATGCCCGACTCAATTGTGCTAATGCGCTCAAGAGGGAGCCTTATACGATTTGTGTTGCTAAGCGGATCTGGTGTGAGGTTCAGCTTATTTCTTGCGCTCAATAGCCCGTAGACATACATGCAAAACACTTGGCCGTCTTCGAGAGTGACTCTTACAGGAAATTTTGCACTCCGCCAGAAGAGCAAGGTACGTTCAGCATGTTCGTAGTCTCGCGGCCATACTTCAGCCGGTATGCCGTAGGTGATGTCCAATGTTCTCATTCTGATACTCTTAGAGGTGTTTTCAGCAACCCAAATTTAAATTCTTTGTTACCAACGACAAAGAAGGGAACCTCAACATAGATTTTTTTATCGACGGATTTAGAGTTCGCTGTTTTCTGTATGTCACGAACGATACGTTTTGAGGTATTTTCATCGATAAACAATACCTTTCCACTTGTATTCCCTTCAGCCTTGGCGTAAGTAACGATAGGCTCTTCATTGCCAACCCTAATGTTTACTTGGCAACCTGTTGTAGCCATTTCATCACAGTAAAGTGTGCCGTCTTGAACTTCCAAAACAATTCCAGATGGCTTCATGGCTTCGTCAGAGCTTACATTAACGTTTTCTGGTACAGCGGTTCCGTTAATTTGCAACCGTAATCTTTCTTTTCCTGCATTAAGTATTGTTTCTTCTGCGTTATCTGAGAATCTGAACCAGACTGGTTGAATCAGACCTCGTGATTCGTATTTTAGTACGTCTTCAGAAGTATACATGCTGTACGTTTTTTGCATGTCGGAGACGATATCTGACAACGCATTGGCGGAAAATGACGAGAGGTATATACAAGCAAGAAGTAACGAACGTTTCATTTTTATACAGCGATTATTGCAAAGTAGAATTATAAATATCCAATAGTCTCAAACGATAAGTTTTCAACTGTAAATAGCAGACGTGTTTTCTCTAAAAGCTGTGCGGCAAAGGCGTTGTTGCCGCACTCTGTCTATTAGCTCTTCAAGTCTGGCAATTCTGAAATTGACTAAGAATCCAATATTACGGCAGTTTGCTTAGAATTTGCTCTAAATCTTCCTTTGTCATATTAGAGTTCTCATAGATGCGCATGATTTTCTCACGAGCCTTAGCAGAGACTCCAACGGCAGATGAAACTTTGTCAAATTCAGCCATCGTCATCGTCTCCAGAATGGTATTGATAACTTCAGCCTTAGACATTTTGATGTTTTTTTCTTTTAGTTTCATTTGAAACTTTCCAAGTTTGTCATTGGCCTTATCGGACAATGCCACCTGACAATAAGTTGTTTTCTTTTCGCTCATAACTAATCTCGTTTCAGAACTCCAAAATCGAATGCGCCATCAATAGGCAATACACCTTCTGCAAAGCCAGGTGTGGTGTCGATGATGTGTTTTCGCTCATAAGAGTGAGACAACAGGTATTTGTTGCTAATGTCAATGAAATCAGTGATAAAACACACGTTTGCCTGATTCTTCTTGGCTCGTAAGCCACGACCGACACGCTGCCTCATTTCAACTTCTGCTTTCCCACCACCAGCAAGAATGACCGCACCAACGCTTGGCACATCAACACCGACATCCAGAATAGTCGAGCCTATTAAAACATCTATTTCTCCAGACGCTAAACTGTTCAGCTTTGCTTGCCTTGTCGCCTGGTTAGATTCCCCATAGATGAAGTCAACTCTAAGGCCGGACTCTTTCATCATTTCCATCAGGATTTGCCCGTGGCGTTTAAGGCGAACCAGAGTCATACAATTGAGAGAATGTTGCTTATAGAGCAATGCTTCGCGCACAATGGCCTCGTTACGTCCCAAATTATACACGATCCCCAACTGATAAGCCTTTTGGTAGGCGGTGCTCATACCAACTCTAAAATTGAGGTGTTTGTTGGCAAGTTCGGCCTTGATTCTGGCCTCGTCTGGCTTGTAGGCAACTTTATGATAAAGGAAGTACGGCTTTGCCAGAATGCCTCGATCAATCAGATACTTTTCTGTGACTTTAATTTCAATTCGCCCGGCCACCGCCATCAGGCGCATGTTGGCTTCCGTCGAATCCTTCATGAACGGCGTGGCTGTAAGCGCCAGACGATAGTCTGCGTTCACACATAATCTGGCGATGTCATAGAAATTTGAGCCTGAAGACTCATGCGCCTCTTCCAGAATAAGAAGAGAGACACTTGAAAGGAAGCGTTTCACCAACTCCCGACGTTTGAGGTGGTAGCTTTTCTTATCTGGTGTTGCATCGCGTGGTGGTTCTTCGAGGAAACTTGCAAGAGTTTGAACTGTAGCGACGTTGATATGTCGTGATACCTGGAACTCACCCGAGCCAATGACTCCAACCTTTTGGTCTTTTAACCACGGTTCGCCATTTTTGGCGCGGTAGTCGATGGATCTCTGGAAGTTTTCGGCCATTTGAAACATCAGAACAGAGCGGGTTGTTAAAAATAATGTCATTCGACCGATACGTGCAGCTGCTTTGCAGGCAACGTTAGATTTCCCGCCACCAGTAGCGATCTGCGCAATCATCATTCCCTCTCGAACCAGTGTTTCCACAGTCTGATCCTGATACGCATAATCAGGATTGTATGGGAATGGGTTAACCGCCGGATTTGGTTTACCAAGCGCCGGGGCTTTGTCTTTGCGGATATGAACACATTTGATGCCCGCCTTGTTCAAATTAGCCGCCACGGGCTTGGCAAAGCCAGCAGGGAACGAGTTTTTGCTCCAGTTGAACATTGTGCTTGTGCCCTTCCAGTCGCCAGCCTCGACTTCGTAGCTCAACATTTGCTGCACCAGTTGCTTTACCTTGTCATCTGCGCCAGAAATAAGCGCATTTACTGCGTTAGATACAATCCGAACAGTCATAAACCTCTTTCCTTAGTGCCTTTTGTATGTTATTTGGCTATTATAATAAGTAAGTGATTACTTAGTGGATTGTAGCAATAAAATGGACGTAAAAATCACGATTTTGCAGGTTGATGTTGCCAACCTTCGCCCGAATACCTGGAACACCAATTCGGTTGGTGCGCAGAATTTCGAAAAACTGAAAGGTTCTATCGAAAAATTGGGCTTTTTTAAGCCAATTTTGGCTCGTGAACTTGAAGATGGATTTTTTGAAATCCTCGGCGGCGAACATCGCTGGCGTGCCGCTATTGAGCAAGGAATTTCAACGGTTCCAGTGCTTTCTGTGGGCAAAATTAGCGATGTCGTAGCTAAACAGATGTCACTGGTGGACAACGAGCGATACGGTGAAGACGACCAAATCGCATTGCAACGCTTCATTGAAGAAATTCAGTCAGAACTTGACTATCAACTGTCTGAAATCGCCCCGTATGACGACGAAATCTCGATGGTTTTAGCAAAAGAGGCGGCAATCGACCTTGAAGCACTGGAGGCGTTGTCTCGTGGTAGTGATGAGCCTGTCGATACCGACAAACGAGAGAAAACCGAACGTGTGGGGGCGGAACATCAGACCATGCGCTTCAAAGTAACTTTCGATGCGTCAGATCGTGTTGCAGAAACCATAAAAAACATCATCAAAGAGCAGGCTATTAACACCGGTAATGAAATGGAGAACGCTGGTGAGGCTCTGGTGTGGCTGGTCGACTACTACAAGGAGCGTATGTAATGACCAAAAAGTTTGAAATCGTATATCGCGACCCGGCAGATCTTATTCCCTATGAGATGAATGCCAAAAAGCATGATGAACAGCAGATCAGAGATCTGGCCGCAGCCATTAAAAAGCGCGGATTTGACCAGCCAATTACGGTCGATAAGAACGACGTAATTATTACTGGCCACGGCCGTCGTGAGGCTGCAATTTTTGCTGGACTTGAGCGTGTACCGGTTATTGTTCGCGATGATCTCAGTGATGACGAGGTTCGTGCGAAGCGCCTTGAAGATAACCGACTTGCCAGCATTGATTACGATGCAATTAAGCTACAGAAAGAGCTTGAGTCGCTTGTTCTGGACGATATCGAGGTTTTCGGCTTCGAAGAGCGTGAGTTGAATGTTCTCGTTGGCAGTATGACAGAAGAAATGGACACCGACTCGCTAGTTATCGATCTTGGCGAAGAAACTAAACGACAGAAGGATGAACACACCGAGATCAGTCGTGAAGTTGCAGCGGAAGAAGTACGTGTTGTCGACGTATTGGGCTTTAAAACGCTTCCTGCTGGCTCTGCCATTGTTGTTGGTGATTTGCTTGCCCACATGGAAGAAATGACGGGAGAAAGCGGGGTAGACGCATTTGTGGCATATGCGGAGAAAATCTCTTCCGGGGAGATGGCTGCATGAGCAAATACATCATCAACGTATCGTTTCAGACACGCGTAAATAAAACCACGCGCACGTTGGAAATCGCTGAGTCGTTCGGGCTTGGCCTGGACGAAAAAGAGTGGACGCTTTACGACAATCTGGAGCTGGAAGTGAAGCAGGGCGATGTGGTGTACATCACCGGCCAATCCGGTTCCGGCAAATCCGTTGTGCTGCGCGAGTTGCAACGACAGATGAAGGATGAAGGGCTGTCTGTAGCCTCCATCGATGATTTTACCTTCGATAATGAGGTTAACGTCATCGATCAGTTGGGCAAAACGACCAGTGATGCGCTTGGGTTGTTATCTATGGCTGGTCTGAACGATGCATATCTGTTTGTTCGCAAGCCTTCTGAAATGTCAGACGGCCAGAAATATCGTCTCAAGATTGCCAAACTGATTGAGTCAGGCGCTAAAGTATGGGCTGCTGACGAGTTCGGCGCTGTTCTAGACCGTGTAACCGCTCAGGTTGTGGCGTCTAACCTCCAGCGTGCCGCTCGAAAGGTTGGTGCGACGGTAATGGTGGCGACGACTCACGAAGACCTGAAGAACGCGCTGCGCCCGGATATGCAGATCACCAAGCACTACAAAGAACGCGTGAAGGTGGAATATGCCTGATTTGAAGATCGTAGAGCTGAAGCCATCGAAAGAGACTGATAACAACAACGTGGAAGTCATCCGCCTGCTGGAAGAAGCACTTCAGCACGCCAGAGAAGGAAAAAGCCAGAGCCTGGCGCTGTTGATGATCAACAACGACGGCAGTGTTCTTGATTGCTGGCATAACGGCGGGCGCCCGTATGTCATGGTAGGGGCGATGGAGTCTCTTCGCCTGGATTTCATCAATGCCAATATCGAGCGCAGGTGATCGACATGGCAGATATCATCATCAAACGCTACCGCCCTGAAGAGTTTCCGCGTCATCTGGACTTTCTGGAGCGAATGACTGTCACAAAGGGAACTGTAGAGGACTGGCACGCTCTTAAGTCGCTTCACTACAAAACAGACGGCAAACCTTTCGCGCCAACTTACTATCGCTGCGAACTTGATGACCGTCTGGTGGGCGTCGTGGTTATGGCTTACCCGAAACTACTGTTGGCACCTCGCCACCGCATGTTTCCTAAGTTGAAACCAACCACTAATACCACCGTAGCTAACCAGTACTGGGGTCGGTACGTGAATAACAACTTTGCGGTGATCAGTCGCTCAGTTGTGGATACTCAGTATCGTGGCGTAGGCGTCTCTTATCGAATGATTAACCTGGTTAGCAGGATGCATGACCGGCCAATCATTGAGATCCAGTCCTCGATGAGCAAATACAATCCCTTCGCCATGAAAGCAGGGTTTAAGTTCATCCGCCCTGAGCGACCGAAGAGCTATGAAAGTGCACTGCGTGTATTCCAGCGCCATTTCCGTTCCGACCCTGGTGATAACGAGGCGATCGTCAAAGAGTTGTTCGCAATGAGCGAGTCTCGTCGTCGCCGTGCACTGCGTGATCTGGTGGCGGACTACCACAAGAACAGTTCCCTGGCAAAAGCTGGGCGGAATCGTGGCACGACGATTCAGGACATTGCCGACAGTCTGGTGGACGAGGCCAGCATTGTGAAGCTGCTCAAGGACATTCACAACCTGAGCTTTACGTCTCCGTTGTATGGTGTGTACCGAAACCCTGACTTTGGTCGTCGACTGCCTGACACGCTGCCACTGCTGGCATTCGACAAACAACCTTTGGATAAACCGTTAGAAATTGCTTTACCGGCATAAGGATTTGCCATGACGTTAACCGACAAACAAAAGGACATCATCAAAACGCTCAATCTCGGTTATGAGCGAGGTCATCTACTTGATCTGGACGAATTGCTTGAAGTTTTGCCGTACAAGACAACCAAGCAAAGCATCCAGTTCTCAATTCGCGCTCTGATAAAAAAGGGGCTGGTGGAGAAAGGACATACGCGCCAACGCAGTGACAATCGCTATCACCGCCGGACTCTTGGGTTAACCACTTTAGGTCGAGCCAAAGCGAAGTTACTGGTGATGTAATCGGTCTGGGAGCTTATTTAAAGACCTGCTTCTGTATATATAAATAATAAGTAACTTATTAAATATATACAGAAGCAGGCTTAGTAAGACATGCCCAGACCTAATTAAACACCCCAGAAAACAAGTTGGTTAGCATATGCAGTAAACAAGTTGTTTTAGAGCGCATGGACGCGCTCTGTGTGTTTTAGAGGGATCTATGACGGTCGAAAAAGACGAGGTAAAAACTCGCCTGACACCAGCGGAGTGGGCCGAAGCTGAAGCCAAATGGACGTCAGGCGAATATACACTCTCAAAGCTGGAGGAAGAGTACGGCATTCGTCGTGAAACACTCTCCAGACATTTCAAAAAGCGAGGATTAGAGAAAGGCGCGGACTCTGTTGGGAAGATGGTTCGTGAGTCTCTTAAATCTGACGCAGAGCTTCGCGCTAAAGCCCGTGCGGAAAAGATAGAAGAACGTCGTACACGTTATGACGGCTGGGCGTATGCGTTGGGGCAGATGGTGATGGTCGAAGTCACTACGGCCAAACGTGAGGGTAAGCCTTTAGGGGCGATTGAGGATTCTCTCAAGAGCTTACAGAGAGCCAGTAATACTCTTGCAAAATGCTTTGAAGTTTCGTCCAAAGCATTGGGCATGGATCATGCGGAAAATGACGAGGAAGAAATTCCGAACCTGGTATTTGGTGAGCTTACGCCTTCCCAGGTGGCGAAATTACGTCAGGAAGACGACGAGCCTGAAATCATCGATGACGAATTGCTTGAGACGTTGGAAGAAGAAGCTCTAAGCGAATTTGATGCGACAGATGATGGAAGTGAAGGGGAGGACGAATAATGGCAATCCCGTCCTCGCTCAGTCTTGTGCAACTGCATTCTGGACAGATGAAAGTCTTCCAGTCTCCGCATCGATTTAAAGTTGTTTGTGCTGGTCGACGCTGGGGAAAATCCCGGTTGTCGATCTCCACTATTATTCGTGCGGCGGCAAAGGAAAAAAAGCAAAGAGTCTGGTATGTCGCTCCTACTTACCAGATGGCTCGCCAGATTTTGTGGGACGATCTACAGGAAGTTCTGCCTCGTAAGTGGGTTAGGAAAAAGAACGACACCACGATGACAATCGTGTTGAAGAACGGTTCGGAGATCGCCCTCAAAGGTGCTGATAAGCCTGACACTCTGCGCGGCGTAGCGTTGCATTTTGTAGTGCTTGATGAATTTCAGGATATGAAGGCTGACACCTGGTACAAGGTGTTACGACCTACTCTTTCATCGACACGCGGCGGTGCACTGATCATTGGTACGCCAAAAGGCTTCTCGGAATTTCACAAACTGTGGACTATAGGCCAGAACGTAGAGCTGCAAAGAAAGGGACAGTGGAAGAGCTGGCAGTTTGTAACTGCCGATTCTCCGTTTGTACCTACGGCGGAAATTGAAGCTGCTAAGAACGATATGGACCCGAAATCGTTCGCTCAGGAGTACCTGGCGAGCTTTGAGAACATGTCCGGGCGCGTTTACTACCCGTTCGATCGTAACGTGCATGTAAAACCGCTTCAGTTCAACCCTCGGTTGCCTATATGGGTAGGGCAGGACTTCAACATTGACCCGATGTCTTCAGTAATTTTGCAACCTCAGCCAAATGGTGAGCTATGGGCAATTGATGAATTGGTGCTCTTTTCCTCTAACACGGCAGAAGTTTGTGATGAGCTTGAGAGACGCTTCTGGCGCTGGAAATCACAGGTAACGGTATTTCCAGATCCGGCAGGTGCTTATCGCCAACATGCTCGTGGGGAGTCTGACGTAGACATATTCAAAGAGAAGGGATTCTTACGTGTCGATTATTCGAAAAAGCACCCGCCAATTGCGGATCGTGTTAATGCTGTTAACCGAATGCTGATGTCCGCATCTGGAGATATCCGGCTGTATATCGATCCGAAGTGCAAGCATTTGATTGATTCACTGGAAAAAGTCATCTACAAGCCTGGAACACGAGATATGGATAAGACAGGTGGCATTGAGCATAGTGCAGACGCATTGGGCTATCCAGTACATCGTAGGTATCCAGTAAAAAATCGTGTTATTCTTGGTGGTTCTCGATAGGTAAGTAATTATCTAAGGTTATTCAAATGGAATTGAACGACAAACAAATTAAGGATCTGGTGGCGCGACGCCACCCGGAATACGAAAAGAAAAAAGAACATTGGGACTTCCTCGCCAGCACTTACGCTGGCGGGCGTGGTTGGTTTACAGACAATATCTTTCGTTACTTTAAAGAGGGAGATCAGGAGTTTAAGGAGCGAGTTGAACGTGCTTATCGCTTCAACCACACTCGTGAGGTGGTAAACCTCATCAACAAATATCTCTTTAAAGAAGACATTCATAGAAATATCGAAGAGGCACCAGAGCAGATCCGCAATTTCTGGAAACGTGCGACTCGCCAGAATGCCTCTATTGACTCATTTATGGCCGCTATTGATTTGCAGTCGTCTATTTACGGTCGCATATGGGTTGTTGTCGATAGCACGATGAGTGGTGATGTTGAGTCAGTAGCTGACGAGAAAAAGAAAGATGCTCGCGCCTACGCCTACTGGATTTCACCTCAGCAAATGCTGGATGTGGCATGGGACGACGACGGGAATATGTTGTGGGCGTTAATTGTGGAAGTCGCTCGTGATGACGCAGATCCTTTTACTTCTACAGGTCAGGAATACCAACGTTATCGTCTGTGGACACAAAACGAGTGGTATCTGTTCCGTGAGGAAGTGAAGAAGGGCGCTGGTGGAGCAGGTCGCCGTCAGGCAAAAGTTATTTTAGAGGATAGCGGTGAGCATAATCTCGGCGTAGTTCCTGTGTTTCCTGTTGATTGTATTGGAGAAAGTGAATCACCGTATTTCAGCCCATCGTTGATCGATGATATCGCTTATCTTGATCGTGCGGTTGCAAACTATCTGTCAAACCTTGATGCCATTATTCAGGATCAGACATTTAGCCAGTTGGCTATACCGGTACAGTCGCTTTTACCTGGTGATGAAAACCACACTAAAGTGCTTGAAATGGGCACAAAGCGAGTCTTCACCTACGATTCTGAAGGTGGAAACCAGCCGTTTTATCTGTCACCAGACCCGAAACAAGCTCAGATGATCATCACTACGATTAAGACGGTGATTAACGAAATCTACCATTCAGTTGGTGTAGCTGGTGAGCGAACGAAGCAGGACAACGCACAGGGAATCGATAATTCATCTGGTGCCGCAAAAATGTATGACTTCCAGCGTGTAAATAGCTTGCTTGTCACAAAAGCAGAGCGTCTGGAAAGGGCTGAACGCCAAATCATGCTACTGGTTGCGAAATGGATGGGGGTAGATCTGGACGAAGACCACTCTTTAATTGCGTATCCAGAAAGTTTCGATATTCGTGGCCTTACTGATGAATTTTCTGTTGCCGAGAAACTGTCATTACTTCAGGCACCGGACTCTGTACGTCGTCACCAGATGGAAATGCTTATTGAGAAGATTTTCCCGAACATTACTGAGGCGATGAAAAAGGAATTTGATAAAGATCTCTTGAATTTTCCTCCAAAAAATGATCTAAATACCCTTGAAAATAAGTCAGTACTTACTTATGATCGTGGTGCAGCCCAAGAAAGCGGGCAAGATCAACCCCGAGGGAATGGGGACTCATCTACTCAAGAGAACGAGTGATAAGTAACAAAAGGAATTTTTATGAATCTGTGGCAAATGCTTTTGGCCCGTCGTGGTCTGATGGATGTCGCTGAAGCGCATGAGCGTGGAGGCGCTGGCGGTGTAGCTGCTGATAATGAGCAGAGTACACAAGATCCTGACAAACAGGGTGAACAAAAAGAGCAGCCGAAGGGCGATGACGAATACGCTGGCATGACTCAGGAAGAGTTACTGGCCGAACTTCGTAAAACCAAGAAAGCTGGTGCTGAACTGCTGAAGGAGAACATGAAGCGCAAAGAGAAAGAGCGCACATTGGCCGATCAGCTTGCTCAGTACGGTGATATCGACCCGGCGCGTGCTCGCCAGCTTTTAGAGGCTGAACAGGCCGCAGAAAACACACGTCGTGAGGCGGAGCAAGCTGAACTGGAGCGTCGTGGTGAGTTCGATGCTGTTAAAAAACAGATGATCGAAGCACACCAGGCAGAGCTGGCACAGCGTGACGAACGTTATGCAGCACTGGAAAGTGAAAACGCATCACTGAAATCTCAATTAGTTGAGATGACCGTTGGCGCGTCATTTAGTAATTCTGCCTTCCTTCGTGACAAAGTTCTAATGACTCCCGCGAAAGCTCGCGTGATCTACGGTTCTCATTTTGAAGTCGGTGATGACGGTAGCGTAGTGGGTTATGACAAACCGGCAGGCCACAAAGATCGAGCTGTTCTGGTTGACGGTGAAGGAAACACGTTGTCATTTGAATCTGCGATTGAACGCATTGTGCGGGCAGATCCAGAGGCTGACGCAGTCATGCGCAGCGAAGCCAAACAGGGTGCTGGTTCTAATAGCAAACCAACCCATAAGGTAGTCCAACAGAAGTCTAAGTCGACGATGGACAAGTTGACCTCTGGTCTTGGGAAAATTGGACTTAAGTAACATCTAAATCAAAGGGAATTGATAGATGCCATTACTGCGTGAAGAAGCTGAAAAGCTATCCAATAATGAACTTGAACAGGGTGTGATCGAAACTATCATCGATCGCGATGACCTGTTTGCGATTCTGCCTTTTATGAAGATTAACTCGAAGGCATATCTTTATAATCGCGAAGCAACGCTTAGTGAAGCGACCTTTATTGATGTAAACGATACTATTGCGGAAGGCGCAGCAACATTCAGCGAACATGTTGCAAAACTGCGTATTCTGGCTGGTGACGTTGACGTTGATAAATTCTTAGCAACAACTATGTCCGATACTAACAATCAGTTGGCTGTTCAGGTTCGCCAGAAAGTTAAAGGTCTGGCTCGTGCATTCCGTCGAAATCTGATCTTGGGTAATTCTGAAACTAATACCAAAGCGTTTGATGGTATTCCGCGTCTGATGCACAAAGATCAGAAGATCGACATTGCTGGTGCATCTATGACTTTCTCTATGTTCGACGAGCTGGTCGATGCGGTGAAAGATTTGGGCGCTGACTGCATCATGATGCGTTCAGAGCACCTGCGTGCTTACCGTGCGCTGCTGCGTACAGTAAACGTAGGCCCGTCTGAAATCATGATGGAGAACTTCGGTCGTCCTATGCTGTGCCATAATGGTATTCCATTTATTGTTAACGACTTCATTCCTAAAAATGGGGTTAAAGTTACTGAAGATTCAGAGCAGAAAACGGAAGGCCAGGAAGGCACTGCTAACATTTATTGTCTGCATTTGTCAGAAGAAAATGGTCTTACCGGTCTGTATGGCGGTGACAATGCTGGTATCGTTGTGGAGAACATTGGCACGGTACAGAATAAAGATGCAGTACGTACTCGTGTGAAATGGTACTGCTCTCTGGCGAATAAGCACGATAAGGCTATCGCTGCACTGAACAATGTAAAAATTTAACTAAAATAATAGGTGTGTAATTACCTATGCTTAAGGGTGGGCTATACGCCCACCCTTTTTGTAGGTTTTAAATATGCCTGTATAGCGAGAAAGCGTAATGAAACCAGCAAAAATTCGTTTATTGGAACCGCAATTTTCTGATTATTCGGGAATGTTGTGTGGAGTTAAGTTTGAGAATGGGGTATCCGTTTCCGAGTTACCTTTTATCGACCAGCAGAGGATTTGTGCATCAATGCGCGCATCAACTGTTGAGGGTAAAAACGTTTCTCCATCTGCTGCATATGGCGAACGTAATGATCTGAACGTAGATCAGATTGTTGAGCCATCAGCACCTGACATTGTTCCAATGAAGCGCGGAACGGCAGATGAACCAGCTAAACCAATTCAAACTTTCACACGGGAAGAACTGGAGTCAATTGCTGATAGTGAGGGTATTGCCGGTTTACGTTTAATTGGGAATAAGATTGGTGTTAAGGCGAAAGGAATTGTCGAAATGATTGACGGCATCATGAAAGCACAAGGCGGTGAGTAATGGCGCAGATCGACTCGTATCGTAGCGGTGAAGCTGTTTCTCTTTCATTTGCCTTCAACGTGCTGGATATCGAATCTGCCACCTACACAGTAAAGGACAGCACCGGGGCTATTCTCGTTGATGGCGAGCCGCTAGAAATTACCAGCGGTCAAATGTCGATTCCGGTTGTCGTGTCGGCTGAATATAACCAGCTCTCTGAGAAAGAACGAGATCTGCGGTACGTCATTGTGAAGGCTGTTGCATCGGGCCTTACGCATGAAGAGCGTCAAATGTATGTTCTGCTGAATACTTTTGAACTGTCGATACCAGAACAGTCGTTTGCAACTGTCGCTGATGCTCAAATGCAGGCGATCGATATGCTGAATGGGGACACTTTGCTGTCGGATGGTGAAGGCTTAATGCGCAAGCGTCTCATTGAGGCTACAAGACGTATTAAAACTTTACCGTTCTCAATCCGCAAAATTCTACGTATCGACTTTGACCGATACGATCGCCCTCAAAATATGCTGAATGTGTATGACATTCCGTGGGGAGCAGATGGAGCGTACCGGCATGATTTAGTCGATTGGGAAAAGATGACTCAGGAGAAGTTTGAAGAGTTCCCTGACTACTTCAAAGAAGCGTTAATGCTAGCCGTTGTTAATGAAGCGTGTGAGATAGCAAATGGCAATGATATCGTCGCAGCACGAGAGGATGGCATTTTGTCAGAATCGATCGGTGAAACGACCAACATGTATCGTACAGGTAAATCAGCAAACGTGCATGTTGCTCGCAGCACCTGGCGTTTACTGATCCGTTATATAGACAATCGTATGATTGTTCGACGTTCGTAATGTCTTTCTCATTATTTGGTTTTGGAAGCAATAGTTTTGGCTGGCAATGAGATCGACAACAGGGAGAGAGCGTGAATATTTCATGGCAAACAGAAATTGCGATCTACCGCTTTGGCACAAAGAACGTCTACGGTGAAGCGCAATTGCAGTTCGTCAGGAAGACGAATGTCGGTGTAGTTAAATTCGAACAGAGTAATGAGAAATCGTCAGTTCGTGCTGATAGCTCTGGTAGTCGTGGCAAGGCGAGTCTGGAGCTGTTTGATGCTGTGTTAGTTGTCCCTTTGGAATCGGCTGTACAACTTGATGATGTACTGATCCTTGAAGGTCAAAAATTAAAGGTGTCCAGTGTTCATCGCCGCTGGGGGCTACGAGGAAGACCTGGGCATCTTGAAGTAGGGGCGAATATATGGGTCTGAAATACGATGCGCATCAGTTCAAACGTGCGGGGAATAGACTCAACAACAGCCAGAAAGCATTTAAGCGATATCTTATTCGGGATATGGAAAAGCTGGCGCGTTTGGTTGAGCGCCTCAGCCGTGCAATGGCCCCGCTGGAAACCGGATCTCTGGAGACAGCCATCTTTGCTAGGGTGATTAAAGAAGGTTATTCAGGGCTGCGCATTGAGCTTTCTGTGTCTGGAGCAAAGCCACGTCAGGGGCATCCTGGCGTAGAAGTAGGTGACTATGCTAAGTACATGGAGCTGGGCAAATACCGTCTCGGTTATCTTTCTCGAATGAAGAACGTGACAAACCCACCAATTGAAGGTGTAAAACCTCGTGTTGGTCCACACTTTCTGGAAAGAGCGGTGGAAATTAGCGAGAAGCAGTTCTCCGAAGCGATTCTTGAGGCTGCCAAAAAAGCCGGGTTTACGAGAGGTTAATGTGTTTATTGAAGCATTTGCAAATTTGATGCAGAAGGCAAAGATTGGCACGGTAGGGACAGACATTTTCTGTCATTACTTACCTGCCTATGTCAAATCCGGTGTCCTGCTTATTAACCCAAATACCGGTATCAGTATCGATCATGAGTTACAGGGCTTTTATCATGAGTCGTTCACAATCATTGTGCGTGGCTCGTCAATTACAACGACTATTGAGAAAGCGCGTAAGATCATTGATATGTTTCCCGTAGAGGAAACGGAATCTGGAGAGGTCTATTTTCGACTTGTACGGCCTATGGCTATGCCTGTCGTTTATCCGAAAAATGATGGATCGTTAATAGAAGCCGGTATTCCAGTTGAATTTGCTGGCTATTTATTGAATTAAATAAATAGGTAAGTATATACTTAAATATAGCGCAATGAATGCGTGAAATTAACGGAAAAAGGAGTTTCCATCAATGTCTAATACCCATGTAAAAAACATCAAGCTTGGTGCCTGCAAGGTATCATTTGGTGGTGTGGATCTGGGTTACACCAAAGGTGGTGTTCAGGTTGAAGTAGCCACTGAAACGCTTAAAGTTACAGTCGATCAACAAGGTCAGACAGTAATCTCTGAATTGGTTCAGGGGCGTAACATTACCATTACCGCACCTCTGGCCGAGTCTGTGCTCAAAAACATGGTCGATCTTATGCCTGGTTCTACTTTGAGCGAAGATGACAACTCCGTCACCATCACATCTGCACAGGGCGTAAATCTGATCAACGTGGCGAAGGAACTCGTCCTGACACCGCAGGACACCACCGACTATGTGTTGACGCTCCCGAAAGCGGCAACCGCTGGCAACTTCACTATGTCCTACCAGTCTGATGATGTACGTGTGTTCTCTGTTCAGTTCAACGCGTACCCTGATGATGAGGGGGTTCTTGGCAAAATGAGTGGCCCAAAACCGGTGAAAAACGTGACGATTACACCTGAATCTCCGAGTGTAAAGGTCGGGGCGACAGTTCAACTGACTGCTAATTTCACCCCAGATGATGTAGTTGATAAAACAGGCGTATGGTCATCTGATAATAAAAAAGCCACTGTTGATCACACTGGTCTTGTGCGTGGTGTGGAACAAGGTTCTGCAAACATATCATTCACCAGCAATAGCGGTAGCAAGAAAGTAACCAAATTAGTGACGGTTAATCAATAATCAAGCAACTTATTAATCTATAAATTGAGGCTCATGATGGGCCTCTCTTTTAAAAGGATTTTAACAAATGACAAAATTACTCGATCTCGACTCCATCCTACCTCCTAAAAAAAGTGTCAAATTTGGCGGCCAGGAATATCCCATCGTTGAAATGACGGTAGGTCTGTTCGTTTCCATTAAGCAGATGGAAGGTAAAGATCTGACCAATATGTCTCCTGTTGAGCAAGTGACAGCTTATGCAGATCTGGTTCGCAAGGTTATCCCTTCAGTGCCCGACGAAGTTCTTGAAAAACTGACTGTTCCGCAACTTCAGCAGATCTTCACCTTCGCTATGGAAGTGATTGATGAAGAAAACGAAAAAGCGGCTGGCGAAGGGGCAAAGTAATTTCCCGCGATGAATCCGGGACAAGGACCGTCTCAATAGATCTCGGATTCTATTTCAGTCGTATAGTTGCTCACTACGCCGTGTCGCCGTTAGAACTACTGAACATCCCTCTCACGATGTTCTGGATGCTCAGTCGCAACATCGACCGTCTACGTGCGGAAGAGGATGTCCGCAACCTGCAAGTCGCTCGCGCTGCTCAGGCAGATGGCGAGGGCGTGAAGGCGTTCATGGAGGGTTTGCAACTCAGGATTGGAAGACCAGTCGTAACAGATAAAGTCTACGATCCAAGCCAGGATAGGGCAGACCCTGACGCCAAAGAGCAACTGATGCAAATATTTGGCAGAGGATGACAAGGGAATGTCACAAAACGTAGAGTTTATCCTGTCGCTGGAAGACAAACAGTTTACAGCGTCAATCGATCGTGCGGGAAAACTGCTTACTCGATTTGGTGAGCAGGTAACAAAGCCTGCTCAAAAAATCCAAACCTTTGAACGCTCTTTGGGTTCGGTCGCCCGTATCATTGGCGTTCTGGAAAGCAAGCTCGATTCTACGGCAGATAAACTACAGGATGTAGCTGTCGGTTTTGAGCTTGCTTCAGATGCTACGCGTAAAATGCGTGGCAACATCACCAGCCTCAATTCTGGTCTTAAAGCTCTGATTGAGCGCGTCGATACGACAACTTCTTCAGTAGATAAACTCACCGCGTCATTACGTAAAGTGCAATCAGAGCTAAATGATTTCTCTGACTGGGCGACCTATGCAAGCAAAAGCGCAAGCCGTTTTGGTACGGAGGTCAAAGAAGCCTCTGCGTCCGTGAGTGGCATGAATACGCGCCTTAACACCACGACGAAGCGACTCAGTAATTGGGGTGTGACAACAAGCCAGGCTGCCGAGGGACTAAAAAAAGTTCGTGAGCAGATGGACGAAGTTATCGGACGTCAGCAACTCATTAACAAGCCTGTACGCGTTCGCACATCAGGAAGCGGAAATGGTGGGGGTAGCGGTGGACGTGGTGGTTACTCTTGGCATATCGGTAAAAATAACGAAGGCAGTATGTTCTCTGGCCTTCGTGGCAACATTTTCCTGCTTGGTGAGATCGGAGATGCTGCAAGAACCGTCACCAGTATCATGTTTGGTTGGCAGAAGCCTATTATTGAAGCTGCGGCCGAAATGGAACGTATGCGGGTGATGCTTCGAGGGTTGAATAAGGAGAAGTCCAACCCGGGCCAGGCTGCCGCTGATGATATGAAGTACATCGTAGACATGGCTCAAAATGCGCCGTTCGCGATGCAGGCGTTAACAGACTCCTTCGTGAAGTTTCGTTCTGCTGGCTTAGATCCAACCGATGGTTCTCTGAAGGCGCTGGTGGACTCCGTTGCTCGTTTTGGTGGTGATAGTGAGCTGTTGAAACGTGCGGCTGTGGCCGTTCAGCAGATGTCCGGTAAGGGCGTTGTGTCAATGGAAGAGCTACGTCAGCAATTAGGTGAAGCCGTTCCTAACGCGATGCAGGCAATGGCAGACGCCGCAGGCATCACTATGGGGGAACTGACTAAAGCCGTTGCCAGCGGTACGGTTGAGGCAAAACAGGCGTTGTCTCTGATGTTTGTTGGTCTGCGTGCGGAGAATGAGAACGCAGCGAAAGACATGATGCAAACCTACACAGGTGCGCTGGCGCAACTTCAGACGTCATTCACGTTATTTGCTGATCGGGTTGGTCAGGCCGGATATCTGGATTCTCTATCGAAGGGGATGAAAGAACTGGCTTCAATCATGAATAGCGCCGAAGGGATTTCGTTTGCCAATTCTTTAGGTTCGGGGTTAACGACGGCAATCGATGGGTTGCGTCAGCTTGCTCAATGGTTAGCAAAGAACCAAGAGCTGGTAATTAATCTCGGTAAGGTCGTGGCCGCGATGGTTGCGTTCAAACTGATGCGAGCAGGGATCATGGGAGTAGTTGGCGCAGGCAGCAAGATGGTTAGCACCTTTGCCACGATGGCGACCGCCATACAGACTCCATTTAACCTCGGCGCTACAGCAGTAACTCGATTCAATCGTGCGGCACGTATGGGGCTGGCTCCGATCCCCTCTCTTATTTTCGCCATCCGTGGGGCGATTACGGGGCTTAAAGGCGCTTTTGCTGGATTAACGGCGTTCATTGCAGCAAATCCTATAGGGGCAGCATTTACAGTTGCCACTGTAGCTGTTGCTGGCCTAATCACGTACATGACCATGCTCCGCAGCGAAACTTCAAAGGTCGTTGACGAGATTAGGAAAATACCAGAGGCGATGACGGCGGCCAAACGTGCACAAATGGCCGACCGCGCAGAAAAGCTCGAAAAGCAGATTCTTGCTGATCAACGAGCATTAAAAACTGGTGAGGGTGTTAATTACGTATCTAACTCTGCCGGTGTTATTACTCACAAAGAGTCGAAGGCTGACATCGAAGCACGCCTGAAAAAAAATCAGGAAGAGTATCAAAAGATAACCGGCACGATAGCTCTTGGTGACGGCGCTGTAGCAAAGCGTTTGGCTAAAGAGGCTGCCGAATCTCAGATTGAGAAAATTCGAGCGGAAAACCAGATTTTCGCGGCAACATTCGTGAAAGCCCGGCAGGAGGCTCTGGATAAGATCCAGAAAATCAATGATGACGGTTCACTTTCAGATGACGAAAAGAACAAGCTATTGGCACCGTTACGTGAAACGGTAAACAAAAGCTATCTGGAGCCTGCGCAAAAACTGGTTGATTCATTTTCTTCTCGTAAGAATGCTACCGAGAAGCAAATAGCGACTCTTAATGATCAGCTTGAAAAAGCCAAAAAGGATGGAAATACCGAGCAAATCCAGAAACTGCAAGGCAGTATCCGTGGTTATCAGGAGCATTTGGAAGCCGTTGCTCAGGAACTGACACAGGCAGAGTTCGAGAGAGATAACGCGGCCAAAACTGGTAAGGGCGTAATGTCAAACCAGGGGACTGTTCTTGGGTTAGGTACAACTGATAAAGCTGCTCAGAAGGCGCTGGCGCAATATATGCGAAACCAGATGGATTCTGCGACTTATCAACGTACTTTGCCTGACGGCACTCCGATGATGGACTTCGAAGGTAAGCCGATTATTGGGCCTAAACAACTCAAGACGCAGCTTAATTTGCAGAAAGCATCCAGTGCCAGCTCTCTGGAGAAAATGAGCGATGAAGAGCGTGCCGCAGCCATTGCCGCACTGACTAAAGCTCGTGAACAGGATGCCGCAGCCGCCGAGAAAGCAGCCCAACGATCAGCTAATGCCTCGCAGCGTGCGGCCAAGAAAGAACAGACAGCGCAACAGAAACTGGCAGCCGGATACCAGAAGGCTCTGGATAAAGCCGATCAGCTTATGGGGCAAATGGGTGAAAGCTCTAAGGCTACGGTATCGTTTGATCAGTCTCTTCGCGATACAACGAAATCGCTGACAGATTTGGCTAATGCGGTTCCTAACGAGTTCATCACTCAAGAGATGATCGACAAGGCGAAAAAACGTCTTGAAGACCTCAAAAATGCGACACCTGAATATCGCGAGATGTTTAATCGCCGCAATGTTGAGCAGATGATCTCCACCTGGGCACCGGAGTCGGATTCCATTATTAGTGCTGGCTATACGCCGTCTCGTGAAGAGAAAGTTGCTGATTTCGAAGACACCTACAACCGCAATCTCAAAGCGTTGATAGAACTTCGTGATAAGGCGTCTGATCCTAAAGTTGTGGCGCTTTATACAAAGAAAATCAATCAACTGATTGCTGCTGGCAATACCGCGCTTATTAAAGAGACGGGGACTGCGACGCAGAAGTTGGCACTGGAATACGAAAACCTGGCAGAGCAGATCGAAAGCACCTGGACTGATTTGTTTAGTGGCTTAACTGATGTCCTGACTGATTTCGTTATTAACGGGAAGATGAGTTTCTCCAGCCTATCTCAGTCCATTTTGAAAGATATCACCAATATGGTCGTGAAGTCGCAAATCACGCTGCCTCTAATGAACATGTTGGGGATGGGAACCACCGCAGCTGGTAGTTCACAGAGTGGTAATTTGCTGACCGGGGTTGCTTCCGCCGTTGCCAATCAAGGGGTACGAATGGGCAACACTGTTAACGGCGACAAGTCGGTAGGAGAAGCCACGAAGGAGACGTCCAGTTCGGTAACTGGATTAGGGCAAACAACACAGCAGACCACCAGCGCAATTGGCACTGCAACAAATGCGATTGGTAGCTGGGTATCAGGGCTATTTGATAGCACTGAAGCCAAAGATGCCGAGACAAAAGCCGTGAAGGACTCCATCTTCTCGATGCAGAACCTCAGCTCTGTTACCGGCGCGCTGTCTGCCGCGTTTGCAATGCTTGGAGCTAATGCTTCCGGCTCTGGTAATAAGTGGTTGAGTTTTGGAGCAACGGTTGCATCTGGTCTTGTTTCAGCTTGGGCTGGCGGTGGTTTCGACAGCTTGACATCAAGCTCTGCTAAAACCGCAACCAGCAGTGTGGCTGACGGAACTAAAGGCATTCCTGCAATCCCGAAGTTTGCAAATGGAGGAATATTCGGAAAAGACGGCGTGATCCCGCTCCGGGCATACCAGAAAGGCGGTATTGCTAACTCGCCTCAATTAGCGTTGTTTGGGGAAGGTTCTATGAATGAGGCGTATGTTCCATTGCCTGATGGCCGAACAATCCCTGTAACGCTCAGTACCGATGGTATGAGTGGAGGCGGAAATGTTCTTTCTCCTGTATCAATTGAGATCAACGTCCATAGTGACGGTAGCACAACTGAATCCGGCGATACAGAAAGCATATGGAACAATGCCGCTCAACGGATGAAAGCAATCGCGCTTGAGACTATCGCTCAAGAGAAACGCCCTGGCGGATCACTCAACCCAAACACTCAACGTAACTAACTATCGACTGCCCCGGTCGGGGCAGTCTCACAAGGATGTGAGATGGAAAGACAAACGTTTAATTGGTATCCAGATTACGAATCTGAAAAGAGCGTAAAACCGAATGTAACGGTACTTAATTTTGGTGATGACTACGAGCAGCGACAGGCTCAAGGTCTTAATCGTATTAAAGAAGAATGGTCGTTAACCTTTACCAGATCATACAACGAAATTAATGCAATCGATGACTTCCTTACTGAGCGATCAGGTGTTGAATCGTTCTATTGGGTTAATCCAAGAGGCAAGCAGATTGTAGTTGTATGTGACAGTCATACGGTCAAGAGATATCAGGGGTACTGTGTCTTAACTGCTACATTCAGACAAGTATTTGAGGCTTAAGTATCTGGATAAGTAAGTACTAATTTACTATCATTGTGGCGCTGACAGGATGTCAGCGCCTACTTATTTCAAGGATGAAACAATGGGAATTAAAGCTGATATTCAGAGCTTATCTCCCTCTGCACTCATTGAGTTGTTCGTACTGGATATGTCGAACACAACTTCAGGGGGGAAGCTATTCTTCCACGCCGGAACAAACGAACTGATGCAACCGGTCGTCTGGCAAGGAGTGACATACGAGCCGTGGCCAATCAAAGCATCAGGCTTTGACAAAACTGGCCAGGGAACGTTGCCACGTCCAAAAATTCAGGTATCGAACTTTGCCGGAACCGTCTCTGCGGAAGTTCAGGCGAACGACGATCTTGTTGGCTGCCGCATTATTCGCAAGATGACGCTGGCTCGCTTCCTCGATGCCGTTAATTTTAAAGACGGCAACCCAACAGCAGATCCAAACCAACATTTCCCGGATGAAATGTGGTTTATCGAACAGAAAACTCTCGAAACTCATCAGGTTGTCGAGTTTGAATTGTCCAGTGTGTTCGATTTGATGGGGGTACAACTGCCGTATCGTCAGATCATTAAAAACACCTGCCCGTGGAAATACCGAGGGCCAGAATGCGGCTATACCGGTCCATATTTCGACAAAAATAACCAGCAGACGTCTATGTCTGGTGCGGATTACTGCACAAAACGTTATGACGCCTGTAATGCGCGTCGGAATTATTTTGCCGACGGTGTGATCCATTTTGGTGGATTTATTGGAGCTACGCGGTATGGGTAATAAAGCAATCCCTGAGCTTGGCTCTGACGTTATGCAGCAAATCTATCTCTGCGCCATAAATCGCTACCCTAATGAAGCGTGTGGCTTTCTGGTTAGAACTAATGGCGACAAATATCGCTTTATGGAAGCGCGGAATGTTTCGGAGAACCCGCAGAACACTTTTGTAATGCACGTTGACGACATTATGGCGGCTGAGGATGCGGGTGATGTTATCGCAATCTGGCATTCACATACTGATGAATCAGCAGAAGCATCTGATGCCGATCGTGCAGGCTGCGAAGCGACGGAAGTTCCGTGGATGATTCTGGCTATTCGCAAGAATGTTGAGGGAGATGCCCCTTTCCATTTTAGCGAGATGAATGTGATCACACCTGATGGTTTCGAAATGCCATACCTGTGCAGACCGTATGTATTTGGCGTATTCGATTGCTGGATGTTGTGTCGGGACTATTTGAAGCGTGAGTTTAACGTCGAACTAAACCCGAACGCACACCTGCATATTCCATCGTGGTACACCGGCGATAACGACATTCTCGACCAGAACTACCGAAACGAAGGATTGGTACGGCTTGCGCCCGGAACAGAACCTCAACGTGGGGACGTCTTCTTTATCCAATACGGAAAAATGCCTGACCACTGTGCGGTTTATATCGGCGATGGAATGATTCTTCATCACCAGATCGACCGCCTTAGTTGTCGTGCTTATTACGGCGGGATGTATCAGAAACATACGACGCATCACTTGCGTCACAGAGACTTGCTCAAGGGAGATGAGACGTGTCTGAGTTAGTTCATGTGCAGCTTGGCGGCCCTATGGCCAAACATTTTGGCCGCCACTGGCATCTAAAGGTGCGCAATACAAAACAGGCTCTGGATTTAATTGAGGCCAATAAGCCTGGTTTTAAAGCATGGATGAAGCGCAATATCAAAACCTATGACAGATACCACATCCAGATCACCAATAAACAGGGCCACAAGTGGTCTGTGGACGAGAGTGAATATCAGATGATGGGGCAGTCTGACAACATTGCCAAAATCCGCATTACCCCTGTTCCGCGAGGAAGCGGCGGATCTGCTTTTGGGTGGTTTCAGACGGTAGTAGGGGCCGCTTTGTTGGTTGTATCGGCGGTAATGATGCCCGCTCTTGCCCCTCTCGGTTTGTCACTGATGATGGGCGGTATAGCGCAAATCATATCTCCGCAAGCCACTAACGAAAGTGTGAGGCAGGCGGATAACTCGAACTCTTATTACTTTGATGGACCTCAAAACACAACAAACCAGGGGAACCCTGTACAGCTTATCTATGGCGAGGAAATTTTAGTTGGCTCACAGGTCGTGAGTTCTTCTATCACCATCGACCAGCTTATGTAATCAAGGATTTTTGGACATGGAACAGTTCAAGAAGAAAAAGTTACCTCTATTAATTGCAGGTTCTGGTGGCAAAAAAAGTAGCAAAAGCTCTAGTCGCACACCAGTTGAAGCAGACGATACCGTAAATTCTCGTGCTATGGCCTCTATTCTCGATCTTCTTGGAGAAGGCGTAATTGGCGGCTTGGTAAATGGCGCAAGATCTATTTTTGTCGACGATTTGCCCATAGTAAATGAAGACGGCTCTTCAAACTTTAGCGGAATTTCATGGGATTTTCGAGACGGCTCGCAAGACCAGACACCAATGTCTGGCTTTGATTTCGTCGAAACACCTAAATCGATCAATATCCAACTAAAGAAATCGCATTATGTGACGGTTTCAATAGATAACGATGAGGCCGATCGTGTTCGAGTCATCATGAAGTTCCCTTCTCTGCGAAGAATAGACCAAAAAACGGGTGATACAAACGGCACTACCGTTGAGTATAAGTTCCAGATCTCAAATGGAGATTCAACATTTGTAGATGTGGTCGCAGAAGGTGAAAAAAACGTTGGTATTAAGTTAACAGCGAAGAAAACCGGTGCTTATTATCGTAGTTATGAGCTGAAGTTACCCAAGCCAGGTCGGGCATACAGTGTTCGAGTAGTTCGTATTACTGATGATAACAGCGGTCAGTATCTTTATAACGATACATGGGTGGACTCAATCGGTGAGATCGTTGATACACCGATGAACTACCCAAACTCTGCGTTGGTGGGACTGAAGGTTAATTCTGAGCAGTTTGGCGGCTCTATGCCTTCTCGTTCCTATCTGGTGCGGGGATTAAAAATTCGCGTACCATCAAACTACAACGAGGCTAGCAACACTTATGATGGCGTATGGGATGGCTCTTTTAAGCTGTTGTCATCTTCAAACCCTGCGTGGATTCTCTTCGACTTGCTTACCAATTCTCGATATGGGCTTGGTCAGTATGTGTCGGAATCTATGATTGATCTCGGCCAACTGTACCAGATCGGTCGATATTGTGACGAAGAGGTTGATGATGGCTTTGGTGGTAAAGAGAAACGCTTTGCAATCAATACGCAGATCACCAGTAGACAGGATGCATACCGACTAATTCAGGATATTGCCGGTGCATTCCGCGGCATGGTGTTTTGGGCTGGTGGCATGGTTAACATCATGCAGGATAGCCCATCAGATCCAGTAATGATGTTTACCAACTCGAACGTCAAAGATGGATTGTTTACCTATAAAGGTTCTGCGCGTAAAGATCGCCCATCCGTTGCGCTCGTAACCTACAACAACAAGGAGGACGGTTATAAGCAAAACATTGAGTACGTTGAAGATCAGGACGCAATGCGCCGTTATGGTGAGCGTAAAACAGAAGTCGTAGCATTTGGATGTACAAGCCGAGGCCAGGCTCACCGAGTTGGTTTGTGGCTTTTGTATACCGCCAGAATGGAGTCGGATGTAATTACATTTACTGCCGGTTTAGACGCCTCATTTCTGATGCCCGGTGAAACCGTTCTGATTCAGAACAAATATCGTGCAGGTAAACGTAACTCCGGTCGAATTGTGGAGTTTACCAAAAACAGCATCACTCTCGATGCGCCTGTGTCGTTAGCTAAAAGCGGCAGCTTTATTCGGATATTGAATCAGGAAGGCAAAATCGTTGAACGCGATGTTCTTGAAACTGGCGAAAACATAACAAAGGTTACGTTTTCAAAAGCTCTGTCGTCAGCGGAAACGCCTGTTTTGAACGGTGTATGGACAATCACAGAACCAGATCTCGAACCTATGCGCGTTCGCATCGTTAACATCGCTCAGGGGGAAACGTCGGGTAGCTTTGACATCACCGCTGTTGAGAACAATCCGTCTAAATATGAGGCAATCGACAATGGTGCAACGCTTATCCCGCAGAATACGACGGTATTGGACCCGACTTACTCCAAGCCGTCTAATTTGCAAATCACCGAAGGGACTTATCTCTCAAGCCCAGGCAACCTGTCAGTAAAACTGACTGCAACATGGGAAGGGAAATCTCCAGAGTATTGGATCAGTTGGCGACGTTCTGATGAAAACAATGTATCGAACTGGCAATCGGCACGTGTAACCGAAGAGCAATACGAAATCGTTAATGTCGCGGAGAATGGACGCTACGACTTCCAACTGTATGCGGTTTCATTCAACGGTAAAAAAACAGAGATTATCAGTACCGTTTATCAGGTGCTGGGCACAATGACACCGCCGGATGCACCAACGTCATTAACGGCCGTTGGAGACTATCGTAATGTGATACTGAATTGGGTTAATCCAGATTCGGTAGACCTTGATCACATTAATGTTTACGCATCCCAGACCAACAATCTGGATACGGCGAAACTGATCGCAGAGTCTGCAAGCACCACCTTTACACATTCTGGTCTTGGGGATAGTGAAACTTGGTATTACTGGGTTAGATCAGCAAATAAGCGTGGCATGTTGAGTCGCCCAAACTCAAATCTTGGTACAGAGGCCACAACGCGAGATGTTCTTTCATTTTTAGCCAATAAAATTACCTCGTCAGAACTTGGCCAGGCTTTAAATGAGGAAATTGACAGTAAGGCTTCTCAACAAGCTGTTGATGAAATCAATAATCATATCGATCAGAGCGTCGAATCTCTGGAAGGTGAAATTTCCGCATTAAATAAGGAGCTAACGAGTAGTATCGATGAGTTCAAAACATCGTTTACTGAACGCAGCGAGACACTGGAGAATGCGCAAAGCGAGCTTAGAACGGAAGTTTCTAGCACTCGGGAAAAAGTAGATGATGCATTACGACAAGTTGAAAATTCAAATGCAGCACTTATTGAACTACGTAATACAGTATCAAAACAAGGTGATTCTGTTGCTGGTGTCGTAGAAGCAGCAAATGCGGCACTTGAAAATGCATCATCTTTAATTGCCGAAGAGCGTAAAGTTCGTGCACAAGCAGATCTAGCGAATGCTAAAAAGATAGAAACGATGAGATCATCGGTTGATGAAAGTGTTGCGGCTGTAGAAGAAATGCGGAGAACGGTTGCTGAGGTAGGAAGAGTAAGTTCAGAAATCACAACTAATCTTGAAGCCATTTCTAAGACAAATATCGATCTTGCGTTGCGGCAGGACGAAGATCAGCACAGACAGCTGGTAAATAACGCGAAAATTGCCACGACTCAAAAGATTCTTGTCGATGATGTGTCAGCAATGGCGTCTAAGGTTGAAGAGATACGAGCCGAGATTGGTGACAACATTCGAGCATCTATTCTCGAAGAAGCGACAGCCAGAACTGATGGTGATAATGCGTTAGCCAATCGTGTGACACAATTACAGAGTAAATTTGAAGGTGATATCAGTGCCGCAATAAGGACCGAACAATCTGCAAGAGCATCGGCCAATGAGACTCTTTCAAAGCAGATCACACAACTGGAGTCTAAAGTAAATACTGATATTTCAACCGCTATTAGAGAAGAGCAACAAACAAGAGCAACGCAAGATGAAGCATTATCAAGGCAAATAACTCAACTTCAAACAAAAGTTAATAACGATATATCTGCTGCTATTAAAAGTGAGCAACAAGCGCGAGTTAGCGGCGATTCAGCGTTATCCACACAAATTAATCAATTGCAGGCAAAAGTAGATGATGACATATCAGCTGCTATTAATGAGGAAAGAGAAGCCAGAGCATCAGGCGATAGTGCACTATCAAGAGAAGTTAGTAGTTTAAAAACAAAAACAGGTAAAGACATTGCAGCGGCGGTAGCAGTTGAAACCAAAGCAAGAACTGACGCTAACGATGCATTATCCAGACAAATTTCTTCTCTTACTACGAGGGCTAATAATCTTCAGTCCTCGATAGAGCGAGAATCGACATCTCGTACAAGTCAGGATTCTGCCATTGCAAAAGACTTGGCAAGTTTTAAAACAAAAACTGCTAAGGATATAAGTGCAGCTGTTGCGGTTGAAACTCAAGCAAGAGCTGCCGCTGATACCGCATTGACGTCGCAGATTAACTCACTAAAGACACAAACAGGTAAAGATATAAAGGCTGCTGTAGCAGAAGAGACGAAAGCCAGAACTGATGCTGATGCAGCGCTTTCGACAAGGGTAACTAATCTCCAGTCGCAAACAACAAATTATATCAATGCAGCGATTACGTCAGAGTCAAAGGCCAGAACAAGTGCAGACAACGCTCTAGGAAAACGAATTGATACACTGAAAGCGTCTGTAGATGGAAATGTTGCCGTTATTCAGCAGCAGGCTTCTGCTATAGCTGACGCTAATAGAAAAGTATCAACCTCGTACACATTGAAGATGGAAACTTCAACGAGTGGTGGGCAGAAGTATGTAGCGGGCATTGCGCTGGGTATTGATACAACGGGGCTTTCTCAGTTTTTGGTGCGGGCAGATCGATTTGGTTTGGTCAACAATGTTAATGGGAAGATCACAACGCCATTTGTTATCGAAAACAGCGTTGCGTATATGAACGGTGCTTATATCAAAGATGGCACTATCACAAACGCAAAGGTAGGTGACTTACAATCAACAAACTTCGTAAGAGGACGAGCCGGATGGAGATTTGGCAAAAACGGAACGCTTGAGATTAACGGTAACAGTGGAGGAAATGGGAGATTAGTTATCAATGGGCAGAGAATCGACGTTTACGACGACAATAATGTACTCAGGGTAAGAATTGGTCGACTTTGATTATGGAAAAAAATATTTTTATCGATAATAATAGGTAGTTACATACTTAATGGTGGGCAAGGATAGCCCACCTGATTAAAGGAGCAGATTCAACATGTGGTACAGGGAAGGTACTATCACATTTACACAAGGCAGCAATACTCTGGTTGGTGCTGGGACAGCATGGAACGTTACGGCCAATGGTGTGTTGCCTGGCATGATTGTCGTCGCACCTGATAATAAATTGTATGAAATTAAAAGCGTAACAAATGACACAACCTTAACGTTGGTTGAAAACTATACTGGTGAAACGCAAAGTGATATACCATGTAGGATCATCACTACCTACGAAGGAGATTTGACACAGTTTAGTGCGAGATTTACGGCTCTTTTATCACGAATGTCTGGTGATGCAAAAACAGTTCGAAATTGGTTAACTGCCGTAGATGAAGTTACTCTTGAGCGAGAAGATGGCACTAATGTTAATGTAAAACCTCTTTCTAAGATTATCGCGGAGCATAATAAGCACGTAGAATGGTATGAAAATAATACTAACGCAATTAATTCCGCAGGAGATAAAGCAAAACAGGCTGCGGCCAGTGCGTCGGCTGCGGCGAAGAGTGCGAATCTAGCAAGCAGTAAGGCTACTCAGGCATCTAATAGTGCGTTGGATGCTACAGCGTCTAAAAATGCAGCAAATAAAAGTGCATCAAGTGCTAAAGCATCAGAAACAAGTGCTTTAGAGGCGAAGAACGCAGCTGCAATTTCTGCATCAACAGCTTCCACTAAGGCAACAGAAGCCACAAGTTCGGCTAATGCTGCGTTGGTCTCTAAAGAGGCTGCAAAATTATCTGAAATGAATGCTGCTTCTGGTGCTGGCAGTGCATCAACTTCTGCAAATCAGGCTAGAGAGTCGGCAAGGTCTGCGAAGACATCCGCTAATCAGGCTTCAACTTATGCGTCTGCTGCTAGAGCTTCGAAGGATGAAGCTAGCCGAAAGTCTGCTGAAGCCTCAACTAGTGCTAGTAACGCATCATCGAAATCAGCTGAATCTGCGGCTAAAGCAGAAGAAGCAAAGCAAAGCCAAACATCAGCACTTGCATCGGCAGAGCGTGCAGAGATAGCTGCTACTAGAGCAGAAAGAGCTTTGTCAGCGATATCATTACATGATGCCAGTTTGACTATGAAGGGTATTGTCAAATTAAGCAGTGAGACGAGCAGTTCGTCAGAAGAATTTGCAGCAACACCAAAAGCAGTAAAGGCTGCGTTTGATCTTGCTAAATCAAAATATACTGCAAATGACGCGACAACTTCACAAAAAGGGCTGGTTCAATTAAGTAGCGATACAAATAACGCCTCTGAATCATTGGCCGCAACAACAAAAGCGGTTAAAAGTGTAAAGGATCTTGCTGATAGAAAAGCAGCAATCAACAGCCCAGCATTTACTGGCACACCAACGGCACCAACGGCGACTCAAGGCACTAATAATACGCAAATTGCCACAACTGCTTATGTAAGAGAAGCGATCTCAGGTCTTGTAGGATCATCACCTGAAGCGCTTGATACTCTTAATGAGTTGGCAAGGGCTTTGGGTGATGATCCCGATTTTGCCACAACAATGACGAACAAGTTGGCCACAAAACAACCTCTTGATGCTACGCTGACTGCACTGGCTGGACTAACAACAGCCGCTAATAAACTTCCTTATTTTACAGGGAATGATACAGCTGGATTAGCAACAATAACTTCTGTTGGTCGAGATATTCTTTCTAAAGCAAGTGTACAGGCGATTATTCAGTATCTTGGATTGAAGGAAAATGGAACAAGTGGCGATAAAATACCTTTATTGAGTACAGCCAATACATGGAGTGCAAAGCAAACATTTAGTAATGGTCTTGCAGGCTCACTTAACGGAAATTCCGATACCGCAACAAAATTAAAAGCAGCACGAAAAATTGGCGGAGTACCGTTTGATGGTTCATCAGATATAAATCTACCAGGTGTAAACTCAACAGGAACTCAGAGTACTAGTGGAAACGCTGCCTCTGCCACTAAGTTAGCAACACCTCGTTCAATTGGTGGAATGTTATTTGACGGCACTGCAAATATTGACTTACCAGGCGTTAACAAGGTTGGAAATCAGAGTACAACAGGTAATGCAGGGAGCGCAACGAGACTGCAAACGGCAAGAACAATAGGTGGGGTATCGTTTAATGGCACTGCAAATATTGACTTACCTGGTGTCAATAAAGCTGGAAATCAGAACACGTCAGGTAATGCTGCAACGGCGACAAAACTTGCAACGGCACGAAAAATAAATGGGGTCAGTTTTGATGGCTCAAAGAATATAAGCATCACGCCAAAACAACTAGGTGCAGCAAAATATGTTGCTAATCTTGCTACGGGGAATACTCAAGAGTGGACAACTGCACAATTTGTCGCATGGTTAAATTCACAAGGGGCATTTGATGCAACTCAGTGGAGCACACGTTGTAGCTGGTCTTATGGTAGTAACTGTTATATAGGAAATGCATCAACGGGATGTGGAGTTATACCTCTTGCTGGTTCTGTTATTGAGGTGTTTTCAACCGGTACAAGTAATTACACTATACGCATTACAACACCTTCAACATCTGGAGGTGCATCTGGTGCTGTTCTTAATAGTGAGTTTATTTATACATACAACGGCGATAACTATAGCCCAACATGGCGTCGTAATTACAGTTCTCAAAATAAACCAACGGCTTCAGAGATAGGCGCCCTTGCCTCAAATGGAAATGCAGTTTCGGCTACGAAACTGAAAACAGCGAGAAATATAGGGGGGGTATCGTTTGATGGTACAGCGAATATAGATTTACCAGGCGTTAACAAAGCTGGAAATCAGAACACATCAGGTAATGCTGCAACAGCTACTAAATTAAAAACATCAAGAACAATAGGTGGAGTATCATTTGATGGTAGCGCAAACATTAATCTTCCAGGTGTGAATACGTCAGGAAATCAGAATACATCTGGTAACGCAGCATCAGCAACTAAGCTACAAACAGCACGTACTATAAATGGAGTAAGTTTCGACGGAACAAAAAATATTAGTATAAGTGCCGCTCAAATTGGTGCTTTGCCTATCGGTGGGGGTACGATAACAGGTAATTTGACTGTAAATGGAAATGGCTCATTTAATGATGTTCAGATCCGCTCAGATAAGCGTAACAAGCGTAATCTGGTAAAGCTAGATAATGCGTTAGATCGTTTGGAGGCACTTACTGGTTATCTTTATGAAATCCAACTCTCTGATGATAGTTGGAAAACGTCAGTTGGTTTAATTGCTCAGGATGCACAAAAAGCATTGTCTGAACTGGTAACTGAAGACACAGACGTTATATCTGGTGAAAAACGTCTGTGTCTTAACTACAACGGCATAATTGCATTGTTAGTCGAGGGCTTTAAAACACTTCGTCATGAGATTAAAGAACTTCGGGAGAAGTAAACGACAGCTGTTGGAGTTTCTGGTTTCTACTGAATTTAAATTGTGGGGGTGATACTCACCCCACGCATTCAAAAGGAGGGGTAAAATGGGGGTAGCGTCGGGATGGGTCGGTTCTTCGGCTAAGAGCGAAACGGGCGAACAATGGATGAGCGCTGCGGGTACTAAGTTAGGATTGGGTAAACCTTTTATGATGAGTCAAATGGTGGGACGATCTATGGGCTGTAAAATTGCAACCGCTTACTATAAAGGGAATCCTCCTGATAAAGTCGAAAACTGGGGGGCTGTAGGTTCAGATTGGCCATTGGCTGAAAAGAACCAAGGTACAATTGCTGGTGCTTCGAGCTGTGGTTTAGGTCGTTTAGTGGGGATCGTGCTTACGCAAGCTCACTACGTTCCTGGTTTACCGCCCACTGGGGGTTTATACATCGCAGGGGGAAGGGCAAGCAATATTACAGTAACAGTTGGTGGAGTCTCACAAGTTTTTACTTACAATAGTGTTATTAACGGTTTTCACTATTACTGGCAAGGAACACCTAGTTCGGCCTTTATAACGGCAATGAAAAGGACGGGGGTTACACAAGATTTGAAAATTAGTTAAAATATAAAAGGTTATATATTATTTAAATTTCAGTTGATATTTAAATTACATAAAATTATGTAAGGGGATATTAAAATAGATTGCTCATGGAGGAAGCATGGCTAATGACGTAGGAGGCGTCACTCATGATCAGGTTGAGAGAATAGCTAAAATTGTCGCCAGAGAAGTTGTTGGTAAATTAGGAAAAGAAATCAGAGAGGAGATAGTTCATGAGGTTCATGAGCAGTTGAAAAACTATTTTGGTGACATGACTCCGGCTCAACACAGTATTCAACATTCCAATCTGGATAAACTACTTAATAGGTTAGATTCGATCTCAAGCGGCTTCTTTGGAGGCATTATTTCTAAAGTGACGTCGTTTATTATAACCGCACTAATTTTAGGATTAGCCGCATATGGCGTAAAAAATGGACTGCAATAACAGGAGAACAAGGATGAAGACTCCGAGAGGCATTCGTAATAATAACCCCGGTAATCTTGATAAAGGATCACCGTGGCAAGGTCTGGTTGCGAATCCAGACGAACCTCGCTTTTGCACGTTTAAAGACCCTGTTTGGGGTATTCGTGCTCTGGCAGTGACTCTAATTACCTACCACGATAAACGTCGCGCCAAAGACGGCTCAAGTATTGATACCATTCGCGAAGTTATTGAACGTTGGGCACCGCCGAATGAAAACAACACTGACACCTACATTAATGAGGTGTCTAAAGCTGTTGGTGTAACCGCAGACATGATCATCGATCTGCATGATTACGACATCCTTCGACCTTTGGTTGAGGCAATCATTCGCCATGAGAATGGGCGAGGTCCGCTAAAAACGCTGAACACCTGGTATGCGGCAGAAGTTATTGAGGAAGGTCTGCGTCGAGCTGGAGTCGTTAAGCCGGTGAAAACCGTGAAGGCTGTTCCTGTAACTAAAGAAACAGCAGGCGCAACTGTTACAGCAGGTATTGGTCTGGCGCAGCTGGCCGATGTTATGCCGCAGGTTTCCGCTGCTATGGATAAAGCACAAGGTCATATCTCTAGTGGGGATACAGTACGCATCATCTTCGGTATTGCCACTATTGTTGTGGCAGGATTCATTGCCTGGTCGCAGGTAAGAAAACACCAGAAAGGGATGGCCTAATATGCTAGGTAGCCTGATGATAAAGCTAAAAGTTGCTTTGATTACTCTGGCTGCCGTTCTTTTCGTTCTGGTCGGCGCTTACACGATGGGCGGAAATGCGGCGCGACGAGCAATGGAAGAGAAGGCAAAACAGGAAGACAGGAAACGACTTCAAAGCACAGTGGATGTCAAAAATGAAACACTTGATGAGTTACGGCGCAAAGATGCTTCTACTGTTCATCATGAGTTGCACAATAAGTGGTTGCGTGATTAAGCCTCAATCCTCTGGTGTGCTTTTCTGCGATGCGGCTACACCGCTATACATCAGCCGTGATGATCTCATGACCGAAGAGACTGAAAGGGAAGTACTTTTTCACAATATGATAGGGGAGCGATTGTGTGGATGGGGCAGAAAAGTGCCATAATAAAAGCGGAATTTTCTAACATAAAATTTGCATATTATTAGAGCACAAGGTAGATTTGAAGCATGGATGTCAAGTAAATCATACCTTGTTTTAATAAATCGACGCATACTCGTAGCCTCTAAACCGACAAGGTCGCCGCTATGACATAAAGTTATTACCGGCTAAGGTGGAAACATGCATACTGCGCTTAACGCATCTCGTTCTATTCAGACGATAAGAGACTGTACCAAGATGATCGCATCGGTTCCGTTGCGGCATTGGAATGACTCGCTCCAAATTCGTGAAATGAACAAACCGGGTATGCTTAAGGATCAGCGTTTCATCGTTAACCTTAAAAGTGACGTTGAAGAAGGCAAGTTTACCATCAAATTGTTTGCAGAAATGATGGTGCTCAACAATCGGTTACGTTTTCTTGTTAAGCCAGAAAAACAGTTTCCCGATGTTGTGCGTTGTGAACAGGATGCTTTCTATGAGATTGAAAGCAAAATAGCTAAATTTATCAAAGATAAATACCGCGTAGATGTTAAAATAGCGAAACTGGATTCATCTACGGATATGCGGCTTGCTAACTAAATGTCACCATCATTCATAGCAGAGTATTCAAAAGTACTGTCTGATTTCCCTGAATGTGAAGCAAGAGAGAAAATCAGAGTTGGCTACATGGTTAACTCTGATTTTTCTGTTTTACGGCTCACAGAGTGGTCCTTGATCGGGTCTAATTATGATTACTGTTTGACAGTGTCATTTGTAGGCGACCCTGATGCAGATTGGCTTCAAGAACATGCAATGGATCTTGACGAGCAGGGGCATTCAGAAGAAGAGATAGTTCATAGTGTTCGTGAATTAGTTGGTGATGAGCAAGAAGATGATGACGGCATTCAGATCGCCAGGTTCGTCTACAAACGATTCCAGTTTCGCTCACAAAAAGGCTCTCACCTTGGGGTCCAGATTAAAGGGGCATTTGTAACCCCTTCAAAGGAACAAAAGGGACTTGCTAGAAGAGTTTACAATTTTCTTCTCAATTGGCATGACCATGTAGTATGTGATGACCATCAGACGGTTTACGGTGCCAGAATTTGGGCTGTAGGTATGCTTTTGGTCGGTCGTGTCCAAATCTATGACAATTTAAATAAAGAATTTATAGATGTCCTTGTTGAAGGTGGTATTGGGCAGAATGGCGTCAAACCGTGGGATGCGCTGCTATTGAACAGCGAGGCTCAGTTACGTCACTGGAACCCTATGGCTGTCAGCATAGACCCATCTAGTCAGATTCTCACCATCATCTCCAAAGAAGACCGCCACATTGAAGTGGGCGTTACAACATTTGATGCCAGGTCTACCAACCACTAATTCCTAAACCCGCTACGGCGGGTTTTTTGTTATTAAGTCCTTACCAAATCTATGTACCTATCATTAAACCTTTACACAGCAGCCGTAGGCATTTAGGCTATATCACATATAAGAAAACAAGTTGTTTCAGACAATAATAATAGACGCAAAGGAAACTCTCCAATGACCAAGATCTTTGTGGTTGGCGGCACAAAGGGCGGGCCTGGCAAATCCACCGTTGCCCAGCAAATTGCCGTTTGCCTGAAAGTCAAAAAGAAGAAGAAGGTTTATATTACCGATATAGATATTCAGCGCACGACAACGAGCTGGTGTGAAGACCGTCGACAGAACGAAGACCTTGAGCTGATTCCTTTTGCATACGTTCAGGATGACATCATTAAGCACCTAAAATCGCTTCAGGGTAGAGCTGAGTTTGTAGTGGTAGATGCTGGTGGCTTCGACTCCGAAATTCAGCGACAAGCGATGCTGATGGCTGACGTTATCATTATCCCGCTGCGTCCTAAGCGTCGTGATTTGAAATCTTTACGTGACATCGATCCTATTATCGACAATGTTCGCAATGTAAACGATAAAGTGAAGGTCCGCGCGGTCATGAACCAGTGCCCGGCTTTGCCATCACAAGTGTCTCGCATTCTGGCGGCTAAAGAGATTGTTGAGACGTTTGGCATCGAGTCTGCGCCAGTCAATCTATATAACCGCAACGTCTATGATGATGCGGAAGAGTCTGGTCGTTCTATCTTTGAAATGACCGGTAGCGAGCGCGACAAAAAGGCGGAAGCCGAGTTTGAAGAATTTGTAGATTATCTGTTGAGTCTGGAGGAAGAAGAATAATGTCCATGAAAATGGGTGACCTAGCAAAGCGCAAAGAGTCTGATGCACCGGCTAAGAACACAACTCCTTTGCGCCAACCAGTCAGACCACAGGGACGCCCGACTCGTGGCAAAGAGAAAATTAAAAGCCGCACAATGTCACTGGAGGACGAATACTTCGAACTGCTGGAGATGATGAAGTTCATCCCTCGCTTCGAGAAATTCACCCGCTCTGATGTGATTCGTGCTGCTATTTTCCATCTGGCAGAGAAGTCACCGCAGGAAATCGAGGACATCGTGAAGCTTAACGAGGCGATCACTGCTGCCGATGTCACGATGCGTACCGATGAAATTAAACGCGAGTTAATGAAGAAAGGTTGATATAAATCTCTAAGGCTGGTCTGCATTGGACAGCCTTAGAAATATTTCGTTCTATGAAAGCTATTCGTAGTTAAGCTCACCGAACAGACTGAACATCAAGTCACCATCCAAAATTTCAAAGGGCAACTCAACATACTCATCCTTATGTCTCGGAATTGCATTGCCGTCGTTAGGGGCATTCTTGGTATAACCTTTTACATGTTTACCGTTTTCTTTTGTATACGGCAGCACGACAATTCGACCGTGATTTTTTGAAATGATAGTTCCTTCTTTCCAGAGCGTATTGCCTCTTGAGGTGGTTTCGCTTTCGCTAGCAACTTTAACACTCCAACCTACCTGATTTTTGTCCTCAAACCAGAAAACAAAGTTGCCAACAACCAGTACCTTTTGCCCATTCCTGAGAGCTTCATCCAGCATTCTTTTTACGCTGGCGAGTTGCAGTAACCGGTTAGCACGCGGCAGAAGCATTGAGCGAATAGTCGCTTTTGTTTTTCCCCAATGTGCAGCACCTGATAAACCAAAACCTCTGGCTATGCGTTCTTGGTAGCAGATCTTCGCTGTCTTAGCTTTGTTGTTATATGAACATTCCCAAGTGTTAGGAGCAACGAGTTGAAGTGAAACTTGGAATTTGGGAAGAAAAACAAAATGTAAGTAAGGCATCTCGCTTAGCACGTCAAAAAGGGGTTGACGCAAAGTTTCGTAATCTGGGTTAATTATTAACTCATTTAATGTCACTCGCGGATCGTTGGCGTGTGCCTTAATTGCTTCGTTGAGCATTATATACTCTTCATCCATGAGACGTGATTTGGCTTTGAGTGCTTTGTCAACTTTCAAACGCAATGACTTCTTTTGAAACATAGATAGAGGAAGTTTTTCAATGTCAAAGCTCACGTTTTTATTCAGCTCTAATGCCGCTTTTCTTGCTTCAGGATAGTTATCGTAGTCGTCATCAACAGCGTGGTTTGGCATACCACGATCAACATATCGCCGATACCAAGCAAGGGTTCCATCATTACGGAGTTTCAGACAGAACATCGACCATTTATTCCGTTCATATTTAGGCTGAGGCCAAAAAGCCAGTTCGGGAAGGCCATATCCTGGAAGTCTATTCATGCGCATGGTGACAATATCCACGAGGCTAAAACACTAATTCTAACATGATCTCCCTTGATAAATCTGTCAATGACATAGCATCTGGAGTTGGAGTCAAATTATGTTGTTCTTGGTATCCATTAGGAGCCTGTTTCTGTATATAAATAATAAGTAACTTATTAAATATATACGGAAGCAGGTCTTTTAAAAGACACCACCAGAACAACTCCCTTCCGTTTTCACTTCCAAAAACTGACACCAGTCGCTATCATCCGTCCATTGTGATAAGTAAGTAACTACCTACCAGGTGAGCCACATGAGCCAAATCTTTTTCGATACCATCGACAACGACCAGTACGACTTCATGACAGAGTGGAATACCGCTGTTATGGACAAGTGGGTCGCTGAAAACATTGGTTTGTCGCGCTGTAAAGACGAGGCTGAACTCTTCGAGACGAAGTGGTTTGATTACCGAGACATGCATCCTCTTATGGCCACCTGTCTGTTTACGGAGGCATACAAACGTCAGTACTCAAATATCATGCTGACGCACGGTCGCGAACACTTTGAAACAGCTCCGTTCACCACCGGGTTAAAACGCCTGCCTTATCAGGAGTTGTCGACTGCCAATAAAACGTCTCTATGGAAAGCACGCCAGTTTGCTGACCGCTATTGCTGCTCATACGACTACTTTATCTCCACCGTTCTTTCCGCAGCTGCACGACGGCTGTGGGACAAGCTGCCGCGCCCACAGCATTTGTGGCAGCCAGAGCTGGTTGAGATATTCGAAGAGAAATTAGCCAGACGCGCAACAACCCGTCTGGATGACTCTCTTGTTAGCTTTAAGCATATGGGAGACATGCAGTTCAACCCGATTCAGGAAAGCTATTTTGAGTGGATTCTGGAGTGTTTGCGCACCATCCCTCGCAGCAAGCGCATACGCGCAATTTTCTCCGCTATCTGGCTAATGGAAATCGTTCCAGAGCGCCTTATTTCCGCCCACTTTCCAGAAGAACTGGAAGAAGCACGGCGGTTTATTGATCCCCTATCTAATTAACTAATACTAGAAAACAATTTGTTTAAAAAACAAAGGAAAGCACATGACAGAACTTTGCCATACAGGACGCGGGCTGTCCGAAGAGTTTGATGAAGATTTCCAGAACAGACTGACGGCATATTTTTGTCGTGATCACGAGTTTCTTACTCGTGCGGGAGATCTGGTTGTGCCTAGCCAATTTGCCAATGCGGCCAATGCCATATTGGTTAATATGGTTTCGGGCTATTACCGTATGTACAAGAGCGCGCCCTCTTCATCTGCAATTCTGGATATGCTTAAGCGTGCGAAACGCGATAAGACTATCCGTGAGGAACTATTCGCCGATGTTGTTGCTGCGTTTAAGCGCATTCTTGCAGAAAAATTGTCCGATACCTCGTACATGGTTGACCAGGTATCAACCTTCGCAAAAAGTGTAGCGTTTGATGATGCTCTGATTAAGGCTGCTGAACTGAAAGAGAAAGGCGACTTTCAGGGAGCGATGGCAATCATGGCTAAGGTTCAGCAGATTGGATCGAACGAAGCGACCGGAATCTATGACTACTACACCTCCGCAAGTGAGCGATTGAAAGCGCGTGAATATGAGGCTTCAGAGGAGTATGTGCCAAACAGCATTACAACTGGACTCCCTCTGCTCGATAGGTTGCTGTACCAAAAAGGCTGGGCGAAGCGTGAAATGGTGCTCTTCATGGGGTTCGCTAAATCCGGTAAATCGACCGCAATGGGTGAGTTTTCCATAAACGCAACGCTTGCTGGCTACAATGTTCTGTATCTCTCGCTGGAGGTTCACACCACCATTTTATCCGACCGTTTTGATGCAAGATTGTCGGAGACAGAAATGTCCAAGCTGGTGGAACGGCGCGATGAGGTTCATCGTAAGTTGGCAGAGTTGGGAGCCACGAAGGGGATTGGTAGTTTGTGGGTGGTTGAGCGTCCGTCAGGAAGTATGTCACCGGCAGATCTGGACCGTATGCTTAACAGCATGAAAGCCAACGGCATGGTGCCTGACATGGTTGTTGTCGACTACGCAGATTTGATGCGTGCCAGTTATGACCTTCGTGATGATCGCGCCAACATTCGTAGTATCTACACCGATTTACGTGCTCTTTATGACAAGCATAACGTTGCTGGGATCACGGCATCGCAGACAAACCGTGAAGGTGGCGCGTCAGAAGTTGCCACAATGATGCACGCTGCCGACAACATCGAAAAAGTACGTATTGCTGACCTGGTAATAACGATCAACAAAACCGAAGAAGAAGAAGCGAAAGGAGAGGCTCGTCTCTACTTTGCTGGTTCACGTAACCAGCAGGGAGGGATCAGCATTCGCGTTAAACAAAACCTCGAACAAATGCGCTTCATTGAGCGAATCTTAGACGTTACCTAAAAAATAAGCGTGGAGAACACCTCCACGCTTGATTCATTGGTGAAACAACTTTTCTTTTGCCAAACCACAAAAGAAAAACACATGAGCCTTTATGTTATATCAACATTTAGATTGGTCACAATATTGCCTGTTAAAAGTGGAATTATCGTGAGCGAGCTGAAAGAGCTAATTGCCGAATTAGATTTTGAACAATGGTTGGATACTGAAGGTATCGTTTATCGACGTGGAGGCGTGAGTACTCGCGGTCGTGAAGTGAATATCAAGGAGTGTCCGGTATGCGGCAGCTCCAACTGGAAGGTATATTTCAATCTGACCAGTGGCGTCGGCAAATGCTTCGCTGGTGATCATCCCGAAGAGATTCAGTTCAATAAGCTGGTCTTCCTCAAGCACTACAGCGGTAAATCACGACGACAGTTCGAGGAATATGTGCAGAACGCTCTTCTTTCCCAGGGGTGGGCACCAAAGAAAGAAGAGCTAGTGCTTGCAAGCACAGTCGAGTTAGAGGGGCCAGTTGCACTCCCTCGTCATTACGAGCTTCCTATAGATGGCCGTCTTCCAGATTATCTGGTTGAACGAAACATATCACCTGAAATGGCAAAGTATTTTGACCTACGATACTGCGTCGAAGGCAAGCACGCTTATGTAGATCCGTATACAGATCAGGTAAAAGGGCAGATATTCGATATGCGAATACTGATACCGGTTTACGATCTGGATGGGGTAATGAAGACATTTCAGGGACGAGACATTACCGGTACAGCAGAACGCCGCTACCTCTTTCCTATGCAGCTTCCAGCTTCAGGTAAATTTCTCTACAACGGCCATAATGCAGTCGGCAAACAGACTGTAGTTGTCTGTGAGGGTGCGTTCGATGTTATGGGGGTCAAACGAGCTATTTTCGACGAAGAAACATTACGTGATTACGTGGAGCCAATAGGAACGTTCGGGATGCATCTATCTGGCAACACCACTCAGGATGCAGAAGATCAGTTGGGCGCGTTCCTGACGCTCAAGGCGCGTGGATTACGTAATGTGATCATGATGTGGGATAGTGAAAAGCAAGCTATACGCAACACGATGGCCGCAGCCAGGCGACTGACCAGTATCGGTCTTAATGTCAAAGTTGCGTGTTTGGGTGAGGAAGGACTCGACCCGGGCGGTGCAACGCCAGAACAAATTATCAAAGCCTATTATCGGGCAAAACCGTATACCAAACAGTTGGAGTTGCAAAGCAAGGTTTTGGGCATTAAGGCTCTATCATAACAATCACCTTTAAAATAAGTAGATGATTACTTATCTTTCTGTGAGAATACTTTCATCTGTTAGCTAGGAGTTGGTATGAAAGACGAAATTCAGAAATTAGCCTGCGACATCATTGATAAAACTGGTTTAGAAATCAGCGAGAGCAATCGACTAGACATCATTGAAAAAGCGGTAAAAACAGCAATGGATCATATCGCCACTCGTTTGGTCGAGATCCCGCTACCGGGGCTACCTTATCTGAAGGTTAAGTTACACGTATGGGGTGAACCTTCTTGTGCACGACGTTCTGCATTAGTTGTTTTTATTAGCAAAGAAAACCCGCTCAGTCTTAAAGTGCAGGTTGGAGCATGGCTTGATGGCAGAGTGATCTACACAAATACCGTTTTTTGTCTTTCAAACGACGAAACTATTGAAGCGGCCATTCAAGAAGCAGTTCTAGCAATGCGCAGCAGCGGTTTGATGAAGAATAACTACGAAGAGTACTTGCGTTCGATAAGTGGTGAAAAGACATTATCTCTGAAAGCAGATTTCGTTACCCCGAAAAATCTGTTGGAAGTCTTGCTTAATAAAGGGGCTAATGATGCCGTAAATGTAATCAGAGAGAGTGAGTATGCGTCTCTTTGCGACATGTGCAAAAGCCAGTTGGATCTGGTGCATATCGTTATTGATGCTGGGAAGGCATGTGATGGCGTAATGGCGGAATTTGCTTGGAAGGTGGTCAGGATTGCTAACGAATTACCGATGATAGAGCAAGAGGCTAAATCATACGCCACCAATCATGTCACAGAGCTTCTTGCCCCCTATCGCTTAGAAAGCAATCAGCGCAAGATGATTAGCTGGGGAAGTTGGTAATCTCTCCGCGCGTCGTTTTTTACGCAAATAACGATAGGTAAGTACAAGATTATTTATGGCGGTAGTTGTGAAAGCTGATTTGTCAAAAATCCCCTCTATTTCAGGAAATAATGGTTATTCACTTCGTTGTGAGGAAGTAAAGATAAACGGTGAGTCGGCATATTGCAGCTACTCCGTTTGCCAGCACACCATTCTTGCCTTCAAAGAAAACCGTCTTCCTCGAACTTCATTCCAGTCGTGCGCAACCGCTATCAAAGCAGGCAAATGCAAGGCGTTAAAAATGATGGTTGAAGAGATTCGTAAAGGAGAATCTCTGTATTTCGAAGATATGACCGCGCTCATTAAGGAGGTTGAAGAACGGAATAAACAAGCCAGAACTTTAAAACGAAAACGTGACAGTGTAACGATTAATAGCATGGTTAAGAAGAGCACCACATCACAAACAGCGATCACTGACGTGTATGCGGCGTTGCTTGAAGAAACAACAAAAGAAACACATGAGCAAATCGATCAACATATGGAGGTAAAACAACAATGAAAAAGTTGATCGCACTTAAGCATAAGCTGGACGAAATGAAAGCTATGGGAACCAATGCAAAAAAAGAGGCATTGGCCAACATGGATGACTTCGAGCAAAGCATGGTTTCATTGATGCTCAACCCTTTCATCCGTTTTGGGGTAAAGAAATACAAAGTGGCAGAGCCGCTTAGTGAGTCCATCCCAAGTGACGAAAAAGCCATTGATGTACTGAATAAGCTGGCCTCTCGCGAGCTAACGGGGAACGCAGCAATAGCAGCTGTTGAGTCTATCGTGGCGTCAATGTGCGCCGATGGGCAGGACGTGTTCCGTCGTTTCCTCTTAAAAGACCCGAAAGCAGGTGTTGGGATTAGCCTATGCAACAAGGTTTTTGAAAATCCCATTCCGAAATTCGAGGTGCAGCTGGCGTCACCGTATAAAGAAAAAGGCGACAAATACCCCTTCAAGCCAAATCCTAAAGCAAAATGGCCGATGATTGGCAGTCTTAAGCTCGATGGTTTGCGAGTAATTTGCGAGGTTATTGTTGACGAGGAAGAGGTTAACTTCCTTTCTCGTACTGGTAATCCAATCACGTCTCTCGATCACCTAAAGCCAGCAATGCTAGAATTAGGCAAACTTTCAGGCCACAAACACATCTTCTTCGATGGTGAAGGAACTGCCGGTTCATTTAACCAGTCCGTATCTGCATTGCGCAAAAAGAACGTGCAGGCAATTGGCGCTATTTATCATGTTTTCGACTTCTTCCTACCGGAATGGCGAGCACAGGCTAAATCCAAAGAGTATGCAAAGACAGGTATGAAGCTGAAAGAGCGCCTGGCTATGCTGGTGGCGTTGTTTAAAAACGATCGCAGTGAAGGCTACACACAAGACATTCACCTGCATCCGTTCTATATCATCCATAGCCACGAAGACTTCATCGAACGCTTCATGAAACGCCTGGACGATAACGAAGAAGGGGAGATGGGCAAAGATCCGAACTCTGTTTACGAGTTTAAACGTACCCGCAGCTGGTGGAAGTTAAAAGACGAAGATTCAGAAGATGGTGAAATTATCGATTTTGAGCCGGGCGACCCGGACTCTGGTTTTGCCAACACGCTTGGAAAAATAGTTATTCGTCTTGAAAACGGCGTCATCGTTCGTGCGAGCGGCATTAAGCATAAATATCTGGACGAGATCTGGAACAACAAAGAGAAGTACCGTGGTCGTATTGTCGAGGTTCATTGTCACGAGAAAACACCTGATGGCAGCTTACGCCACCCACGACTGAAATGGCCGCGTTGCTTACGCGATACCGAAGATCGAATCGGAGATAAAGAATGATCGTATTAAGTAAACGGGAGAAAGAAACGCTTCATGAAATAAGTAAGTGGCCGGAGTTCCCTCAGTACTGGAAGCCTAAAACGCGAGCTAATTTAGAGCGTTTAGGGTTGGTTGCAAACATTTCGGAAACGTGGTGCTCAGCCAACTACCAGTTAACTGATAAAGGGAAAGTATTGCTACAGCAATTAGTAGAATCAGGAGTGTTAAAATGATTCCATACATCTCATTAGCTTTTATTGGTGGCTTCCTTATCGGCTTCGGCATCTGTCGTGATTTAATTAAGCAGGAACTTAAAACCAAAACACTGTGCATCGGAAAGCGTGTGTATCGGGTAGTTCATGAAACAAAGGTTAGAAAATGAGCAATTTAACTTCTTGGGACTGGTGGTTGGCCACCTATTTCTTAGCGGTCGGAGTCGCATTCGCCTTTTACGTAGGTCAGTTAGTCGTAAAACTGTTGCTGATTAAATTTGCTAGTCATAAACGTATCGATGATGGTCTGTGGCGTCTTGGCACCCTGGTGGAAACTCGCTACGGGCAACTTAAGGAGAACGAAACCATTACTATCCAAGCGAAACGATTCACTGCCACCATCACAAGAACACCTAGTCGTAGAGTGGCCTTGATCAAAAAAGTCACAACCGAATAAAAACATATCGATAAGTATTTACTTACTTATCCTTTGTGTATAAGATGACTTTGTTTTCGTTGAGATGCGACTGTTTGAACTTAAATACAAGTGCAAACGAAGAAGTCTATCTGGCAGTAGCCTAATAAGCCAAACACCAGCGAGGTCAGTTTCCAGCCTCGTTACCGAAATGGGACACACTGAGCGAGTGTGATTGCAGAACGCAGGAGGGAACACTCATGTTCCCTCCGATGAAGTAACAGAATGGGCGGTCGGTATATTTTCAACTCCATATGACTCCCGGATTCTTAGCCACTGACCGCCCATTCTGTTACGTCATTTTGTTCAATTATGTCGTTTATACTGGGTTAAAAAGCGGCGACGTAGCCCGGCTGGTATGGTTAGCCAGCACACAACGTTGAGGCCATTACATTTTTATCAATTCTAAGGTTCTATTCACAGAGATACCGGCGAGCGTTGATATGTAACATGTTGGGCAAACATTCAATCGGAGTAGTGGCCTCAACGTTGTGAAGACAGGATTGTTGTGTAGGTTTAACCACTTTTCCACAACAAATGATTCCATACATCATATTGTATAAATTACAAAGTAGGTGCTGTCCTCAGAAACATCATCTACTTAAAGATTTTGCCTTCTATTGAGAGAAGTCGAAAGCGTCTGACACTAACGAAAAGTGCAAGTAGCGGTGCGTTTCCTGGCAGAAACTAACACCGCCGCGATTGGCACTGTTGAGTAATAAATACTGGCAGTGCCGAATTGATGGTGTAGCTCAGCGGTAGAGCAGTTGGCTGTTAACCAATTGGTCGGTGGTTCGAATCCACCCACCATCGCCAATTTAGGGGAGTTAGTCCGTAGAGGTAGCGGGGTAGACTGTAAATCTACTGTCATTGCGACTCGGGTGGTTCGACTCTATCACTCCCCACCAAATTGCCGATTTAGCTCAGTTGGTAGAGCAGTCGCTTTGTAAGCGAATGGTCATCGGTTCGATCCCGTTAATCGGCACCAACATAATATTGAGAACATTGGCGTAACGGGGTCATATCCCAATCTATGAATAAATGTTGCGTTGCCGCGTGACAACCAGTGTTCTCAACATTGTGGTGAATGCACAGGCTGATGTGCCGCAACTACAGTAGTGCGCGCTTTGCGGGGCTTGCTACAACCCTGTGTCGGAGATCAGCGCCGACCATCACAATTTGGCTCTCTTGCAACAGCATAACGCTGAAATATGTCCAACCTGGTGCGGCCTGTTCACCCGCCGTTAGCTCCACGAAACGGAGCGCACAACAGGTAAGAACATTTTCAGAGTTCGACTCTCTGAGTTGCCATTCGTGGTGGCACGCGAGACGTGAATGCTCTTTCCGTTGTGGTTGATGCGCAGACTGATGCGCGGAAAGAAATGCCCCAGCGACACACGAGGCGAGTTCACACACTGCAATGCAGTCAGTAGCCGGGGTCGCTAAGCCGGAGATCAGTACCGGTAACCACAACGACTGGAGAGTAGGGAGCATGGTGCTCAAGCGGTCTTGAAAACCGTCCCATTGCGCAAGCGATGATGGTTCGATTCCATTACTCTCCGCCAGACACAGCGTTGAGCGGTTTGGCCTTTTAATCAACTCGATTAAGACTCCGCTAACATAAACCAGACCGCTCAACGCTGTGTGTGAAATTCCACATATTTTACACATATCCATTTACGCAATTTTTATTGTTCTTTCATACATTACTCTTATATTTTATTGTCGTTTTTTAACTGCTAAAATCGATACGATTTTAGCTAAAGTTTATCGTTAAAGGAGTAACGATTATGTCATTCATTGACTATGATATTTTGTCAGCATCATCAAGCAAAGAGCTTAGAGAAAAACTTGCGGAGAAAATCGCAGAGGGTTGGCAACCTTTCGAGTCACCAAACATTGTTGAACCAAGTAAGGGCGGACCAAATGCGTACAATCAAGCAATTGTGCGATCTGGTGATTTATCACAATTGCCCACACCGGTATCAAATGAAGATGAAGAGCCTGACTATTATTATGTAGTTACTATCGCAGGTCAATCCAACTCAATGTCATACGGCGAAGGACTGCCTATGCCAAAAACTTTTGATCGGCCACATCCTCGCGTAAAACAGTTAGCTCGACGCAGCAATATTAAACCAGGTGGTTTTGCCTGTAAGTACAATGAAATAATTCCCGCTGATCACTGTCTTCATGATGTACAAGACATGACTAAATTCAAGCATCCAAAAGCAAACGACTCTGAATATGGATGTGTTGGTCAGGGACTACACATTGGCAAAAAACTATTACCATTCATTCCAGCAAACGCAGGTATTTTGCTCGTTCCTTGCGGAAGAGGTGGTTCTGGTTTCACTGTTACAGGCTCTGAAGGCCAATATTATGAAGAGTCAGGTGCAATCGAATCATCTTTAAAATGGGGATTAAATACTCCTTTGTATAAGGATATTGTAGCCAGAACAAAAGCGGCCTTAAGTAAAAACAAAAAGAATGTATTTCTTGGTGTTGTCTGGATGCAAGGCGAAGCTGATTTGGCAACTGGCAAGTACTCGCAGCATAACGAACTGTTCCTCAAGATGGTCGAAGGTTTCAGAAAAGAGCTATCTCAATACGACGCACAATGTGTTTTCGGAAGTGCTGCAAATGTACCCTGGATTTGTGGCGATACGACCCACTGGTGGAAAAACAAATATCCAAAACAGTACGAAATTGTTTATGGTGGTTATAAGGGAAAAACCTCACAAGCAATTTATTTCGTTCCATTCATGAAAGATGAGAATGATAATAACGTATTAACCAATAGCCCTACAGATGATCCAGACATCACATCTATTGGCTATTATGGTTCCGGTCATCGCAAGGATAATAAAACATGGACTTCCGAGAGTAGAGAGAGTCATTTTGGTTCATGGCAGCGACGCGGAATAATATCTGATCGTCTCGCAACTGCGCTGCTTGCACATTCAGCGAAATCATCTGCTTTTGTGAATGGCGTTACAGGTGAGATTATTAAACAAGAACAACCTACTCAACCTAAAAATGACAACATTGTCACAACTCCAACCCCGCGAACGGTTATTTCCTTAACTGGAGCTGGTGGTGATGTCGCTACTGAACAAGGATGGACTGTAACTGGTGCAAATATTCAGTCAGTTGAAAACGGAAAAGCAATTGCTTTAACTAAAGCGGTTTCCAACGAAACTTGGACGATCAGTAAAGCTACTGACATAGCACAGGCTCTTCTTGAGAATGGAGGTAAATTACTTTGTAAGTTTAAATTATCTGGAAACCCTGATCCAAAAAAAGCTAAGTTTGGCTTTGGTATATATTACAAAACCAGTAAACCTGTTGCTGACGATATATCATTCGACGGTACTGGGAGCCTGTTTCTGGCTAACTTCTTCCTTCAAACAATTGGAGGCAAGTTGAACATTATGATGCACAGGACAGGCAATAATCGAAATGTTCAGATAGACTCATATGGTGACTACGACAACAATTGGCACACTCTTGAGTTGCAATATGAGAAAGGCACAGGAACTGTAATTCCCGTTCTCGATGGCAAGGCGGGGAGTAAATTCAAGCTGGTTAAAGACAATATTGCTCTTGGTGATGAGGCTTTTGTTTTAACAGATATAACAAACAACCAAACTCATGATCTTGCTATCGAAACACTTACCATTAGCATCAACAACCCAACCTAACACAAAGTAACAGCCAGGCATGAAATTGCCTGGCTTCATATCGAATCAAATATTTAAAACTAGCTCTACAGAAAAAAATGATTCCATACTCTTTAGGTATGGAATCATTTTCCGCATGAAAGATTTTAGCTTGATTCCAAAAGAATCAATGCCTAATATACTGGTTACTTATACAGGTGATCAGCGTAACTAGGTGAATGCCAATAAATGAAAAATAGCTTTGACAGAGCACGCGCAGCAGAAAACACCTCAAAAGAGGCAATTGAGTATCTCGAAAGAGCATCTCAAATGCAGGCCATTATGATCTCACAGATCAACAATAACATGATATTCTCGGACGCATTCATGTTATTCACTCGCTTATCTCTGCTGATAACCAGACGTCGGCCAGAGATCGCTGTTCATTGTATTTTGATACATGTTTTGCCGCACATTGCTGATGTAAAAGTAAGTGACATTAATAGGTTCATGGTTAACCAACTGGTCAACCCTCTAATATTGGATGGCAAAATTGTTATGGGCCGCCGCGTTTTCTCTCTGATGAAGCAGTTCCTTAGCTGGTGCGCCTTCCAGGGGATGATAGACGTGTCACCGTTAAACGATATGTCACTAAACAAAGTTGCCGGTGGCGCAAAGCCCACACCTCGCGAGCGGAAGCTGACCGACGCAGAGGTATGGGTGTTCTGGAATATATGGGACTACTTCAATGTGTGCGCTGGTACAAAATGGGCGGCCAGGCTATGTCTTGTATCAGCAAGACGACCTGACGAAGTACTGAGGGCTAAAAAAAGTGAGTTCAATCTTAAGCGTGGAGTTTGGAATCAAGGCAAGAGAAACAAGTCAGCACGTGAGCATTCGCTACCTTTAAGCACATTAATGCGCACATGCATTGAAGAGTTGTTCGAATACGGTAAAGACAGCCAGTGGCTCGTGCCTTCGAATAAAAAAATCGGGAAAGACCTTCCTATGTCTAAAGTGGCAATAGCCCAGGCATTACGTCGTATTCTGGAACGACCAGAACTGATGGAGCTTGCGCCATTTACACCCCGAGATTTGCGCCGTACTGCGCGTAGTTACTTCCCAGCATTAGGCATAAGCCAGGAGGTATCACGCAAAATAATGAACCACAGTCTTGAGGGGATAGATCGGGTCTACGACCGGCACGATTATATGGACGAGATGCGAGACGCCTTAGAAAGTTTCTCAACGTACATCGCATCAATCGTAGAGCAACCGGATTTAGACGAAATTGACCACAAATTCAAGGGAGATCGTCTATCAACAGAGCTTATTCGTCTAAATTTTTCATAGAGACTTTATGGCCTCAACAACCTTTTGTGATGCGCCTTTCTCTTTACCGAATCGCTCGTTATATGCAGCAAGAACCTGTTTTTCGTCCTCGTTAAGAGGAGCGGTACCTTCTTTGTATAAAAATGCTGCGAGTTCAGGTTGGCGTTCTTCCAGCACCATCATCATAAGACGACTTGGCTCAATACCCAGCGCCAACGCCAGCGGACGAACCTTATCGATAGGCAAAGGAATTTTACCACTTTTAATTAAAGAAAGGTTGTTGGCATTTTTATAACCAATAAGTCTGGCTATTTGGGCCTGACTCATAGGTGAGGATTCAATCAGCCCTGCGATAAAAGCAGCATAGCGACTTTCTATAAATTCAATGTTTTTGTCAGACATTATTGCGACCTTTGCGCGTTAAACTCTCTGGTAAGTGCTTACCGATATTACATCAAAGGTTAGGGTTGTAAAGATATAATCATTTTTTCTACAGGCACAAATATTAACCAATCAGCATTCATTAATGGAGAAAAACGACTAATAACATGTAACAAAACTAACTCAGATATGATATAGATAAGTTCAATTATGATATAAGATTTAATAGTACTCCCTACCATATTTTAAGTTAGAATGGATTGATTGAATGAAAACAACTATTTCCAGCCTAATCACTCTTGAGATCGGACACGTTGAAAAATTAGCTGATGAATGTGTAGCTGACATTCTCACCGAATTACCAAATGAGCAGATTCAGGTTGGTATGCATGACGCAACAGCCTTTATATTCCTACTTAATAACAAACGCTTCACGCTTATCAATACCGGCTCTGGCTCTTTAGCCGTCAGAACCTGTTAACCCCTCTGCTACCTGCGCGAATGGCTTAGTTCCCTGTTCGCGCAGTGCTACATTAAACACACTAGTAAATAATTTGTTTTCATAACAAAGGATTAGCCATGTCTAAAAAACGTTCCATCAAAGAGGTTCAGGACTTCCGTGACAGTGTAAAACGAGTAGTCGCTCTCCTTTCAGGTAAAAACATCCCTGTTGCAGAACGAGGAGACGACGCTTATGTACGCTATAACGATGATGGAGAGCCAATTCTCGTAAACATCCCATCAATTCCGGATAACGCAACACCGGCATTGATGAATGCTGTGCGCGGATTTCTCGATCATGAGGTTGCTCACATTTTGTTTACCGATATTCGTGTCTCCAACAAAATGAGAGAAAAAGGACGCGTTCCTTCCCGGTCACTATGGAATGCATTAGAAGACGTGTTCATCGAGCGAAAAATGGGGCAGGTCTTTAACGGAACGAGACGTAATCTGATGGCAACTCAGCGCCTTATAATCGAAAAAGTCTTTAAACCAAAGGCTTCAGAGGCTATTGCTTATTGTGGCAAAGATCAGCGCGCGCTTTTTCTAAACTTCTTTCTCTGTCCGGTTGTAAGAGCCTGGGATGGCCAAGCACCGTTCGTAGATTTCATGGATGAATACTGGCCTGTCATTGAGAAACCAATTTCATTATTAAAAGAACATGGTATCGATGTGGCCGTGCGTAACATGTCTTGCACCGAGGATTGTGTAAAGGTGGCTGCGACCATAGCTAAGATCCTCAAAGACACTGAAAGTGAAAGCAAAGGTAAGGAGTCAGCTCCGGGAAAAACTTCCGATCCTTCAGACGCTGACCAGACGGATGCCTCTGGAGAAAACAATGAAGACAACGAAGATCATGAGACACCCTCAGCGTTAGATAATCACAAATCTATCGAATCAGAATCACACAGTAAGCACAAACATGATAATAACGACAGTGATGATTCAGATAATTCTGAATCATCAGAAACAATATTCGATGATACAGAAAATGATAAAGAGGTATCAGATTCTGATGCTTCTGATAACGCGGCGTCAGAATCATTAACCGCTGACCACGAAAAAAGAAAAACGACAGAAGACGGCTCTTCAGATATTCCAACTCCGTCAAAAATGAGTCTGGAAGAGGCTTTAGAGGAGCTGGATAGCATAGAAGATGAAGTCGGAGGCATGACAGAAGATGCTCTATCCGAAACGATTAAAAGCGAGTTAACAGAAAGCTCGAAAAGCGAATACAGGCCATACAATCGCTCATACGACTTCATCGGCTCGATTGATCAGGCAGAAGCCCATATCAAACGGCTTATTAAAACATTCTCCGATATTGATTTAGGAGGATATCCAATCAGCCGCTATCGCATCGTTCCTGAAGGCAACCAGCTCTTCGACAAATATATTGAAAAGCATCTTTCGTCAGGTGTTTCGTCGACGCTGGCAAAAGACCTGGAGCGAGCAATAGCAAGCAGAAACAGAGTTCAGTTTATACCGGGCCAGCGTCGGGGGCGCATTCATGGTTCTAGTATCTACAGATTAGCAATGAATGATGATCGCGTGTTTCGTAAAAAAGAAGAATCTAAAGCCGTTAACGCCTGTGTTCAACAAGTGATTGATTTATCAGGTTCAATGAGTGGTATAACGATACAATTGGCTCTTGCAAGTTCATATACCATCGCCGATGCCCTTGATCGAATAAATGTTCCCAACATTATCACCGGCTTCACTACATTTGGTAGTCATATGGCGGCAGGAGAACTTAAGGCTGTCAAGTATGAGTTCTCTCGCTTTGAATCTTTAATGCTACCTATCATCAAAAATTGGAATGAAAAGGTAAGTTCTCGCGAAGTTCGCTCACGTATGGGGTGCGTAGGCTACACATTCCCACTTCTTAATAACGTGGATGGTGAAAGCATAGCCAGCCTTGCATCGTTATTTTCCGGTCGCATGGAGGACAGGAAGATCATGCTTGTTCTGAGTGATGGCGCGCCGTGGGCTGTTGGGAGAGGTTTTGACGCTCATTTGCGTTCGGTTGCGAAGCAAATTGAAACGCAGACTGACATTGATTTGATGGCAATTGGCATCATGACTGACGCACCGGAGAGATTTTACTCAAATCATGCCCTGGTAACGAGCGTTGATAGTCTTGGTTCATCTGTAGTTACTGAACTATCTCGTATCATTTTGAAGTGATTAGAATAGCCTTAATGATAAGTAATCACTTACGATATTTGATGGTATATTTATATAAGAAGTTGAAAGCTCATTAGAAAACAAAGGAAAAACGCATGACTACTACTGCACTGCAAAATGAAAAAAATCCTTCTGATTACCTTGTTTGCAAGTGGTGCGGAAAATCATTTCACTATTTTAAGTCCCATGTAGCCAATGGTAATTGCGAGGGCATTCCTGAGTCAGTAAAAGATGCCGATCCTGACACCGTACTGAAAATGTACACAACACAGTTTCCAGATGAGCCAACGCTATCGAAAAAGGCACTTGATGCAATTCAAGCTAAACGTGCCGAGCAAAAAAGCGAAATGGCCAAATCTTCTGGCTTGACCAGTAGCCCTGGCTACACAGGCACAGTTGAGTACAAGACAGATCTGGTCGCAGCTCACGAACTGCTAAACGTAACGGTGGAAGAACTCGGAACAAAACGTGGGACGCCGCTCATGGTTAGCGTCAACGTCAATACGCCGTATCCAGAGTTCGTTCCCGAAGTGAAGAAAGGCTACGTATATGGCGACTTCGAACTGATCAAAGATATTTTCATGATGCTTGAACTTGGCATACCTGGCTATTTGTGGGGTCATGCAGGAACAGGCAAATCGTCATTGCCTACACAGCTATGTGCTTTGCTCAATCGTCCGTTGATCCGTGCCCAACATACAGCATCAATGGAAGAGGCACATGTTACGGGGCAAATTCTGGCGCGTGATGGCTCTACGTATTTCGAACCTGGCTTGCTTGCGCTCGCAATGAAGCATGGCTGGGTTTACCTCGCGGATGAATACGACTTTGCGTTTCCACAAATTCTTGGCGTGTATCAGCCAGTGCTGGAAGGTGAAGCGTTGGTCATCAAAGAGGCAACTCCAGAATGGCGTCGCATTACTCCGCATGAACGGTTTGCTTTCATTGGCACTGGCAACACGAACGGATCTGGTGATGAAACCGGCTTGTACCAGGGTACAAACATCCAGAACGCCGCGAACTTTTCGCGTTTTGGCATCGTTTCGAATGTGAAATACATGAGCAAAGACGCAGAGATCAACATGTTGACAAATGCAGGCATCGTGGATGAATACGCTGAAAAGATGGTTAAGTTTGCCGGTATCGTTCGCGATGGATACGAAGAACACAATATCAGCCAACCGATTGGGCCTCGTGAGCTTTTGTTGTCGGCCAAGATTGGAATGATGCGAGGCGATTTTGTGACAGGTATTGAGCGTTCTTTCATTAACAAACTCCCTTCAGCTTCTGCACAAGCGGCTCGTGAAGTTGTTCAAAAAATATTTGGTTGATCGTGCGTAAAGGATGTTTCGGCTCTCTTATCGCTGCTTCTGAAACTGGTAAGGCTTGTCTGGAGTGTCCAGACAAGCCTTATTGTCACCAATCAGCAAAAGAAGTTGCGATTTCGATGCATGGGAAGTTCGTAGGCTTCCCAAATGACAAAATCAAAAAAACCAGAAAGGTAAAAACACATGAAGGCACTGATGGTTCGAACTGACTTCTCACTTGGGGAGTCGGCTCTAAAAGCAGAAAACGCGGTGAAGATTGCCAGAGAAGCTGGCTACACCGCTGTAATTTCAGCAGATAGCATGAATATTGCGAGTGTTATTCCACTACAACGTGCCGCTGGTGACGACATGGCGGTTATTTGTGGTGTGAAACTAAACATCGTTGATGATCCCACATACGAGCACCGGGATAAACTTGCTAAAGAATCTAAGGGATGTATGGAATCATTAGAGCGAGGACGTAACTACTCGTTTACCGCTCTAATTAAAAATGAGCAAGGATATCGCGACATCTGCGAACTAATGACGGTGGCCAACACACGAGAACAGTTCTACTTTGTACCGCGTCTCTCGCTCGAACAGTTGGTTTCTACATATGCCAAAGGCAACATCATCCTGCTCACTTCCGACATCGGTAGCGTGTTCCAACGCAACGATTTTGCAAAAATCATAAGCACACTGATTACACCGGGTGGAAAAGACAACTTCTATAGTGTGGTTTATCCGCACCCTACCCCATTCTACGACCAGATTAACGTCCGGGCGATGAAAGTCGCCAGCGCATTGAAAATAGAGCCAGTGGCGTTCTATCCCGCTTATTACGAATCGATCGACGATGCAGACATTAAAGACATTGCGCACATGGTTACGAACAACATAAAAATCGACCAGCCGCATCGTCTGCGTATCCCCCACCAGCGAGATAACGCCGTCAATGGTCGCCGCCATCTCCTTGAGGCGCTTAAAGCCTTCTCCGTTCGCATGGATGTGCCGGTAACAGCTGCAATGGCCTCAACAACGCAGGATACCATTATCGATGCCTGCACATGGCGCTGGCATGAATTGCCACCAGCACTGCCCAAGATGGCAGACGACGAACCTGCAACGCTGATGAAACTGGCTGTTGCAGGGCTGCGTAAACGTCTTACCACAAAAGAGTTTGGATACACACCACCTGCTTCTGAGAACAGGGTTTATGTTGAGCGGCTAAAGTACGAAATGGACACGCTGACTCGCCTGGGATTCTGTGGTTACTTCCTGATGGTGCGCGATCTGATGAATCATAGTCGTGAAACTGGCATTCCTGTCGGGCCTGGTCGTGGTTCCTCCGCTGGATCTCTGGTGGCATGGTGCATAGGCATAACCAACGTCGACCCAATCCGTCACGGTCTTCTGTTTGAACGTTTCATCAACCCTGAGCGTCTCGACTTGCCGGATGCGGATTTGGACTTCAGCCAGGCACGTCGCCATGAAGTGATCGAGTATCTGAATGAACGCTACGGCGAAGATTACGTTGCAGGCATTCCGAACTTCACCTACCTGGGCGCAGCCTCTGCACTACGTGATACCGCTCGTATTTATGGTGTGGAGTCCGCAGATATGGCGGTATCAAAAGAACTGAAGAACGTCGAGGATGATAGCCTTCCATTGGAAGAGCTGCGCGAACAACTGGCAAGTCTCGACAAATACGCAACAAAATATCCTGATGCATTCAATGCAGCCTGCAAGTTACAAAGCCTTATGCGTGGCTTTGGTAGACATGCGGCAGGGATGATCGTAGCAGGTGTTCCTCTGACAGAACGTACACCGGTTGAGCGCCGTGGTGACGCGCGTTGTATCGCATTTGACAAGCGTTACTGCGAGGCTATGGGCCTAATTAAGCTGGACGTGCTTGGCCTGGCAACTCTCGATTTGCTCGATAGTGCAAAACGCTACATTAAAGAGAACACAGGTGAAGATATCAATCTTGATACCATTTCTCTTGAAGATCGCAAGGTGCTGGATGGTTTTGCTGCTGGGTACACTCAAGGTGTTTTCCAGCTTGAATCAGGCCCAATGCGCAAGCTGCTTAAAGATCTGGGCGGTGGCATTGAGCCAATGAGCTTTAAAACCGTTGTCGCCACGACTGCGCTCTTCCGGCCGGGACCAATTCAGTCAGGCATGTTGGATGATTATGTTTCTGTCGCCAAAGGCTTTATGACGCCGGAATCATTACACCCCGTTCTTGATGAACTTACCGCAGAAACAAATGGCGTGATTCTCTATCAGGAACAGACGATGAACGCGACTCGATTGCTTGCTGGCTTCACAATGGCTGAAGCTGACGGCGTTCGTAAAGCGATAGGCAAAAAAGACATGGAAAAAATGAAGAGCATGGGCGAGAAGTTCATCGTTCAGGCTCAAGCTGGCTGGATAGACGTTGAGCTGGAAGATGGCACTACACAGCGCATTCACCGTGCGGAACATTTTAAATGCGAAGACGGAACTATGAAAACTGTCGAAGAGGCACTTGAGTACGGCGCAAAACTACCTATAAACGCAGTACGCGTTACAGCGTCACATCCAGGGCTATCAGAGATGAAAGCGAAGGAGATCTGGACCGCATTCGAAAAGAATGGTGCCTACCAGTTCAACAAATCACACTCTGTTGCTTACTCCTTAATCAGTTATCAATCTATGTGGTTGAAAACTCATTATCCCGCAGAGTTTTTCGCTGCTGCTCTCACTATTCTTGGCGAAGATAAACACCAGGGGCTGGTTAAAGATGCGCTGACCTATGGTATTCGCGTATTGCCACCAGACGTTAACGTGTCATCTAACCGAATTGAGATCCGCACGCTTGAAGATGGCAGCCAGGTGCTGTATGCGCCCTTCTCTGCTGTGAAAGGTTGTTCTGAGAATGGCTGCCAGGCCATCATGAGAGCGCGAGAAAAAGTTGGCGGCAAATTCGAGTCACTGGCGCAATTCGAAGAAGCTGTCGAGAAACGTGCCTGTAATAGTCGAGTGCGCGAATCACTGCAAAAAGTAGGGGCGTTTGCATCCATCGAGCCAGGCAGTCTGCCAGCAACTGATCCAGAACGTCTCCGCGACCAAGCGGAATTGATGGGAAATCTTGTCATAGACGCAGTTAAAGCCTCACGTCCGTTTGAGATGAACTCCAAACGTTCGGCTGAAATTAACGTACTTATGACGCGGATGGCGGCTGAAATGGGCTTAGGTGATGAACTAATCCGCCCCAGCATTGGTATTAAGCCGAAAATCATGATCATTCTGGACAATGCAAACGGCAATGATGCTCGAACCGGTTACTTCATGGAGAACGGATACGACGATTTTAAGGCCAAGCTGTTGACGGCTGGAGATTTGCGCATGGGCGATCTCTATGTCACAGGCGTTTGCAAAAAGGTGAAAGACAAAGAAAAGGACTACACCAAAGACGAGATCGGCCAGTTCACCGACTTTATGCGTGAAGAGATCAATCTGGTACGTCCGACCTATGTGCTGACGTGTGGCAGTCGGGCAACGGCATTGTTTAACAACAAAAACAAGCCATCCGATTTAGTCGGTAGGAAGGAGTATCTTCCAGACCTTGACGTTACAGTCTTTTACGGGTTTAACCCCAACATTCTTTACTTCAGACCTGAAGAGGGAGAACGACTAGAAGCGATATTAGCCGACGTAGCAGAAACTATTAAGTCGTGATCCAATAAACATGGCCTCTATGGCCATGTTTTCTCTTATCCCCTCATATCCCCTATCCTCGAACTCCTTGCCTTATCATCACAATGATATAATCAATATAAGATGATAAGTAAAAAGGAAAGCACATGATCACCGATATTTACGAGAAAATAATGTCTGATCTCGAGTTTGACCGAGACAATCTGGAGGAAGTCTGGCGTAGACAACCCCGCCTTTTAATGGAGTATGGCTCAAAACTCGCTCATGCAGAAAGAAGTGTCGCAGAGGCAAAACTTAACCTTGAAGCTGTTGAAGCAAAGCTATACGACACAGAGCGTAAGAACTTGAGTATGAACGGCATTAAGTTCAACGAGTCTGTACTGGACGCTAAGGTTAAAACGAACCCACAGTATCTATCTAAACGTCAGAAGTTGGATGACGCACGGCACATAGCAGACATATACAAACATGCTGTCGCCGCCTTTTCGCATCGCCGAGACATGATCGTTCAGGCGTCAAAGATGGCCATCGTTGAATTAGAGCGATTAGGCTCTGAACGCTTTATTACTCCCCGTTGATTTTTGATAGATAATAAGTAAGTACTGATCTATCATTTAACAGCTCGAAAGAGCCACGAATGAACGAAAGCCCAACGCGCATAGCGCCATCGGCCAAATCACAACAAGGAGAAACACATGTCTAAGACATTACTTGATTTGCTTAACAAAACTCGTGAAGACATTGCCGCCAAACGTGGCAACAACGTTGATCTGACTCGCTTAAAAGACGGCGTCAACTATATCCGCATCTTCCCGAATAAAGACGACCCAAACGGTAAGTTCTTCCAGACTTTCGGTATGCACTACGTTAAGTATCAGAACGAGGAAGGTAAAGAAGCAACCAACGCTTATATTTGTGAGCAACATACTCACGGTCGCGCTTGTCAGCTATGCGAAATGGTGATGGAAGGTCGCGCTCGTCACAAGGGTAACAAAGCAATGGAAGAACGCATCGGTCAAATGCGTGCCACTCCTCGCTACCTGGTCAACGGCATTCTTTCTGCTCGTGAGGATTTCGCAGATGCTGAGAAATGCCAATTAATCGAGCTGCCGTCTACTGTATTCGATGATATCTGCAAAGCAATCACCGAAGACATCGCTGATGATATCGGCAATCCACTGAGCAAAGAGGAAGGCTACGCATTCCTGATTAAACGTACTGGCTCTGGTCGCGATACCAAATATGACGTCTCGCCTAAGCGTAAAGTCTACAAAGGCGATATCGAAGATAAATTCTGGAACACCCAGCATGATCTGATCGCATACGCAAATCAGGCTGATGAAACTCGTCTTCTGTCGACAGTTCGCACTATGGGTCGTCTGATTGGCATCGCTGCACCAACTGCCGCAGCATCTGCACCAGCAATTTCCTCAACCGCGAAAACATCGGCTGCGGCACTACCTGGATTTGGCTCTGTCACTGGTCATACAGAAGGAGCGACGGCTGTAGCAACCGCGCACACACCGGCTTCTGAACCAACCAGTCTGGTTGATGAAGAAATCCTCCGTGCCGTTGAAACTGAATTTAAACCAGAGGCAAGTTCCGCTGCCGTTGCCGTATCAGTCAAAGAGTCTGAAGCAGTCGCAGCGACATCTGTAGCAGCCGCATCTGCGACGGAAGATGAAGGTCTGGATGACCTACTGAGAGAGCTGGACTCTCTGTAATCCCATTACGTGACCAGTAAGGCGTCTACGGACGCCTTACTTTTTGGAAGGAATGTACCGGTGAATTATCTCTTCGTAGATGGCAATAGCCTGGGTTATTACCACCAACAATCTGACAAATTGCACAACGGCGAAATGGAAGTACAGGCTGCTTTCGGCTTTGTTAAGAACGTCCGTCGTTATGCCTCCATCCTCCATGCCCGACCTATGATTCTTTGGGATGGATTTAGTGACAAGCGTCGCGACTTTTACCCGGACTACAAAGCAAATCGCGACGACGATCCTGATATGAAAAAGATGAAGGAAGGCTTTGCTATCCAGAAGCCATACATCCTCAAAATGATGACCGCGCTTGGAGTTACCCAACTCATTGCAAAAGATGCAGAAGCGGATGATCTGGCCGGGCTGCTGGTAGCCAGCATTGCACCGCAGCCAATTGTTGAACACATCTATCTGTTAACAGGCGATAGCGACTGGCTTCAGTTAGTTCGCGAAAACGTAAGCTGGGTAAGCCTGCGCGAAGACGCCAAAAACAAGCAGGTTAATTTTGAGCAATTTGCGGAGCTGACAGGATTCGCTACTCCTCGCGCATTTTTGGAAGCAAAAGCATTACAAGGCGATAAATCGGACAACATTAGCGGTGTTGGTGGCATTGGTGCTGGCGGTGCGAAAGAGCTGCTGCATGAATGGGGAAGTGTCGCAACGATGGTACGCGGCATCAACGACGGCTCAATCGTGGTTGACAAAGGACGCCATAAGACCGCCTTCAACAAACTAGCGAAGAATGCCTTCAACGAGAAAACAGGCTGTCGAATGCTCGAAGCGTTCAAGAGAAACATCACGCTAATGAACCTGATTGAGACGAAGTTTCCGCCTACCGAAATCGAAACAATCAAAGGCAATCGTGACGTGAAAGCATTCGAGCAACTGTGCTACGAGCTGAATTTCCGTTCGTTCCTTGAAGACCTTGAAGTGTTTGTTCTTCCATTCGAAAGGTATTGCTAATGCTTAAATCGATTATTAATGGCGCTACAACCACCCCTACCCAACTGGCAAAAGAGATTGTCTTTTATCACGGTGAGTACGCTGTCATCGCACTGCCGTCAATTCTAGGCGCTGCCGGAATGAAAGCGACAGATCGCGAGTTTGGATTAGTCAGCGAGCAGGTCGTAAAAATCCTCGCTCGTGTATCCAGACTCCTTAACCACGATGCGATTGTATTCGACGAATCCGCCGCTTTAAAACGAATCAACGAAACAAAAGGAGCCTGATCATGGCAAAAGGAAAATCCGCACTGGCACTTGCTCTGAAAAAGAAAATCGGTAGCAACGACGAAATTCAGAAAGTAACTCATTGGATTGACACAGGATTTCCTCCGTTAAACAAAGCGATTTCCGGTCGTTACGATGGCGGTTTCCCATGTGGTCGTATCGTAGAAGTATTCGGGCCACCAAGCGCGGGGAAAACCTTTTTGGCAACGGCAGCAATGATCTCCGCACAGAAACAAGATGGTCTGGCGGTATTCCTCGATCATGAGAACAGTTTTGACGTTGGCCTGGCTGTAGCCAATGGTTTGAATGCAGATGAGGATGACGGTCAGTGGGTATACAAGCAGCCTGATACCTTCGAAGACTCTGTAGAGTTGATCGGCACAATTCTTAAATTGGTACGTGATGAAGAGCTTATTCCTGAATCAGCACCTATCTGTATCGTGGCTGACTCACTTGCGTCTATGGTTCCGAACTCCAAAGCCGAGAAGTTCGAAAAGATGGCTGAAGGCACTGCCAAAGACAAAGATCAGCTAAACATGAACGACAATACGGCACTGGCTCGTGCGACAAGTGCGAACTTCCCTACTCTGGCTTTGTGGGCACGCAAATACAACGCCTGCATCATCTTCTTGAATCAGGTTCGCACAAAAATCGGTGTAATGTTTGGCGACCCTACTACGTCTCCAGGTGGAGATTCACCGAAGTTCTACGCTTCTGTACGTATCCGTCTTGGTGCATCGGTGATGAAGGATGGTAAAGAGAAGATCGGCCAGGACGTAGGCGCAGAATGCATCAAAAACAAAGTTGCACCACCGTATGGCAAATGCACCTGGAAATTCTACTTCGATCCTACTCGTGGCCTCGACGTTATCGAATCGCTCGTCGAGTACATGCTGGAAGAAGGATACCTGCCAAAGAACGCCAGCGGGCGAGTTGAAATTGGTGACAAGAAATACACCAAATCGCAGATCGTCGAGATGTATCGGGAGAAGCCACTGGCTGAAATCATTGCGGCTTTGCAGGCAATCGACGACCGAAGAGCAAAAGACAACCCCACCGAGTCAGTAGAAGAGTAAACACAAGGCGTCCACAGGACGCCTTTTTTATCTCTTGAAAATATATAAGTACTTACTTATTATTTTCGCATAACAACCACATAGGAAAACACATGATCAAAATCTATCTATTGGCAGTAGCCACAGGCGTTTCAGTGGCTCTCATCTACGGTTTACTGGTTCCGTCGCTGATTTCTACCAAGAGTGATTTAGCCGTCATGTTTGGAGTTATCGTTGGTTTTGGTGCTCCTGTAATCGGTCTTATTGCTGGTCGTAAGTTTATCAACTCATTAATCAAAGCAAAGGGGAAATAAGTAATGAAGAAAGGTTTACTTGCAGTTGCTCTGGCGGCTATTTGCACAATGGGTCTTACTGGCTGTGATCGCGTGGAGCCTGGATACGTTGGCATCAAAGTAAACAAATTAGGTGAAGACAAAGGGATCGGTGAAGTGGTTGGCGTTGGTCGCCAATGGACAGGTCTTAACACCGAACTTTACGTATTCCCGACCTTCAAACAAATGAAGACCTACGACGAACCGTTCACATTCCAGATGAGTGACGGTACTGCTATTGGTCACAAAATTGGCGTTGCGTATCTGGTTAATCGTGACAAGGTAACGACGGTGTTCCAGACCTATCGCAAAGGCGTAGACGATATCACCGAATCAGATCTGCGTCAGAAAATTGCCGACTCTCTAAACCGTTTGGCCAGCCGTATGACCACTGACTCATTTATCGACGGTGGTAAGGCGCAATTGCTGGACAACGCACTGAAAGATATTCAGAAAGAGATGTCTCCGGTTGGTATTGAGGTACTGAGCCTGTCATGGGTTGGAAAGCCTGATTACCCAAAAACCGTCATTGAATCTATCAACGCCAAAGTAACGGCTAACCAGCGTACTCTGCAACGTCAGCAGGAAGTTGAACAACGTAAAGCTGAGGCGAATATGCTACGTGAACAGGCTAATGGTGAAGCTGATGCTATCCGTGCTCGTGCGCAAGCAGAAGCAGACGCCATTCGTCTGCGCGGTGAAGCTCTGCGTCAAAACCCGAACGTTATGGAACTGGAAGCCATCAATAAATGGAATGGCCAGTTACCGCAGTACATGACTCAAGGGGCTAACACTCCTTTCATTACAGTGAAATAACTCTCATTAAGAAGATCAGGCGTCCAGTTGGACGCCGTTTTATTCTCGTTATTATCACACACAAGAAAACAATTTGTTAAAAGGTTAAGTTAATTATGCCCAACCACATTACAAACGAAATCCGAGTCATAGGTGGTACAAATAAACAACGCTTAGATTTCATACGTGCCATAACTAACAAAAAAGGTCTAATTGACTTTAATACCATTTGCAGACGTCCGAAAAGTATAGAAATGGAAGAAAACAATCATATCAGGCGCATGGCCTCTGCAATGGCGGGCGAAACAGTTTACGACCACATGTTCGGTGAATTAAAGACTCCAGAACAGGTCGAATTAGCTATGCGTGAATCAGGAATGACACGCAAGGAAATTCGCAAAATCAAAGAGCAGGCTCTTATGCGGCTTGAGAATTATCGTCGCTATGGCTATTACTCATGGTTTGACTGGTCGCGAGCTAATTGGGGAACAAAATGGAATGCCTACAACATCGAAATGCCCGTAAAACGTATCCCTACACGTATTAAGTACGGCCATAATTTCCGCCATACACACGTTCGAGCATATGCAAAACGAATCTATAAAAAACGTCTTGCAAGACATGCCGCAACTGGTGGTGAGTTGGTGATTCGCTTTGAAACAGCCTGGTCTATGCCAAAACCAATTTATCAAGCGATGGCTAGAAAGTTCCCGCACCTTGAGTTTGTAATACGTTATGCAGACGAAGACTTCGGCAATAACTGCGGATTCATTTTACTTCGCAACGGCAAATGGGAATATGACTACATTGCACCGGCGAATAACAAACAATCGTCAGAAGAAAAAATCAAATGGCGCAAGTTCGCCTTTGAGTTATGTTGTCCTGGTATCACTCCACAAGAATACGGTCTAAATGAAGAATACGAATACGCCGGATATTAAAAAAAATTGTCATTTAGCTTTACGCATGAAGCATAGAGGTTAATAAGATGAAAAGAAAAATTGAAGAACCAAAAACGACCCTTAATAAACATGGGGAAAAAATTCAAACACATCCAGCGTTCGGTCTTGTGAAAACAAGCCGTGTTAGCACAACTGGCATTCGCCTATTTGATTCAGAACTGGAACATAGAGACTATATTGAAATAGGCGTTTACGAGGCGGAACTGTCCTTAGACAATGAACGAACCCGCCCACAAAGAAGTTGCAATAGACGGCCTTTAGTTGAAATTAGACTTAGCCAGGCACAATGGGCTGCTATGGTTAGCAGTTTTGGAGTGGGCGAAGGTGTGCCATGCACTATTTCATATAAAACCATTGGAGACTCAATTAGAGTTCATGATATTGCCGAGCAAAAAAGTATTCGGCAAAAATTCAACGATCAAATAAAGGCCGCTACGAATAGTGAGATTGATCGACTTAATCAGCAAGTTTCAGAGCTAGGTGAACTTGTGAAAAAAGGAAGAGCTGGAAAACGTGACCTTGAAGAACTATATAGAAAACTAGCATCTGCTGTAGCTAACCTTCCTGAAAATCTGTGCTTTGCTACCGAATTAATGCAGGAACAAATGGATGAAATTGTCTCATCTGGAAAGGCGGAGATTGAGGCGTATGTTGCGGGCACGGTTATGCGTAAAGGGTTAGCAGCATTAGGCACAGAATCATGCATTAACGATGATCCTACTGTCTCTATCACCAAAATGGAAAGCGGTAAAGAATTACTGCCATAAATGCATCTGAGGTACTGACAATGCTTTTAATTCAACCTGGGTTCGGTTTAAAGATAAAAAAAGGGCATATGTTTGGTGAGCGAGATTCCAAACGAAAAATTCTGTCTATTCGATTACCATTTATCACCATTCATTGGTTAAACAGAGAGTCAACCGATTATTGGTATAAATGCGCAAGAGCAGCATTTAACGACCCTGACTGGTTTGTAGAAAATCACCACGCGGTTCGTCAGGCAAAAAGAAAGGCTAATACGACATATATGAAGGCATATCAGGATGCCTGGGAAGAACATCGTGGCCGATACCAAAAAAACATTGAAAAACTTGAATCAGAAAATATGGACCTAAGAAGAAAACTCGGTGAAGCACGTCGAGACATCGAAGCATATAAACGTCTTGTATCGGAGTGAATATATCTTTGCTTTATTTTTTCAAAGGTGATTATTTTCCTATTTATAAGGAGAAGTAAACATGGCAGCAATTAAGAAACTCTACGATGCCGCAAACGTGGCTCTGGATGTTATTGATGATGAAGTAGCAAAAGGCTTTCCTGAACCTGATTGGGCGCATCAGCTACGAAACGCTATCGCAGAAATGACCCCACCAGATCCAACCCCCGACGAGACAGACTGGCAGCGATTCATCCGTATGTACGCTCAGGAAATAGGTCCAACGCCAACGGCAGAGCAGGCAATGCTGCTGAAATACTTCAAAGAGGCGGGAGAGGATTTACCAATTGATGACTCAGCATATTGGTTCCACTGCGCATGGCGTAAGTATGACGTGATATTCACACAAGGCATGGGAAGCAAAGATATGGTTGTGTGGCATCTACTCCATATAGACACAGCCGTTGACAGAGTTATTGAACAGTTTTTCCCTAACCAAGAAGATTGATCGCCTATTCATAACTAACAAAATAAGTAAACACTAACCACAAAAGGAAAAACACATGAGAGTTTTAGTTCGAATCGTTACCAGCACTGTCTATGACGTGTTTCCGCTTTTTATGGTCAAAGTCGATGGCCTTAACGATGAAGAAACTGACGCGCTGATCCAGCGTACTCTTGTTGAATATACAGGTCATGACGCTGATTCAGTGATGGTTGATGATGATGGTGTTTGTTGGCATAACGGCAACTGTTGGTACGTAGAAGAGACTCAACAAATCAGTAATGAAGATGCTGAACATCTTGAGCGTATTTTAAGCATCAGCACTTTTGAGTGAGTTTACAGTAAAGTTTATATAAGTTAGTATCTACCTATCATGAAGATTTTTATTGAATACTTGTTACTCATCGTTTCAATAGCTTTTGTCATCGACTGCATTTTCACTGGTGTCATTCGTAAAGTCTTTTCCCCGGTGCACGACGTAGTCATAAACGCTTTGGCTATCGTGCTCGTATTTAATTCAGCATTTGATGTAATCAAAGAGGTGGCAGCATGAAGACCATCCCATTCGCGCTGTTGTTTCTTTCTTCGATCGTTGTGGCCGACACCACTGTTTATCAGTGTGAAATGTCTGTAGCCGACGTTAAGAATGGCGCTCTTACCGACGTCATAAAAGCACCATATGGAGCGATGGTCGTAGACAGCGGCGACCAGTTCTATGTTGTGCGTGACGATCGAGTGTTGTCATCCCCATATCTCACAAATCGTAATGGCAAATTAACCGGCGTCGGAGAAGACCACTTCGTATACAACAAATACAAGGGCTTCTATGGCGTTCACGCTTCTCAGCAAAGCTACCTTTTCGATGACTGCAAGGAGGTTGGGTAATGGCATTAACACTGGCAGGTCTGGAAATCGAGAAAACAAGCGGCTACTGGCGTGCTAAGGGTTTCAAGCAGCCTGGCATTCTTGAGCGTCTGGAACGTGAAGATGGGTATATCGTCCACCAGCGGCGTGAATGGCGTATGTACGATCCAGAAACAGGAAAACTGACTACAAAAGCCGGTACACTTTGGGGTCTGTTAAAGAAAATACACTAAATGCAAACTGACTGCGGCACGTTCCGCAGTCATATTTCATAGTCGTCACCGCTGACAGCATACACAATCAACTACCGCTGATAGCATATCGAGAGTCTATCTCACCGCTCACAGCATACTTTACTCGATTTTTTACCGCTGACAGCATACTTAAGACATTGCATGAATAATGTGTACCGGTATGGGTATAACCAGAACAAAATTACCGCTGGCAGCATACGAATGTCTGACATATGCCATTAATTACCGCTGATAGCATATCCAAACAAAAATTCCTCAATAAAACACCGCTGACAGCATACGTTCTATCAGGGAGTAGCAGGCAATAAATGCCTTTCACTACAAGCAATCAGCGCAATAGCAATAGAATGTTAGTGAGCGCAAACCTATATGGAATGCACTCTTCGAGGTTAGTAACCACTGGGGAGGTATGACAGAGCATTGAGTGGTGATAGATGATTTACCGCTCACAGCATACGTTCATCTCACTATACCGCTGGTAGCATATCTTTAACCGTTCACAGCATACTTTTCAGAAAAATAGCCGCTGATAGCATACATTTCACCGCTGACAGCATATCAAAGCAGTTTGAGACTATTGGAAAGGATCTCAATCATCTTGATATTTTCAGGCGTCAAATTCTGCGAAAGTTCGGTTATCTTGTTGATAATGTTCTGTTTGGCATCAATTTCCCCAGCTTTCTCATCTGGTTTTTTGGGTTCGATGTCTTCAGGTTTTGGCGGTGCGACTTTGAGTTTTGGATTGCGGCTGTGAATCTGGATATAGATCGACCGCCCACGCTTAATCTCGCTGTATTCGAGATAGCCCAAATCTTGGAGAGCTTTTAAGCCGTTACGTATAGTCTGATTCTGCGAGCTGACATTCCTGCTACTCAAATTGAGTCGCGCACGCAATCGAGCAAGCGATACCGGCGCAGGCTTGGTTGGAAGACTTTCGATGAAGGTGTACAGAGCCTGTGCTGTTTCTTTGCGTGGTAGCTTATTGATAACCTTTAACTGCAAAAGAACCTTATGGTCAAAGCGATATAGTTCGGCCAGCTTCGGTTCTGCATAGAACACCACCGTATCTTTCTGCTCGTTGTAGTCCACGCTATTGATGAGGTGCACCATCAGAAGCGAGATCTTGTTAGAGCCGTCGACGTTCTTTTCTTCATACGTTCTCTGGAAAGACAGAGTTGTACGCATGATCTTCAAAAGACTGTTTGTAAGCCGGTCGCGGAGTGTTTTGCGGATCTGTGACGATGGATAGCCACAAAACTTAGCAAATTTCGTGATGCTTAACTCGACACGACCGTTAGGTTCGCCGTATTCTGCCAGCGAACGCACAACGCCCACCCACGTTTTGAAATCATGATCCATGTCGAGACGAGGACCGGTTATCTTGATATCGGAATAGCCTTCAGAACGGGCTACTTCGAGCTGGACAAGCTCCTTTGAAGCATCGATCTCATTTGGCTTGTTACGTTTACTGTATTTTGTTCCCTTAAGCGTGGGGACGAACAACCCCAGTCGCATCAACGCAATTGGTTGGACTGTATTGTTGCTATTAGGGACAAGTTCCCCTGTGTACAATTCAAGGGAACCTTCTTCAAAGTTGTCGATGTTATCTTCTACTTCTTTGTTATTTTTACCTTTTTTATTTTTTGTGGACAT